ATATATAAATATTTTAATATTTTGTTTATTTTATGATTCCTGCTCTGTATTTTAATTGTCTCATCATATAGTTATTAACTATTGATTCTTTTAAAAGTTCTTCAGGAGAAAAAGTTTTTATATTATAATCTTGGTCAGTAATTTGTATAGTGTCAAAGTCGTCAGATTTTAATTGGACACTATTTTTTCCATGAATTTGTCGCGTAAGTATATTTTCTGGTATTTTTTCTTTATTTTTAAAAAATTCTACTGCTTTAATGTTATCTTTAATAGTATTTCCATTTTCATCCATAATTACCCATACATCTTCAGGATATCCTTGCTTATTTCGTGGTGAATCTTTTTTATTACGGGTTATAAGATATGGTTTATTATTTAACTCAAACACGATTGGATATCCCATAAAGAAATTAGAATATTTTTCTATATTACTTTTATCATTTTTTAAATTATTATACAAATCATTAAGTTTTTTTCTTTCTTCTGGGGATAGATTTGTATATGATTCTTGGCTAATAGAGGGTAAAGTAATAAATAATTCTGAAGCATTAGTAGAATCATCATTAGCTGATGATTCATCATATATTGCGTCTCTAAAAGCTAAGGAGTAGGTATCATATAAATCCCTTTGTTCTTTAGTCATATATTTTCTAGCTTCAGGAGGTAATTCAACACTAAATTGTCCAACCTTATCTTGAACAAAATCCCTAGCACCATCTTCACCAAAATATTTTTCAATTAGACTGAATGATAGTTCATTTTCAAATGTTTTTAAATATTCTTTTTTTTCATCATTATCAAGATACGGAACAAAAGCTAAAGGTAGTACAGTCGAAAATTTTTTATTTGTTTTATAATCATCTATACCTCTACTAAATCTAAACTTAGCATAACTTCTTAACAATCCAGGATTATTTTTTAGATCATTAAAACTAGCTTTGTATCCTGTACGTGAACGTAATGCTAAATTTTTTAACTCAGGATCTAATGTATTAAACATTTCTTTAGTAAAAGCACTAGGCTCATCTGCACGGCGACCTATATAAATTGCTTTTTGATTTCTAGTTAGTTTTTTAAAAGTATCAAGGTTTAATATTTTATCTTGAACTAAAGCAACATCAGTTTCCTGTTCAGATGGTGAAACATATTTAAATATATCTTTATGGTTTTTAATTTTATCCCATGCTTTTTTACCACTTTCCCCACCATATTTTGTCATGAAATTACCTATTTCATTCCATTCAACACCACTTCCTTTACCATCAAGTTCATGTTCTGTTCCATATTGGTTAACAGTATCAGTAACTCCATATTTACCATTTTCAAAAGCATGTATAACAAAAAAATGATACCAATTTTTAAAATTTTCTCTTTTAGTTGGATCTCCTTCAATTTCTGGTGATTGGGTTGGGTCTACTACAAAATAAAAGGTTCTATATAATGCTCCTCTACCACCAGATCCAAAACGATATGCATAATATCTATTAGCATAATCTTCTTTTCTACCTATACAAAAATTGTACGTGTATACTTTATTTTCTTGGTCTTTATATTTAAAGGCGTAATTTAACTTAATACATGACTCATAGTTTGATCCTTCATATACTTTTAATTCAGAAGTATCATATACAATAGGTACACCTGATATTTTAACTAGTTCAGCATCTTGTACTGTATAAAAATCTTTAGATGTTTTTGTAGCTTTTTCACCATATGAGTCTATTAAATATTCTAGTTCTTTCCAACTATATTGAAATATATCTTGAGGATTAGATATTTTATTAGTTTTAGGGTCAGGTTGAGTAAAACGTGGAGGTAATATAATTTGCCCAGCTTTTAATTTAGTAGGAATGTTGGGTTTAATAGCTTCGAATCTATTAATAACTCTTTTAATTTCATCATCATTAAGATCTTTTTTTTCTTTTTTAAATTTATCAATTAACTGATTAATTACTTTATCGGTATATTCTTGCAGTATTATTTTATTATATAGGTCTATTAATTTCATTTTAATTTTATTTAGTTTTTACAAACATTAATAATTTCAATAGCTTTTTCATCAAATATAATTCTAACCTGTCCATTACTATGAGTATTTCCATCAATGCCTGCTCTTAATAAAAATAAAGAAGCATCCTTAGCGGCCCATTTAGAACCTTTATTTTGAAAATAACCTTGTATTTCACCATATATATTACTTGGTGATTGTTTAGTATCAATTTGAAAATCTAGTTTTTCTTTATTAGCTTGATTGTTTATTTTATCTACTTGATCTTGAGGAGTTTCCTTTTTATCCCAATCTAAATAAGTATATTGATCTGGTCTTTTGCCTTTATGGAGAAGCACAGTATAGACATATTTCATATCTTCTGTTTCTACATTTAGATCTTTAATTATATTAATAAATTTTTTATATTCATCAATAATTTCATCTTTGCCTTCAAAATCTTCATATTGAAGATAATCAATAGTTTCCTCAGCATATTCTATAAAATCCTTAGCAGTTGTTAATCCTTTAGGTAACCTATTAAATACATCATTATCATATTCAAACGCTAATTCTTCAGGTTTTTTACCTTGAAATAATACTTGTTTTATATTACCACGATTTCCTACTCCAGCATATCCTTTAGCTATATTAAAATCTTTACCAAAATATAATCCCCAACCATACATTTGTGATCCTGATCCTCCCCCAATACCTGCTGTTCTGAAGCATTTAAAGTTATGGGAAGTACCATGATAAGCTGTTTCTTCTTCTGTGTATAAAGAAATCATTTCATCAATAATTTGATTAGAATGATCATTAAGTAGTAACTCAACTAAACTATATTTTGTATTTTTCATCAGCTATATTTTAACCATATTGCAAATCTTTTATATGCTTTTCAAGATTTGTACGCTTTGTTAATAATTGATTAAACTTCCATTCCATTATTTCATCAACAGGAGATAATTTAATAATATTTCCCTTATAATATCCTTTTACATATTCAGCATTAGGATTATGGAATAATTCAAATCTAATATTGTCGTAGTTATAGGATCTAATTCTAAAATGTTTATCTCTATTTACATTAAAAACTTCATATATATGAGTTTTGTATGGAGAAATTAAGTCAACATCTTTAGGTTTCCTAAAAGGAATAGCTTTTTGTAATATAAGAGCAATACTACCACCAACATAAATGTCAGGATATTGTTGTTGAATTGATAATATTTTATCTAATATATTATGCATTGTCTCCTATATAATTTCCATCTTTATCAAAATTTTTAGTATCGGGGTGGTATTCGCCTGTGATATCAAACCATCCTACACTATATTCACCCTTACTATCTGGGTAAGGTATAGATAATGATATTTCATTTTCATTTTGCCAATTTATATGTATACACTCCTGAAATGAATTTTTAGGAGCTCCCGGACATGGAAATGACTCTGAAAGATCAAATATATCGTTACTTACAAATTTTTTACCATTTGGATATTTTTTTATTAAGGAAATAATTTGTTCTAAATTCTTTACATATTCATCATTATCTTTATTACCTTCTATCATACCATTAATATATTCTAAGTCTCTATCTTCAGATGAAGGTTCATATAAATTGAATCCGCTATCTCCTTCTCCAAAAAATTCAAATAAAGTATATAATGGTTTTATATACATTGGATTTAATGTTGAACCTCCAGCAGGGATTACCTTTGCTTCTTTTACAGCACGCTTAATTATTTTCTTTAATTCTGTTATGTTAACTTTAACCTTATCCATATTTAAAATTTTGTTAGTACAATTACACATTCATTATCATCATCACATATTTCTTCAACATGTACATACCCTGCTACACTTGTTTTATTATCAACTCTTTTTATATCTCCTGGTTTTATTGTGTTATAATAGGTAGTAATTAGATTTTTTGCTGTGGTTTGATTTAGATTAATTCCATAGAGAGGATCTCCCCCCCAGCCCCAATTATCTTTTAAGTAATCTTCTAAATTATCATAGCCCATCTCTCCTATAAGCTCCTCTATTGTATCATAATATAACAATGTTTTAAGTAAGTAAGGATTAAATTCATATACATCATCAACAATCTTACTTTTTGATATTGGAGGTACTACTCGTGCTTCTTTTTTTAAATTTGTTTGGTATATTATTACATACTTGTTTTTATCAGGATTAGACATAAACAATGTTTTATTGCGGTCTAGTTTATTTACCTTAATAAATTGCATCATTACTAATCTAGCAGCTGATTCTGTTTTTGCTTCAATTATTTCTATTTTGATATCATCTTCACTAACATTATCAAAATTTTCATATTTTACTTTTTCAAGAAAATCTATTTTATATCCTTCTTTTTCAAATCCTTTTACTACTTTTTCAATAATACTTTTTGCTACTGGTTGAGATATAGAAGTAGGTGTAGCAGCTGAGGTAATATTTGGGCTTCCTAAAATAGTACTCAAAGCAATACCGGCTGCTGCTAGTCCTTTTTTTAAGTCCATTTCATTTAAATCCTCTTTATTTAATTTTACTTTTGCCTTTTCAGTATTAGGAACAAATTGTTTTCCTTTTTTAGAGCCAGCTACTTTTTTACGAGCAGTAGCAGCGCGTTCGTCTTTTGTTAAACTATTTGCTTTAGCACGAGGTAAACAACGAGTAGTTGCCTTACCTTTTTTCATTGTACCACAAGGACCTGTAATGTTACCTTGAGTATCTATACGAACCCAATCTTCTTTTTCAAACCAATCACGTAATGATTCTTCTAAAGAATCAGTAGGAAAAGATTCATCTCCAAATTTATTGAGTTGTTTTTTTACATTTGGAGTAATTAAATAAGTTTGTCCTGCCTTAGGACTTTCTGTTTCTTTTCTAGCAATGGCTATTGGGTTGTTATTATATGTTCCTGTAATATAAAATGAATAAGCACATCTTGTAGGAACTATCCCAACGTATATATCAGTAGGCGTTATATTTAGGGAATTAAATAATTTTTCAGCGTTATTTCGTGTTGTTGAATTTAATTTATCTTTACCTTCATCCCATGAAATTTTAATTCCTTTTTCTTGTCCACTAAGATTATATTTACCTATTTTTAAATCTAACGTGCTAAAAGAATCAACATTAAATTTTTTTTTAAATTTTTGTAAACAATTAGCATATCGCAGAATATCTTCTCTTGATCTTTGCATTTGTGGTAGTACTCTAGCTTCGTCAATATATCTATCTTTAATATATTGTTCTATTTTATCTTCTTTATATCCTAATAGTTTACCTATTTTTCTAGTATCGTCTGCTGTAGCATTTGATGCTAAATAACCACCATATTTTTCAGCTAAATCTTTTAATTGTGTAGCTTTATTTTCACTACCAGATAAATAAGCAACATATGCATCATATGGATTTCCTTTTACATACATTACTTTAATACCATTATCTTGTATAACTTTTTGAACGTATTCCCAATTTTCAGGAGTATTTGATTTTGCTACTATAAAAGCAACATCACGTTTTTTATCTCTTAATGTATTAATAGCATCAACATCATTATATGCTTCAGATGGATCAATACCTCTAAAATTATCTTCATCTTCTTTCATTAATCCTTTACACACTTTAACAGCGCGTCCTGATAAGTAGGCAGATGGTTTTTCACCAGCTGCAATGCGACGATTATAGTAAGCTCTGCCTTTAGGGCACAGCTTTTTTTCATCTAGCATTTCTGATAGTATATCTGATAGTTTAATCATATTACCATTTTCTACAAGACCAGTATCTTGCTTTGGTACGTGGTCCTGGGTTATCACAATTGTGTCTTGCCCTAAATGCTTTGCGGCGTTTAGGGTTATTTTTCTTAATATTCATTCCCTTAGCACCAAAGTTTACTTTTACAACTTTATCTGTTTTAGGGTTTTTAACATATACTTTAAATTTCTTACTGTCACCACGCATTGGTTTACCTAATGGCACAGTACGACCTTGATACTTGGCTTCTAACATACAATCGCAAGTAGCTTCGTTAAGCTCTTGTTGATATGCTTCCATGAACTCAATAAATTCCTTTATATCTTGTTCATTTTCTACATCATATTCTTCTACTTCATCTAAAATTTCTAATAATTTAATCATAGCAGTTTATTTTGCATATCAAATATATTTAAAGATACTCATAACGATTAAACATTTGTCTTAACTTAGATCTAAACTCAGGCCATAATTTATTAATTTCTTCTTGAGTAAGATTATCTGATATTTTATTAATTATTGTGTCTACAATTGAAGGTACTTCTTGAAAATATTTTTCTGAAAAAGTAATATTATGTTTTTTCTTTAGTTTATTAAAAAAATACTCGTTAATATCGTATTGTATTGTATTTAAAATATATCTTTTAAGATTTGATTTATTAAAATTTTCAGGAGGAGATAAATGTTTATATTTTATAAAATCTAAAATACTATTTTTAACATCATAATATAACCTTTTTTTCATTCGCTCAAATCGATTTTTTACAACATCACTTTTCCATAATTCACGGTCGGTTGTTGGATACCTATTAACAGGAGCTTCAGGTTTATTTTGATTAGAATTAGGAAATTGATCAGTCCTTGTGGAAGTCCACGTGTAACTTTCATTTTTTTGTTTTGCTAACTCAGTTAATATGTTTATTAATTTAATCATAGTAGTTTATTTTGCATGCCACCAATTACAACAATATTCATCTGCAGGAGCCGGAACTTTTGCTTTACCATCACGCCATTTCAACCAGTATTCATTATTACATAAATTACCTTTTTCAACCCAATATTCACAGTTAGCACACATTGAACCACCTTTAGTTACACGCATACCTGGTTTATGGTCTGCTGGGTATTCAATTTTACCTTCTGTAATTAATCCTAGTAGTTCTGTTAATTTATGCATGGTTTTGTTTTTCAAAAAATTCAACTTTAGTACGTAATTCAGCTACTTGAGAAGTTAATTGTAATATTAAATTACGCATTTCCTCTTTTTCTCTAGATGATTCTTCTAATAGGGCTTCTAATTTAGCTATCCTATCTTTGCAATCATGACGAATAAAATCAGCATCGCGTTCACGATACAGTGCTCGTTTTTCATAATAACGGAAAGCTGTTGTACCACCCAAAACCGTTATTGCTGTAACAAGTACCGTCCAAACATTATCCATATATAAAGAGATATTTGATTTTACATATAAATATTAAGAATTTATTTTATCTTTTAATTGTTGTAGCTTATCCATGATTTGTTTTTTAACTTCCTGCTTATCTAACCCATTTCCTACCCAATTTTGGATAGTACCATCTTCCATTACATAAGTTTCATTAATTAAATCATCTAAAAATTGATCTAAACCACTACTTACATTATCTGCAAAATACAAAGCGTTTTTTCTAATCATATTTTTTTCATATTCCTCATATTTGCCTTGCATTTTTAATTCACTCTCCATATCAGTAACACAATGTAAACACATTTGGTGAATACCATACATCTTTTTATCCAAATGGTGTTTCATTGGTTTTGAACATTTTGGACATAATAAAGGTATTGATGTACCTTCTGTTTTGCGCAAAGTGCGTTTAACACCATTTTTAATAGTCCATGTTTTACCATTTTCTTCCCACACATCACCTTCATTATGGCGTTCTTCTGCTTTAGTATATCCTACAGAAGTAATTGTTTTTTCGTTACCTTTCTTTTGTACTAGATTTCGAATACGTTGTAAATCTCTCTCCGTAAACTGTTTTTTTAACTGTGTTTCTTTCATAACTTATTTTTTATTTAAATGCTCAAATAAATTAGGTTTTGCTTGAGCAAAATTACGCATAATAATAGCTGCTCTAGAATTAGCTTCATTTTCATCATCACTACCTGTAGTTCCAGAGTCTGATTTTAAGCGACCTTCTAAATCTTGTTTATAATGTACTAATTCATGTGCTAATGTTCTAAAAATATCTGCTGGGTGTCTTTTGGCTATTACTATGTTAATTGATTTGTCACTTGGTCTATATCCACCCCAAGAGCGCAAATCAATTGCTTCTTGTGAGTCGTTAGATAAGGTAATTTTAGGTAGTTTTTCTAGTTGAAGTTCATCCATTACATGCTTCATAAACTCACTAACTAAACTTTTATTTAAATTTTCTTTTAATATTTCAACATCTTGAGGATCAACAATAATTGCTTTAATTTTATCTTTACCCAAAAGTTTATGTGCAAAATATCTATGATGACCATCTACAATTTGATACTTATTTCCTAATTCACGTACAATAATTGGAGGTAATTCTTTACCTGCTTTAATAGTTTTTATAAGATCTTTTAATGTGGCTTTAGATTTAGGCTCTAACATTTTACTAGCAGGCTCATTTAATAGTAACATATCTAATGGAATATCACTAGTAGGCATTTTACTAATTTCTATTTCACTGTAGTCAACATCTGCACCTTGACCTCCAGGATATATTTTAACTTTAATTTCTAGATTTAATTTATCAAGTTTTGTATAATATTTTGGATCTTCTACTAAATGATCCATAGCAATACGTGCAGCACGTTTTGCATTATCAGTATGTTCTTTTTCAACTTTAACACCCTTTTTTAATTCTTTTTTAAGGGTATCTACATCTACCTTATGTTTTTTTGCAATGTCTCCAATAGACATTCCTTTAGATAATCCGTTTGCCATGTATATAAATATAAAAAAAGGCTTGGATATACCAAGCCTATTTTAAACATATAGATGTAATTTACGATAATTTTATTGAAATTGGTAGTAATTCTGTTGCGGGTTTAGCATCAGGATTTTCAAGTTTATATATATCGTATATTTTAAGAAACATTTCAAAATTACGGTCAATATCACCTACGGATTTCAATTGCCATCCTTTACCTTGTATTGCATCACCTTTTCCCTCACCCCTAGTAGCGGCTTTTAACCACAAAATACCTGTTTCCTCAATTGGTGTATCATGTGTTTCATTCCATGCTTTGGCATATGATGCTAACTGTAAATCATATGACGTGTGAAGTGAATTAGATGTTTTAACATCCATTAACCATACTTTACCTTTTAACTTAATAATTAGGTCAGCAGTACCCGCATATTTGTGGTTATCTGAAAATAGATGATATTCAGTTGCTATCAATTCTGGTTTGTGTGTATTCCAAAAATCAGCAAATTTAAGAATCATTTTCCAAACATCAAGAGAATAAATTGCATTTCCATACTCATCGATCCAATTAATTTCATTTCCATTAATAAATGATTCAACAGCATTGTGTACTTGAGTACCCTCGGCTGCGGCTTTAGCAGCAATAATATCACTATTATGACCTACATCTTTAAGCCAAGAATGAAAGAATTGGTTTTTAGGAAAATAATTTAAAATAGATGAAACAGAAGGATAATATTCCTCATTTCGTCTATAAAAGCGTTGATCCAAAACGTTAATTTGTTTATTATCCGCACTGTATTCTACAATGCGTTTAATTTTTGGATCTTTAATGATGTTTACATTTTTATCTATCATGCTAATTCTAATTTTTTACTTACAAGGGTAGAAAAAGTAAGAGGAGGAGTAGCTTCGATGTTCTCTAGGAAGCGCTCGAAGCCAATTTCGTTTGCATCTTTTCCTCCTAACTCTACCAAATATACTTCTTTACCAAACGACAATAACCTTTCACAATGTTTAATTGCTTCTTTTAAAGCATCATTATCTAGAGCAATGTACACTTTTTGTACTTGGGAGCCAACTATTTTCTTCATTAGTGCTTCTGAAATTGTTTTTCCTAGAAGCGGAATAACGTTACGTTTAATAGTTAGAGCATCAAAAATACCTTCTACAAGGATAATAGGTGCATTCCAATTAATGTAATATTCCCACGTAATGATGTTTCTGTCAACTGCTGGATTTTTATATTTTTGTGGGTCGTCTGAGAGATAGGTACGTGATGAGAAGAAGTTTAGAATACCATTTTCATCATATGATGGAACAACAATACGTTTTGCAAAATTACCCTCAGCACAAAAACCGATATTATATTTTATAATGTCGTTTTCAGTAATACCACGTTGTTTAAGAAACTTAAGGGCATGTCGTGCTTCGATTTGTGTAATTTTATCTAGACTGGATGTGGTGGTTAGAGAAATAAATTCTTTAGGGAGTGAAAGATTATGAATTTGATTTTCTTGCTTCTTTCCAGGCTTAATAAGGGAATTAAGTTCGGCAATTTTATGAGATGGTGCCTTTATTTTTTTAAATAAGGAAGAAAGTGTCTTACCCTTTTCACCGCATACCCAACAGTGCCAAGGATTTTCCTTTTTTTCATTTGTGTGAACCTGAATTTCTAACTTGGTTTTGGAGTGGTGGCAAAAAGGACAACTAAATGCCATGTTGTTGCGAGCGGTTGAACGTCCTTTACCTATAACAGACTCTACCAATACCACCAACATTTTCTCCCTTATTCCCTCTTCATTCATAACTTTTTAAACCTCCTGTAGGGTAAAGCTAATGGGGATTTCTTAGGTTTCCAAATCTCTAGTAAAAAACTTACCTAATATATTGTCGTTGTATGATCTGTTTTTACCTATTAATACTTCTTCTTTGCACTGGTAATGCATTTCGTAATAGGTTAGTTCTTTTTTAGTGCGACATTGCTTAAGAATCCAGCAATCAAAATTATCTTCTCCGTATTGTTTAATATCTGCGAGTAGTTGTTTATTTGATCCCCAATATTTCATCCAGTCACTTTCAGTACGAATTACTTCATGAGTTGGTTTACGCCCTGGTCCTGATTGTTCAGCGAGTTGTTTTTTGGTAAGTTTATGTTTTTTGTTATTCCAAAACACTTTTTTCCCAATGTAAAACTTTCCTGTTTTTAAGTTAATTATTTTATAAACAAATCCAAAATATTTTTCTGGGTTTACTATATCCCAACTTTTCCATTTATGCATAAACTTATTTTAAAGTTATAACATTCCAATTATTTTCTTTACTTTGAGTAGCTCCTGAATTTTGTTTTTTTATATAAGCTAAATATAAATTTTCTCTTTGAGACCCATTATCACTAGTTTCTGTATCTTGTTGTACTGGAGGATTATCTTCTGGTTTAAAACTTTTATTAGGTTTTATTTTATTAGTAGTTTTAATTTTTTGAGCAGGAACAAATAATAAATATTTAATATTCTTATTATTATCCAATACAGATTTAATTGATTTAGATACCGTTCCCATTATCCTAAATAAATATCCTTTATTAAGTACAGGAAAAAGCCATTGATTTCCTTCAACAACACCAAATGATACAGCGGCTGCATTTACTGATTTACTTAAATCGAATCTAGGTTTAGTAACATTATCGCTTGGTTGAGACACAATATCATCTTTATCACCTAATTGTATAGCTACCCAAAAATTATCAATAGGAAAATCAGGATCATTTATTTTAAACCAAATATTTTTTCCTTGTTGAATTTCCTCCGTGTTATAATATTTGGAACCTTCACCAATTTCTAATAATATATCAATTAATTTTATCATATTATTTATCATATCTAACGACAAATGTCATATCTGTGTTTTGAGAAATAGGAATAGGTTGTGCAAATTTAGCTACAGCTAATAAATCATTTTGTTCATTGTATAAACCAACTGTTGTAACATATGGTTCAAAGTATGATGCTGTTGCAAAATCTTTTAATTGAGGTAAAGGTGAATTTAATGATTGACTATAAAAATTACTACCACTAAAGAAATTATTTTTTAGTAATGTTGGGTTATATGAAGCATTAAACTCGTTATCTTTAACGTGGCAAATAACATTTTGTTGATATATTGTTACTTGGTTTTGAAAAGATAAACTAAGGCTAGATATAGGCATAAGTTAGTAATTTATAATTAAACTTGAACACAATCACTACCTCCACATCCTGATCTACCATACACTGTAGGCAAATCATTACTATTAGGAGATGCTGTTATACTAGTTATTTGATAACAAGCATTATTAAAAGGATTATCTGTAAATGAAACAATATCATTTAAAGCTAATGCTAATATACTTCTATAATCAGTTCCTGCACCTCCACTACATGGTGTAAGAGTATAGTAATTATAAGATGAAGGAGAAGATGGTGTTATTGAAGGAGTTATAGTAGGAGTAGGGGTAATTGTTCTTGTTGGTGTAATAGAAATTGATGGAGTAATAGATACAGTAACTGTAGGACTAATAGTAGGTGTTATAGTAATTGTAGGCGTTATAGAAGGTACAATACTAAGTGTTGGAGTAATAGTAGGTGTAATAGTAGGTGTTGGAGCCATAGACACTGGAGGTGTAGGGAATATTACTTGTACTTCATTAGAACACCCATATGCATTATTATATACAACTATAGATGATGAAGGTACATTATCAGGTAATTCAACAGATATACCTGCTTGTAATTGGACTAAACTTACATCTGATTGATATAAGGTTTCTCCACTGCTACCTGATAAATAAACATCAAAAGGTCCAGGAGCTTTACCTCCTGTAAGTTGTAAAAAATATTGTCTCATACGATATAAATATTATTTTTCTAAATATTTAACATAATTAATACCATCAAATATATTCCAATATACTTTATAGTACCCCTTATAAATTAAATCATTATATAAATTTTCAGTAAATATATCATCGTATATATGAGGAGGAGCAATATTATCTTCTATATTAGCCTTATCAGGAGACATATCAAAAATATATCCTTGTGCCGAAACTATAGTTCCTTTTTTACATAAGGGTTTACATAAGTCATAAAAAAGAGCATGTTGAACTAATGATGAACTATAATATATTCCGTCATATTTAGTTGTTAAAGTAGGAACAACTTCTTCCCAAGCACCGTTTATAATAGTTACATTTGATTTATCTTTAGCCCATTCTAAAGCATGTTGATATATAATATCATTTATTTCTATACAGGTAAGAGATTCAACTCCTAATTCTATAAATTTATTGCTACTACATCCTAAACCATATCCAATTTCTAAAATGTGTCCTTTATTTTGAGCTACAATTTCAACGTGTTTTTCTTCTAAATTTTTAAATGATACGTGAGCTAAAGGAACATTATTAGATCCATCTTCGTTAGTATAAAATATACAATTTGTAGTATAATTTACTTTATTATACTTAAAAGAATTATTATCAAAACTCATTAGTTATTAATTAATATAATTAAAGACATCCTGCATCTGAACAATCTGTATCTATAGGTGTAAATAGTTCTCCTGTTAAGAAGCTTGGAGAAGCTGCTGAAATTACTTCGAAACATCCTCCTATTGTACCTCTATAGTAGCTAAATCTATTTAAAGCATTAACTGATATAACAGTACCAGTGTTACCTTCACAATATAGGACCCCATGTGAATATGTTACAACCGGAGTAGATGTTACAGAGCGTGTTGGTGTTAAAGTTGGTGTAATTGAAGGAGATGGGCTTCGTGTTGCCGTTATAGAAGGAACAGGTACAGGACAATTTAAAGTATAATACCATACTGTGGTAGACATAGGAGCATACACATCAACTTGAGCAACAGTTGTAGATGTAGTCTTAATAAAAGAAGTAGATCCAGCAGCACTTCTAACAGTAGGATATCCATCTGAATCAACGTCATATGCGTTAATATTAGGATATGTTAGTCCTGTAACAGGATCTATTTTACCTGTTAAACTATTTGTAAATGAACTACGATCAGAATTACCAATTCTATAACTATTAGCACCTCTATATCCAGCATATATTACAATATTACCATCAAATCTAACTAAAAATAAATCAGGAACAGAATCAGCATCAAAATCTAATACAACCTCTCCACCATCAGTTCCTAAACTTACAGTTTTTGAACTTGGGTATGCTGATCCACCACTAAATGATTGAGCCTGGCTACATAATGCTACGGAAGGTGAAGGTGTAATTGTTCTTGTTAATGTTGGTGTCGGTGTAATTGTTCTAGTTACAGAAACAGTAAGTGTAGGTGTTGGTGATGCCGTAGGGAAATTGAAATCACAAGTTCCATAAGTTACAGTAAATGTTTGAGTTCCGGTTATACTACCATACTTAAGATAGAAAAATCCAAGTTCTGAGCTGCAAGGAAGTGATAGATTTGCTGATACTTCTAATGATGTATTATATGTGTTGCCATAGCAATCTTGATAGCTTATATTATTAGTAGTAGGGCCTGTATTAGTAATTGTACCTCCACAGAAACAAGGACATGGTGAAGTTGTAGGTGTAACTGATGGGGTTCTAGATGGTGTAATTGTTGGTGGCAATGATGTTGACGGTGTTATTGATGGTGTAACTGATGTAGTTCTAGATGGTGTAATTGTTGGTGGCAATGACGGTGATGGTGTGATTGATGGTGTAATTGACGTAGATGCAGATGGTGTAATTGTTGGTGGCAATGACGGCGATGGAGTAATACTTGGACTAGCTGTTATACTAGGTGTAATTGTTGTACTAGGTGTAATAGTTGGCGTTATAGTACTAGAAGGGGTAATACTAGGAGTAGCTGTTATACTAGGTGTAATAGTAGATGATGGAGTAATTGTCCTTGTAGGTGTTAAAGTAGGTGTAATTGTTCTAGATGGAGTAACAGTTAATGTTGATGTAGGAGTAGGATCAGGACAATTACCTTCAGTTACTGTAACAGGAGGAGAACCATTCCAATTAGTAACTAACCAAGGATATAGCACATTATCCGCTGAGCTATAGAAGGTAACAGCACTATTGGTATCATAAAGTCTCCATCCCGGGTTACCGATTCCAAATAAATTTAAATCCCAATATAATTGAAATGAAAATAATCCACCACCATATGAACGACTATAGAATGGTCTACCATTAACAATATTTTGAAAAGTATATGTTCCCTCTCCATTAGTTAAACCAGTTCCTGTAACGCATGCATTACTATTAATCCATACACTTATAGTAGGAGTAGGAGTTGGTGTAATTGTTTTTGTTGGTGTTCTTGTTGGTGTAATTGTTATAGATGGAGTTATAGTTAATGTAGGGGTAAGTGTTGGTGTAATTGTAAGTGTTGGGGTAGGGCTTGCTTCTGGACATGCATCTTTAGCAACAGTAGGTGCCGGGCTTGCTCCAGAACCATTCAAAGTCCATGTATTTTCCCATACTTGTCTTGAAGCAGGAGCTGCAAAAGCATCAGTAGTGTACAGTATTTGAAGTATATTAAAATCATATAACTCCCACAGTGTATTAGCTAAACTATATCTTATTTGTATATTAGCATCACCTATTTTATCATATCTTGGAGCTCCATTAACAAATCCATTAACTGTATATGTTCCATTTGCTTGAGATGATCCAGCTCCAGTAACACATATAGAACTTAAATCATAAGATGATGGACTAGGAGTAGTAGTAACAGTTGGTGTTCTTGTTACAGTAGGTGTTCTAGTAGCTGATCTTGTTGGTGTTCTTGTTGGTGTAATTGTTCTTGATGGTGTTCTTGTTATAGTTGGAGTAATACTAGGAGTAATAGTTGTTGTTGGTGTAATAGTTGCTGTTGGTGTTACAGAAGCAGTTCTTGTTACTGTAGGAGTAATAGTGGAACTTGGTGTAACGGTAGATGATGGAGTAATAGTTGGAGTAACTGATGTTGTTGGTGTGATAGTTGGAGTATCAGTAATAGTTGGAGTAATAGTTCTTGTTGGAGTAATTGTCGGTGTAATAGTAGCTGAAGGAGTTATAGTTAAACTAGGTGTTACAGTTGGTGATGCTGTTATACTAGGTGTAATTGTAGAAGAAGGAGTTATTGTAGCAGTTGCTGTTATAGTTGCTGTTGGTGTAATTGTCGGTGTAATAGTTGCTGTAGGTGTAACTGTAAGTGTAACAGTTACTGTAGGTGTAATAGTCCGAGTAGGAGTAATACTTGGGCTAGCTGTAATACTTGGTGTAATAGTTCGAGTAGGGGTTACAGTTGGAGAAGCAGTTATACTAGGTGTAATAGTAGCACTTGGTGTAATAGTAACACTTGGCGTAATAGTAGCTGTTGCTGTAATTGAAGGTGTAATTGTAACAGAAGGTGTAATGGTTGAACTAGGAGTTACTGTTGGTGAAGCAGTAATACTAGGCGTTATTGTTACACTTGGAGTAATTGTTCTAGTAGGTGTTATAGATGGACTAGCTGTAATTGAAGGAGTAACAGTTACAGATGGAGTAAGTGTTACTGTTGGAGTAATTGATGGACTAGCTGTAATTGATGGAGTTATTGTTACACTTGGAGTAACTGTCCGAGTTGGTGTTATAGAAGGTGTTATAGTAACAGATGGTGTAATTGTTGAACTTGGAGTAACAGTTGGAGAAGCAGTTATACTTGGTGTAATAGTAACTGAAGGAGTTATTGTTGCACTTGGAGTTATAGTCCTAGTTGGAGTAATAGTTGGAGTAATAGTAGCACTTGGAGTAACAGTAACAGTTGGTGTTATACTTGATGTAGGTGTAATAGTTGGAGTAATAGTAGCACTTGGAGTTATAGTAGATGATGGAGTAATTGATGGAGTTATAGTAACCGAAGGAGTTACAGTAACACTAGGCGTTATAGTAGCTGTTGGTGTAATACTTGGTGTTACAGTAACACTAGGCGTTATAGTCCTAGAAGGTGTAATTGTCCGAGTTGGAGTAATACTTGCTGTAGCAGTAATACTAGGTGTAACAGTAACAGAAGGTGTAATTGTAGATGATGGAGTAATTGATGGAGTTATAGTAACCGAAGGAGTTACAGTAACACTAGGAGTAATTGTAGATGTTGGTGTAATTGAAGGAGTAATTGTAGCACTAGGAGTAATTGTCCTTGTTGGTGTTATAGTTGGTGTAGGAGTTATACTAGAAGTTGGAGTAATTGTAGGAGTAACAGTAGCACTAGGAGTAATAGTATTAGTAGGTGTAATTGTAGGAGTAACTGTTGCACTTGGTGTTACAGTTGCACTCGGAGTAATTGTCCGAGTTGGAGTAATACTAGCTGTTACACTAGGAGTTACTGTAGAAGTAGGTGTTAATGTTGGAGATACTGTAGCTGTAATACTAGGTGTAATACTTGGAGTTACAGTAGGTGTTACAGTAACACTAGGAGTTACTGTAGTAGTTGCTGTTATAGTTGGTGTTATACTAATACTAGGCGTTACAGTAGGAGTAACACTAAGTGATAAGAAAGGAGTTAATGTCGGAGTATGAGTAGGTGTTATACTAGGTGTAATACTTGGAGTAACTGTAATAGTTGGTGTAATACTCGGAGTAATTGTTACACTAGGTGTAACAGTAGATGATGGTGTTATAGTAACACTTGGTGTTACAGTTAATGTAGGTGTAATTGTTCTAGTAGGAGTAATACTAGGAGTTATAGTAACACTTGGCGTTACAGTAGTACTAGGGGTAACTGTTCTACTAGGAGTAATTGTAGGAGTAACAGTAGCACTAGGAGTAATAGTATTAGTAGGTGTAATTGAAGGTGTAATTGTAGCTGAAGGAGTTATAGTAGCAGTTGGAGTAAGTGTAGCTGAAGGAGTTAATGTTGGAGTAACAGTTACAGACGGAGTAACCGTACTAGATGGCGTTATTGATGGGGTAACAGTAACACTAGGTGTAACTGTTCTACTAGGAGTAATTGTAGGAGTAATTGTTGCACTTGGCGTCACAGTAATACTAGGCGTTATAGTTGATGTTGGTGTAATTGAAGGAGTGATAGTAGGTGATGGAGTTACAGTTACACTAGGGGTAACAGTTACACTAGGTGTAACAGTACTAGAAGGTGTAATTGTCCTTGTAGGTGTAATTGATGGTGTAATAGTAACAGAAGGTGTTATTGTAGCTGATGGAGTAACTGTGTTACTAGGTGTAATTGTAGGTGTTATAGTAGCACTTGGAGTTACAGTAGATGATGGAGTAATTGTATTAGTAGGTGTTATACTTGGTGTTATAGTAACACTAGGAGTAATTGTTGCACTAGGTGTAATTGTCCTTGTAGGTGTAATCGATGGAGTTATTGTTACACTTGGTGTTACAGTTGCTGTTGAAGTAATTGAGGGTGTAATTGTAACAGTAGGAGTAACTGTTGCACTCGGAGTAATTGTAACAGTAGGAGTAATACTAGGAGTAACAGTTGCACTTGGTGTTACAGTAACACTTGGAGTAACAGTAGCACTTGGCGTAATAGTATTAGTTGGTGTTATAGTAGGAGTAACTGTTGCACTCGGAGTAATTGTTACAGTAGGTGTAATACTTGCTGTTGGTGTAATACTTGGAGTAATAGTAACACTAGGTGTAACTGTAGCACTTGGTGTTATACTCGGAGTAATTGTTACACTAGGAGTAACAGTAGCACTTGGAGTAATAGTATTACTAGGAGTAATTGTAGGAGTAACAGTTGCACTCGGAGTAATTGTTACAGTTGGAGTAATTGTAGCTGAAGGAGTTAATGTTGGAGTAACAGTTACAGACGGAGTAACAGTAGCACTTGGTGTAATAGTAGCGGTTGCTGTAATAGATGGTGTTATAGTTGCACTTGGTGTTACAGTTACACTAGGTGTTACAGTAGCGGTTGCTGTAATAGATGGTGTAGTAGTAACACTTGGGGTAGCTGTTATACTAGGAGTAATAGTAACACTAGGAGTAACAGTAGCACTAGGAGTAATTGTTGCACTAGGTGTTACAGTTACAGATGGAGTAACAGTAGAAGTAACAGTTGCAGATGGAGTAACAGTAGCACTAGGAGTAACTGTTGCACTAGGTGTTACTGTAGAAGTTGGTGTTATGCTTGGTGTAACAGTATTACTAGGTGTTATACTTGGGCTAATACTAATACTTGGTGTAATAGAAGGAGTTACACTAAATGATAAAAAAGGAGTTAATGTTGGAGTATGAGTAGGTGTTATACTTGGACTGATACTAGTACTTGGAGTAATAGTAGGAGTAGGAGTAATAGAAGTTGTTCTAGTAATTGTAGGAGTAACAGTTACTGTAGGAGTAAATGTTGTTGATGGTGTAATACTTGGAGTAGCAGTTATAGAAGGTGTTACTGTAGGAGTTTCAGTTACAGATGGTGTAATTGTAACAGTAGGAGTAATTGTTGCTGATGGAGTAACTGTACTGCTTGGAGTAAGTGAAGGAGTAACAGTAACACTAGGAGTAACTGTAGTACTTGGAGTTATAGTTACTGTAGGTGTAATACTTGGTGTTATAGTAGAAGTTACAGTTACTGATGGAGTGATGGTAACACTAGGTGTTATAGTAGCTGTTGGTGTGATACTAGGAGTAGCTGTAATACTTGGTGTTATAGTATTAGTTGGTGTTATGCTTGGAGAAGGAGTTATTGTTGGAGTAACTGTAGCAGACGGCGTTATCGTTACTGTTGGAGTAATACTTGCTGTAGAAGTAATACTTGGTGTTATAGTGACAGACGGGGTAATTGTTACTGTTGGTGTTAAAGTTGGTGTTACAGTTTCAGAAGGTGTGATTGTTACACTCGGAGTTATTGTGTTAGTTGGTGTTATAGTAGGTGTAACAGTAGCACTTGGGGTAACTGTTGCACTAGGTGTAACAGTAGCACTTGGTGTTATAGTAACAGACGGGGTTAAAGTTGGCGTTACAGTTTCAGATGGAGTGACTGTTACACTAGGTGTAACAGTAGATGAAGGAGTTACAGTTGGAGTTTCAGTTACTGAAGGAGTTATTGTTACTGAAGGAGTTACAGTGACAGAAGGGGTAACTGTTGAAGTAACAGTTACGCTTGGAGTTACAGTTACTGAAGGAGTTACTGTTTCAGAAGGAGTTACAGTTGGAGTACTTGTTAATGTTGGTGTTACAGTTACAGACGGTGTTACACTTGATGTAGGAGTAATTGTAGGTGTGTTAGTAACTGATGGGGTACGAGTTACTGTAGGTGTTATTGTTGCTGTTGGGGTTATAGATGGTGTTACTGTATTAGAAGGAGTTACAGTAGGAGTTACAGTTACACTAACACTAGGACTAGGACTTGCTGTAGAGCTAACTCCTGGAGTTCCTGATGGTGATGGTGTAATAGTAGCAGCAGGGGTTGTAGTTGTGCTAGGAGTAATAGTTGCTGTTGGAGTTATAGAAGGAGTAGGAGTCTGTGTTAAAGTAGGTGTAATTGTCACACTAGGAGTAAGCGCAGGAGTCGCTGTCATACTCACAGTGGGAGTTGGAGTTCTTGTAGGTGGGGGACTAAATATTATTATAACAGACATATTCTTATAGTGTTAGCTTGGATCAAAATAAGGGTCTACATTATAAACATAAGCCTGATAAGTCTCCCCAGAAGCAGTAGTAAATGTAGCACATCCACTAACATTATTAGCATAAACTATTATATCTACATATTCATAATTATAATTTGTATCATAATATAATACAGAAGCGGTTACATCAAATGAAGCACTAGCGTATGCCATTTTTATTTATATTTTTTAATTGTTCCACTATCCTAAAGGCCCAGCAAATGTTTCAAATATAACACAAATCTCATCTCCATTTACATTAGCTGTGGCTAATATTAATTCCTCATATTGTGTTACACTTAATTCAAAAGAACATTCAGGGTCTTGTACGGTAATAATTATGCTCCCTGTATTGCTTGTTAGCGGAGATCCATAAGAACCTGTTACCTGGAATGTGTAAAAGGTTTGGTATACTCCAACTCCAAGGCCACTAAATGACATTGTTACAGTATTATTAGAACCGGTTGCAAAATAACTAACCTGTCCCCCAAACAATTGAATAGATTGATTTATAAGTGTGTTTCCTCGTAAATCATCATTAGTTAATGGAGATAAATTTAACACAACAGGATCACCATAGTCACTTCTTATAATGTTAATAACATCATTATATGCAACAGGGGGTAAGGGAAATTCATTTTGAAGATTAGCATTTGTAATTACTACAATACCTTCGGGATAAAATATATTTCCAACTTGTGTTTGTCCACTATATAGGTTTCCTTTACCATCATCTGTTATAACAAAAGCAGAAGAACTTAATTGAAAAGTATAAGGTAAAACCTGCTCTCCAAACACACTAGGAGATATAGATAATATTTTTATAGAATCACTCACACCAGTTGGAAAAGTATTTATAAACCCAGGATCATTATTAAAATTAAAATATGATTGAGTTGGTCTTAACCCACTAGCTGATTCATAGTATATTGAAGAAGCAAGAGAAGCAGTTGATAAACTGCCTGAATATTGATGATAAAATAATTGGTTAATGAAATCATACATTAACCTATCATATTGCCCATTAGTTATGGGTTCCCCTTCAGGATTAAAAATACCTGGTATGTTGGTTCCGTTATAAAAGCCAATATAGGGATCGTTTAAGGGTAAAGGGGAATAGTTAAAATTCCATTGTTTATTAGCTATAACGGGTGTTGTTATAACATCTGAAGATTTTAACTTTTTGAATGATCCCATGTAGCAACATTATTATATAAATTAGTAGTCTAATTTTACTTTAATTAAGGCCTCTTTAGTAAAGTCTTTTACTAATGGTCTACTTAATTTAGCAACCGCTAATAACTCGTTTTGGTCATTGTAAAGACCTACTGTTGTTATAAACGTTTGAGGATTATTAATTAAAGTAGAATAAATCAAATTACCATTATTGTCTATAATAGATGGATTTGTTGTATAGTTAAAGTCTTGATTTTTTACTCTTGTAAAGAAATAATGAGCAGCTACATTTTCAGCAGATTGTAAAGCAAAATAAGCTCCTGCAGAAATAGTATTATAAAAAGCACCATCTACATCATTATCTGCTCCTGGAGTTTGTACTGTAGGGTTAAATCCTATTCCACCATCACCGGCTGACTTAGATAAGGCTGTTGGATTCAATACAATAATATCATTATCAGGGAATAAATATCCATAAATAGAAGCGTTAGTAGCTACGTTTGGAGATTGTATTCCTTCACTTCCACTAATTAATGTATAATATAATAAACCATTAGTAGTATAATTAGTAGTTGAACTTACTTGGCTATTATCTGTTAGTGAAATTACATTTCCTCCGTTAGAAAGTTTTAATGTTAAAGAACCAGGTTGAATGTGTTCTTTATATCGGTTTCTAGCTACGTTAATAATGTATATACCATTTGGATTATCACTACCAAACTCAAAACTTCCGCTTTCTGTTCCTAACAATAGTGTTCTATATTGTCCATATACTACCCTAGTAGGAGTAATAGATGAGCTATCTGGTAATTGAGCAGTTACTGAAGGGTTAATATATGCAGAACCACTACCATATTTGTTACCATACTGTACAGCAAATTGTACTGAAGCAGAAGTAGAAAGTGAACTTCCTGGAGCTTCAGCATATACATTAAGGTAAAAAGAACTTGTAATTACAGTAGAGGTATAAAAAGTAGTTAATAAATTGGTATTACCACTCCACATTGGGCGTACTACCGTTTCAACACTTACTACTGAATCTTCTGGAGTATATCTTACAAATGACATATGTTATGTATTAAGAATTTGTTTTTGTTATTACTAATGGAACAGTAATTCTAGCACCGCTATCTCTACCTAATACTGTTATTGTAGTTGTAATTTGATTTGAATTTGAACCAAATAAAGTATTAATTGTAGTACCAGTCAATGTAAATGAAGTACCAATCAATGTTTGGCTTACTTGTGAACCAAGTGTTTGGGTAACACCGGTTGGAGTAACTTCAGCTCCAGCAACTCCTGTAGATGAGAATGTAGATAAATATCTAACATCACCTACTGTTACAGCATATCCATTAGCTTCAAATGTACTTGTAGCTCCAAGATAGTTTAATGTTTGAGGAGTAATTGTTAAAGTTGCACCTTGTTTTAAATTAATACTGTTATAACCAATATTGATTACAGGTAGTTTAGCCGTTCCTCTTGGTAATGTTACCAATTTATAAATCATAATTTGCGTATCATCAGGAAACGCTTCAATTAACGGCATTGCTTCAATAGCTTGACCATAAAAGGCAGAACCTGAAGGATTTTGAGGATTATATAAGGTATAATCAACTTCATCATCTGCTAGAGAAAATTGGGTAATTTGAAAAGAACCATCATTACGAGCCATTAGTTCTCTACCTTTAGCTGTTAAAACTGCATCAATTGTTACAGTATTATTATTTAAAATAGCCATTTTTTACAATATATTTTGTTATAAATATTTAACTTTTATAAATTTAGATTATGTTGTTGTATTAATTCCCACATCTATCAACTGTTGATTTACATTTTTCGTAATTTGATCAATATTATCTAGTACTGCTGGGTTGATATTTTGAGGTATGTTAAAGCCATAAGATGTTTTACCTACTGGTTTAGGAAAATCTAATATAATGCTGGTTTCGTCTTGTAATCTTTTTAAGAACAAAATTCTATAAAATTTATTACATAAGTTTCCGAAGTATCCGTCTATATCTTCTTTAGTATAAATGTATACGTTTCCTGTTCCTCCTGCTATAGATGAACTTGCAACAGTATATACAAGTGCTGAGCCACTAGGGCTTTCGATTTGTGCTACTATTTTATCATTTTCTTCTAAAACGAATGGGTATAAAATATCTCCATAGGTAAGGTATAAATTAGCATATGAAGCCGAAACAGCTGCATCTAAAGGATTAAAAAAGTAAGCAGGACCATAATACGGAGATAATGATGAACTTAAGAAAAAGGCATTTTGGGTTTGATCAACACATACCTTAGTATCAGTGGCTGTTAAAGTATTATTTGAAGGAACAACTTTTAAAATTCCACCTTCTTTTATTGTAGCAGAAGTTATTCCTGTTGTATTAGAGTCAACAAAAAATCTAAATTCTACTAAATCTCCAGGATTAGCAACTCCTAAAGTATCTACAATTACTGATCTTCTAAATGATAATAGTTGGGTTGATCCTCCACCTCCTGGGGCTGTTAATTGGCTATATAATTTTATAAAAGTATAATTAGAACTACTAAAGCCACTAGCTTGATCAGCCCAGAAAAATCCTAAATTAGTTCTAAAAGTTTCTGAGTTAGCAAAAGAGAATGGTATTCCTGTTACTCTATATAACCTATAGGTAGTATTTGTGTTTATAGGTAATATATTAAATGGAGTTGTATCTGTAGGTAAGTTATACTCATATATATCAAATCCTGTTGGTATTGTTATAGTCACAGATTGATCTTGTACTATAATATTACTAAACCCGTTTGGAACTTGACCTAAAACTCCTCTATAAAACACATCATTAAATGGAGCTATAATCTTATTTTGATCAAGAAGAGTAGCACCTGCTGAGCTACTTAACCATACTTCCATACTAGCTGTAAGACTATTAACAGGGCTACTTACAGAAGCAGTAGCAGCAACATTAAAATTATAACTAAATTCATAGATACCATTTGCGGGTATTTGATAATAAGAAGATGTTACATTAATAGGAGTTCCTGTAGGATCAACTCCATTTCCTGGTCCAACGCCTGGGAAGAAATAAAGTCCATCATTGTTGTTAGTATTAGTAGAATTAAATAAATTCCATACCTCATACATGTTTACAGATCCTATAAGTGAATAACTTGAAGAAGTAAAAGTAACACTTGATGGAATTACATCACCCTGATCAATATATATTGTAAAATATCTATTTAATATATTTTGTGAACCTAACTGAACTGGAACAAAAGCAGCACTTGAATCCCACTCTGCAGGAGTTGATTCATCTCCATAGGCATAATAAACAGGGAAATAAGCATATCCACTTTCGTATATAAATTTATTTCCATTAGTTTGTATCTGATTAGAATATTTTTGTGGATCAAATAAAGACACATTTAGTGTATCTCCAGTCTTAAATGTATTTTGTACTTCTACCCAATTTCTATTACGTTTATTTAGTTCAGTTAATCTACCTGTTTCATCAACTAAATACTTTAATCTAACATTACTTTTATAAGGTAAATAAGTATTATCTACAACTTCAGTAAATAAACCTAATTTTTTAACATAATAATTAATTACAGGAGAACTACCATAAGATACATCTCCAATAGACCATGTATTAAATAATCTACCATATAATTGAACACCATCATATCTTGGTGTAACATATGAATGTAAAGAAAGATATGAATCTTGCAATTCAACTGATTCAGTTATAGAATAAGAAATATAATTAGCATTATTAGTTCCTGCAGAATATATTGGTACTAGTTTTTTTCTATATTCAGATGTTAAACTTACATCTATATTATTTTGCAATACATTAAAATCTGAATTTAAAAAGAAATTTTCAAATCTAGGAGAATTATATTCTAATACAAATTCTGTACTACCACTAATAAACCCAGGAGGAACATACCCTACAGTATTGTTTACTAAAAACGGATTTCTATTGTTTTCTTCAAAAACTAAATAAGTATCAAGTTCAGAACCAGGTATAGCACCATCATAATAGTCGGCTTTATCTCCTGCTAAATAATAATAATAAGGATCATATATAGGTTCTAAAGAAGCACTATCTGTTGTAGTAGAAAATTCATTTGTTTGTGTAAATCTAGGTTCATATTGAGCAACCTTAGGTCGTTCAAGTACAGGTGATTTAATAGAAACACCTGTCCAAGTATTACCTCTGGCAGGAGTAAAGTCTTTGATCATTTTAAATAATGAATTATCAAAGAATTGTATTAATCTTATAAACCCACCATAATCAAAAGGTTCATCAAATGTTTGCCCAAACCAATAATCACGTTCAAGTGATAAAGAAGGATATGTATTTAATTCTAAATCTCTAGGATCACCAATATAATTGTCTATTACCCATGTTGGATCAACAGTAGTAATTGAAGCAGATACAGCAGCATCAATCTGTGTTTCTGGAGAAAATGAAACATCAATAAAGTGTAAATCTTGGCTTTTTATAGCTCTAGACGAAGTTGGAGATGTTTCTAAACGTTTAATTGAAGATAAAACACTACCTGTAATAGTATTTGAACCTAAAGTAATTTTATTTGGGTTGTATCCTTTTAAATCCTGATAATCTGTTGTACCCCCATATTCTTTAATAGGAAGAATAGAACCAGTAATACCAAATGCAGTAATTAAACCTTGTAATCCACCATGTGATCCTTTAGTTTTAAATAAATAAGGTAAATTATGGTATAATCTTTTATAGTTATCTAATACTAAATCTTTTCTAGGTACGTTATTTAAAAAACTACTTGATGGAGAATAATCACCATTAAAATCAACACTACCACTATATCCACCTACTTGATAATCAAGTACAGTTTGGTTACCTTGGGAATTATAAAGTTTCATCCCAAATGATTCTAACCATTCATATACTAAATCTTGAGATATACCTTTATTTAAATTATTATCATTATCCCATACATCCGTTAATTTATCTATATAAATCCAAATATTATCAAAATATTGACCTATCATATTAACAAACGTAATATAAGGTAAATAGTTATCCGGATCTTCTAATATATAAGAAGGTATAGTATCTATTAAAATATCTTTATTATCTATATCATAAGCCACAGCTACATTAGAAGCAGTAGCATACCAACTTTGAGCTGTAGCTGAAGATGAAGCATATAGGCTATAAGGTTGGGTATTATTTGTTTTAGGATAAGGAGCTATATAATATTCAAGAAATGAACCTGTTTCTAATGTATATTCTACAATAGAAGAAGTTAATGAACTTGAATTAAAATATAAATAATATTCAAACCCATCAAATTTTGAAATAATTTCATTTAAACTAGAACTAGCTCTAGTTACAGAACCAATTAAAGATGGATTGCTAGCAGTTAAAGGAGTATTAACACTAATCTCAGATTGATAAGATTCAATCTCTCCTATTTTATACATAAAATTATACAACCTATTCTCAGCAGAACTGTAATGAACAAAATCATTAAGCGTGCTATAGTCTATATTAATATTAGTGTTTTGATTGTTAATAACATTTAAAACAACTTGATAATATGATCCTGTAAGAGATGATATAAGTTGAGTGTAATTACTATATGGTGTAGGTACTACTTCTTTAGTTTGTAAATCAATGTCAAAGTTAGGACCCTTTAAAGTAGGTTGTGGTAATGGAGAAATTAACTTATCAAGATTAAGATCAAATATGTACGGATTAATAATTTCCTCTACAATCCAAAAAGTATTTTTTAACCCTAAATTAGCAGGAAGTGGATTAGCCAATTTAAATAAAATACTAGCTTCTCCGGTGTCAGTAACAGTACTTAAAGCATTAACTGCTATTACTTGATTATTGTCTCCAAAATTTAATATTACATAATAGTAATATGGAACTTCATTTTGTCTTTGAGTAAAATTAGTAACTATAGATAACAAACTTTCTGGAGACAACACAGTAGAGTTTACTCTAATTTCTGTTCTGTCCGTAGAAATTTGTTGGATAAATAGTTGATTGCTAAATGGTTGACTAGCAATTTTTCTAAAAAAGTTATATCTAACTGTTACTTCACCCGATTCATATCCTAAATTTTGGATATCCTGAATAGGATCTATTTCGATAGCAGGGAGTAAGCTTTGGGAATAACCTACATTAGAAGGTAATTTATATGATTGATAATTATAATCCGAATTTAAAACACTTCCTCCAAGATCAAAAACAAAATATTCAATATAATCAGTAGAAGCACCAAATGTTTCTGACTGTATACTAGGAACAAGTAATTGTTGATCCTGTAAGGGATAACGACTTACTATGTCTGTATCAAGAATCTGTCCTACTATTTTAATATTATCTGCCATTCGTACTGTTTGCTAGTTGTTCGGCCAAGTTTGCATTTTCAGTCTCAGCTGTTAATAATTGTTGTCTTAAATCTGTTATTTCTTGCAATAATGCTTGTATATCAACATCATCAGCAAATTTAACACCTAAATATTCTGCTTCTCTTTGTAAGATATATCTATGAGAGTCAATATCTCCTTCTTTAGGAATATCAAAAAATAACTCATCATACAAAGCAAAAAAATCTTCTATTGTTACTTCTGGAGCAACAGATTCAGGTGAATTTAATTCTCTAAATTGAGTGTCGATAACTTTAGGGAATCTATTCTTGTCATATATAGCGCGTTGAACAGGAATATTTTCTGCCATTACTTGGTTATTTTAAAGGTGTAATTGTTATCAAATACTACTGTAGAACCATCTGCAAAAGAAGATTTAATTAGTATTTTATAATATCTTTCAGGTTGAAAACTTTCCATATACAAATCAAAATAATTTCCAGATGAATCACAACTTACTTTAGTATATAAATTATCAAAATCTATAACATATTCTCCAGTATCTAAATCTTGTATTGCCCAATAAGAAGAAGATGGTAATGCTTGATTTAAGGTATAAACGGATTGTGTTGTAAACTGTCTAGCAGGATATGTTGGGCGAGCATTTACTCTAAATTGATATGTTGTATCGGTTTTGTAATATCCTATATTATTACCTAAAGTAATAATGGTATTATCATTAGGTAAAACCGTTAAAGACCCTGTATTATATGTACTGTCATCCCATCTTATTTCTAGAATAGGAGGATAAATAGTATGGGTATCTTTAGAGAAAAATTTTAATGAGTAAGAAGATGAAGCATTAAATTCATACCCGTCGTCCATTTTAATAATAAAACCATCATTAAATACATTTCCATTATTAAAGTTACCTACAATATCTGTAACATCTATATGAGTATCTTTTGTATTATTTATTTCAAAAGATTGAGAACCTTCATACAATATATACCACACACCACCACCTGGATTACCTGGTTGATAAGAGGCTGTAGTGTCAAGAATAAAACTAGTAACAGGCCAATTTATACCATTTTGTCTTTGCACCCAGTTACAATCGCTAGTAATTGGTGGATTATAAAGAAAACGCCCAGTACCCATATCCCAAGATTGAGATATAGGAAAAACATCTAAAGTATAATTATCAGGAAGACTAGTAGCATTTGCTAAGTATAAATCTAAATAAGCACGAAATAATGAAGGATTTCCTACTTTAGTAGCAATTACTTCTCGAATAGTACTTGTAGGATATTTTACTAAAATCCTAGATACCTGTGACGGTGCACCAAAAGAAGATGTAGTGTTTGAAATTTCTAATATCTGATCTAGCCCTGTATTTGTTGAGGGATATTCAGAGTACATGGTTGTATCCTTTTCAGGGAATATTCTATAGACGGCCATCTATGTTTTTATTTACAATAAATATAGAAATATTAGAAAGTTACAACTCTACCCTGAATATCTAAATCGGGGAATCTAACTTCAAATATTGATGGGTCTAATGAAGGATATATAACTCCGTTAAGAGTAGCACCATTTACATCATAGCTATACGGAGAATAATTACCTCCTGATTTATTTGTAAATTGTACATTTACTACTGATTGTACTCCTGGGACTTGTAGTAGTGCAGAGTATAAATTTGATAATATAATAGGTTGATTAATTTGCCATTTATCTATGTCAAATATATTCTTTAAAGTAGTAATACAATCTGTTAATATTTGATTATTGCTCAAACCAGGAATAACAGTAATATCAAAATTAATTCCTATATTAATATAAAAACCATCTTTAATAGTAACAGCATCAGTAACCATTCTAAATGGTTCAAGATATTCTTTTAAATTAGTTTTTAATTCTAAAGTAGCATTTTCTAATTGTTTATTATCATTATATGCTAAAACATACATTGATAATGCTAACGGGTTATTATCAATTAGAGGATCATTACCTGCTTGAACAGATAAAGCTGAGGCTTGTTCAACATATACTTTTGCAATGGTGCCAAATTGAGATGGCATACTTAAAGCACGATTTATATAGTCCTCTTTAGTTACAGATCTTAACTGAGCAGAAAATGCATTTAAAGTATTTAAGCGAATTTCTTCTACTGTATCTCCTCCTCTACCTCCTGTAGAAGGAACAGGATTGGTTACAACAAGAGTTGATAAAGAAGTATTAGTAAAGGCAGAGTCAACAGCAACAATACCCGCGTTTGAAGTTATTCTAGTAATATCATTAGCAGGAACATTTGATTCAATTCCACCTCCTACAGTATATTGAACATTCAATGATATATTAGAAGGTACAGTACCATATTGTTTAGTATAAAATACAGCTGCTTGGTTGTAATTATTAACCAAATCAGAAGTATCCACTGATGGTACTAGGCCAAGTTGAATTGTATCCGGATTAGGGATAATAATATCATCCGGATCATTTACATACATTCCTGAGCCAAATTGTAATTCTACAACATCGTCTGTTTTTATTCTTGTAACAAAGCGGTTAGGAGTTTCAAGTAAACTCATTAAATAAGGAACCTTATCAGCATTAGCTCCAGTATTAGTTGTTTTATTAATAATGTTAGATTGGGCTAAATAAGGTACTTCATACCATACACTACTATCACTTCCTGTTACTTGAAGTACTTGTAAAAAATTAGGTTCATTAATTTCAACAGAAGTAAATTTTTGAGGGGCACCAAAAGTAAAATTAGTACTTAAAACCTCAGCTGAAATAGCTCTAGTTGATTTTTTAAATAGGTAATTACCTGAATCGTATAAACTAATAATAACTGATCCTGTATCAGAAAAATCTACTCTATCTACAGTTAAAAATTTTATTCCTGTAGAAACAGATTGTAACTGAGTATTTTCAGGAATTGTTAAAGCATATCTTAAATCTGGCTGACCAGATGAAATAGGTACTATTTGGTAAAAATCAACGGCAGCAACAGAGGCATAAGATGATTTAGGTCTATAACCTAGTGAATATGCCATGTTTAACAAATTCTGTTTTTCAACAGCTGTTAAAACAAAGTTTTCTTGAATTTGAGTATCAGTATAAAATGACAGTACATCACCAACATACGAAGCCATCTCAATAAACATAGTACCTGGAGATGCTTCTGAGAAATCTGTGTATGTGTTAGGAAAGTAATTTTTAGCAAACTCAATAAGAGAAGCTCTAAATTGAGTAAAATTTTTATTTAAATATGATATATTCTTTTCTGCCATTATTCAAAATTAACTGTTACTGTATCTGTTTGCCCTGATATTAATATTTGATAGTCAATTTTAACAACCAGAGTATTACTACCATATTCTCCTTCCTGTAAAAAATCTACTCGATTTATTAAGATTTCAGGAATGTATGTTTGAACACTATCAACAATACTATCCCTAATATCACCAAAAGTAGCTTCCGTCATCTGCCCAAATAGTTGGGATCTTAAAAGAGTACCAAATTCAGGATTATCTATTCTTTCACCTTTTGATGTTAATAATAAATTTACAAGATTGTATTTTAATTGATCTTTAGTAGAAAAAGTACTATAAAAAACACCCGGGGCGTTAAATGGTAGTTTAACACCGATTGCTGTGTTTCGTTGTAAATCTCTAGGATCAACCCTAGTACTTCTTACATAAGCCATTATTGAGCGTTTCTAAAATTATTAATCTCACCAGGATTTTGTCTCATTTCAGCAGCTACCTGAGCTAACATATTCTGATATACATTTTGTTTTTCAGCAAATGTTGTTGGTTTAGCTGGTTGAGGAGCATTTATACCCATTTGATCCATTAAACTTTGACGAAAAGCAGCTGGGTTAACATTTTTAGTTGTTAGGTTAACAGTAGGCCACTCTTCATTATTAGTTAATGATTCTTGGATTTTTTGTTTTCCAAGATTAGCCAATTCTTCTTTCAAAACTTCTCTAACGGCTTCTTTAATTAGATTTTTTAATTTTGTTGTTTCCATATTAATAAATATTAAGCTTCAAGATTTTGTTCGTCGATTTGTAGTTTTAACTCTTCAATTAATACGCTAGGATTTAATGTAAATGATGACTGAGATCGCAGACGGATAAATCCACTGCGATCTAAAGCAACAGCATATCTACGTTTATTTCCAGCTACTACAAGATTAGGATCATTTTCTTCTTTTACATCAAATGTAAATCCTCTATATGTTATATTACCTACATTATTTCCATTATCTAACAAACCTTTTATCTCCTCAGGTGTTAAATTTTCATCTAATGCTTTATCAATAACATCACTAATAGGTAGTAATCTAGATTCTTGGTATATAACTTCTGATATCAGATCGTCTAGTGCTGAGCGGGTTGTACCTAGTAGGATAGTAATAGAGTCTATAGTTAAAATAGTATTAACTATTTTTTGGACAGTTAATGGTGTTGTAGGGAATTGAACAGTAGCTATTAATATTTTAGCTGCTAAAGATAAAATAGTAAGAAATATTTCTAAAGTTTTAACTATATCTCTAATATTTTCTATTTGTCTTTTAGCTTTACCTAATTCAGCTAAAGCAGCATCTCTTGTAATTCTTGCTTTTAAAACATCTTGTTTAGTTTGAATTGATAAAATTTGATCATTTACCTTATCAACCAATTCAGATAACTGTTGAACTGTTTTAGCTAATCGCTGAACTTCTCTATTTAGTAGTTTTGCTATTATAAATAAAGCAGCGGCTTTAGCTACTGCTTTAACAGCTGCTTTTCTTTTTTTAAGTTCAATTAATACTTCATTTAATTTAATTTTTTTAGTTCTTATCTTAACTTTAAGTTTACTTGTTTTTTTAGCTATATCGGCTTGTTTTTTTAAAGTTATTCCTGAAAGTGCTATTCCTAATTGTTGTAATATAAGTCTTATTTGGGTGTCAATTCCCGTTAATGCTTTAGTAGTTTTTTGAACTTCTGCTTCTGCTTTTTTTATAGCAGCTTCAGCTACTTTAGTAACACCTTTTGCTTTATCTGCTAATTCTTGCTTTATTTTTTGAGGATCTATTCCTGGTTGGTTTATGCGATTAGCATATTCTTGAGGGTTAGGGGCAAAAGAAGCAGCTGTTTTTAAAGCGGTAGCAGGATCTAAACTAAGATTACCTAAAATACTAGAAAAAGAAACAGCTTGAGATAATGCTACTTTAGACTGCTCAAATGAAGCAATAGCAATATCATATTGTCTCTTAGTATCTTCATACAATGCTTGAGAGTCCTCTAATGTTTTTTTAAGCAATTCTATTCTTTCGTTTGTCTTAGGCATTATACAGTAAATGTTGTTTTAGAAAGTAATTTATCAGTATCTAAATCTTTACTAACAGAAGTTATACCTTTCTGTAAAGCTTCAGATCCTACTGCTATAGACGTAAGAGTTATACCTTCAGGAGTTGCTTTTGCATCTGATATGGCTGTGCAAAAATTACTTAGTGCTTGTAAAAGGTTACTAAGAAAAGTTTCTAAATTATTTCCTAGTACAAGCGGTTGAGTTGTTGTATTATTAGATGAAGGACCTAAAAATATACTATTATTTTGCAGTGCAATTCCCACTTCATCACTTTGCATATAAACAGGACCTTGAGAATATAATTCTACTCCTGTTCTACCAAATACTAATACTTCATCCCATTTAGCCGAAATAACAGTTCTATCTGCATTTAAAATTGCTTGAGAACCATTATAGTCTCGTATAGATATGGGAGATGTTATATTGCTTAATCTAACATTTCCTATATTTAAAGGAATAGACTGTTTAGAAGTTAAATAAAGTGAAGATCCATCCCAATTAATATCTTCAACAAACATATCTGATCCTGAAATTTTAAAATTATGTTCATTAGATAAAATAACAATAGGGTTATTTTCTAGTTCATTTGGATTTGTAGACCAAGGACTTAAGTCTTTACTCCCCAATTTATTTGTACTTCCAAAACGAATAGAATTTCCAAATCTACCCTCTATAATATTATCTCCTGCAAATGGTTGAACCCCTCTAAAGTCATCATTTTGAGTAAATGATCGATAATCTTCAAGCAATTGTTTATTTTCATCTATAAATAAACCATTAAATTGAGGACTATTCCAAGCATTAATTGGAGACAAATAATACGTTTCAAATGCTTTATTAGTAATAGGAGATGGGGCTGCAGGGAGTTGAAATAATAAAACAACTTCACCTGGTAAGGGAAAATATTTTTGATAAGGTAATAAAGGCAAAGCAGTAGTTAATGATGCTATCTTATCATCAGTTAAACTAGCCAAATCAATTTCAGATTCAGGATTATAAGTATCAAAACATATAGTTCCAATACCACTCCACCCACCATTATCTTCCCATACTTTTTTAGGTACATTCCCCGGATTAAGCATAGTAGCATATACTTTTCCTACTTGATATGTTGTAGGAGGAGTATAGTTATTATATCCTGTATTAGCAGTTATTGTAGCTAAACCTTCTCTTACCCTTACACTCATATTATTTGTTTATGGGTCCGTTAATGTTATCGCCAACCTCTTTAACAGCTGAAAATAATTGCTCCTTTTCAGCTTCACTTAAAATAAAACTAGCTGCTTCATCTGTGTTAGCAGACAGGGCACGTTGAACAATACCTGCTAATTTAACAAGTTGTTCATCATTTTTTACACTAATATTAAGATGTTCAGCAATTAAAGGAACAATCATAAGAGCTGATTGGGCGTCGTTAACCAATGGTTTTAACGTCTCAATCAGCTCCCTAATTTGTTTTTCTTTATCCTTAGAGTTAGTGTATATGTCCTTAAGTAGGTCCGAAAACTTTTTACTACCCCACATTACTTGATCAAAATTCATTATCTAATTTTTGACTATAAATATAGGAACAATAAAATTTTATATTTTTATATAACCCTCTTGGTAATATTTATTATATAAATCAACGTATATCGACTTTAGCTTCTTAATAATCTTAGTAATTTGAGGGGTATCTACGTCAACCATTTCACGTATATAAATGTATAATGCCTTCTTGTTAAAAATATCTAATGATTCACATTTACGAAACAATTCCATTATGGCGTCGGCTGTTTTAGCATCATTTTCTTTTGGAAATAATTTACTAAGATTTTTATCAACATACCTAATATATAAACTCATAAACTCGGTAATGCTATAATCTTGACTATAGTAACTATTAATCGTTTCTTCTTTAATTTTCTTATCGTCATCTACTTCCGCCAAATCACCTTTATCCTGTAATTTTTGGTAATTCTTTTTGTTTTTAAGGATAAGATAACGTTTGGCTATAGTACCAAAGTATGAGTATGCTTTACCCTTATGTGGCTTATATAACTTAAGTTTCTCAAGTAAAAACGCAATTACCTCTTGTTGTACATCCTCTACCGATTCACCATCGGTATAGTAAAATTTAAACGTATGGATAATATTTTGGGTTAATTTAAAAAATCCATACTCAATACGCTCGCGATAGACATTATTTCTAAATTCTTGGTCTTCCGAAGCAACATACTCAACAATAGCATTCTGAGTGTCTTCGGTAAAATAGGTATTAGATGTCTTAGGTTTGCGTTTACGTGGCTTACCGGATTTAGTTAATTCAACTGTTATAGAATTATCTTCTACTAGAAGGTGGGGTTGACTGTGTGTTTCTGTTGTTTTCATTAATATTAAATTCATTTAGTTCTCTCTGCAATGTTTTTACACTTTCAAAGAACCAACCTATTTCATCGTCTGATTCAAATGTTCCTTTATTGTCGATATTGTCTAATTGCTGTTTAGTATAGTTTACAGTATTAGAAAATCGACGAATATATGAATCTTGTGAGTCGACAATTTTTTCTAATTTTTCAACCTTCCTAAACAAATTATAGGAAATATACCCTATAAGCAAGTTAACCAAAAATAAAATAATAGATAAAGTTACCATAATTAGTTCCATTCATCATTTTCAATAGAAATAGTACCACGTATGCTATCAACTATTTCTTTTATATTATCGATAGTTTTTTGAACCTCAACAGCAGGAAATGAACGATGAAGACTCATTTCTAAGGTCTTAAGTTGATTTTCAAGTTTTTCAATTTTTGAAAGTGCTTGTTGTTTATATTTCATAAATAATTTTTTTAAATCTAACAACAATATACGACCTTTCTCTAATACTACCAAGTCTCTAATGCTCCGTTTTGAGTGCTTTACCACTCACTCCTCAATAAATACGTATATACAACATTCTTAGCTAGAGAGAAAGCCTAAAAGGCTTTTACGCGTTTTAGGCTTGTTTACGAGATGCTTTAGCCATCTCTTTAAGGTCAATTTTCTTTACAGGATAAGAAAATGATTTATTATTAATCAAAGTATCGAGCATACCAATTTCTTGTGGACTATCAGTAGCAAATATAGTTTTATCTTCAGATTTATTACTACCAGGAACATCAAGAAAATTAGTAGTATCTAAACCCAATTTAGGATCCATTTGTCCTAAAAGTTTATTCATGTAATTAATAAACGCTGCTTTATCTCTGTCGCGCAATAGATATTCTGCCATGTTTGAATTTTGAGTATATATTATAAATATAGAATAGTTATGTGTTCTTAGTCGATTTCTTAGTTGATGATTTTTTCCCAAACTTATAATACTTAATAACATCACCCTTAGAACCGATAATAGTATTGATATCGGGTGTACCGTGTACAGCAGCTATCTTAACAGGAATATCGGGATCAAGAGTAAAAAGATAATCGATAGTAGATTGCATGTATATAACCATCATATAGCAGCATTATTTTCAGCGATAATACGAGTAATAATATCATCAGCAGTAGATACGGTGACTGCGAATCCTTCCTTATTAACGCGATATCGATTAAGCTGGGAATGTATAATAGACTCGATTTGCGCGGGTGCTTTACATGGGAATGCATTAACTATAAACCACGGGGTGATAACACCCGTACCGGAGTTAATTTCTTTAACGCGCGCTTGTGGCGTACGATCCGTATATCCTATTTTAAGTATACCCGGTTGCCCTTTATTCTCCAACACATATATATATCCCTCGTTAAATGACAATTGAGCCTCAAATCGTTGGCGCTTAATCCAATAATTGATAAACTCGGCTGTTGTATAATTCTCATATTGAGGACCATCGAGCGGTGTTAACGTAAATGCATCCGTATATTTAACCGACATTCCTGCTGGCCTGGGATAATAATTCTCTTTAGCTTCCTCCAACGATATTTTAATCATAATATAACACCCTCCACTATTGTGTGTTCCATCAACTTATCGTCGTTTGGGTTGTCAATCTCCTCGTGAGCACCGTAATACCATTCTTTATTCACATCCAATGCGAAATGTTTAATCGCACTTACGGGACCGGCGTCGTTAAATCCACCCTCGTACCCGGGAACAAATACGTGTAATTCTGGGTCAAGTTTACTTAGTTGTTCAATTAATTCCTTTACTTTCATATAAGGTATGTTTAATTGTGAATGTATGTATATACGCTTGGACTTCCAAAAAAGGTTGTACAAAAAGAGGGTTGCAAATTTATAACCTTATAATAAAAAGGACTATAATGATTTTGCGCGTTTGTTTTTTGGCCATGTACTAGCCACGTTCCATATTAGTTGTACTATCGATGCAATGAATATAATAACACTAATTGAATATACTGTTATTACTGTTTTGTCTAGAGAGGTTAGCTCTTTTAGGATTTGGTTTTTCATATGTTTACAATAAATATGAAAATTGGGTTCTCCAAATATATTTGTATATATGCGCGCCTGGGGTAAAGATTGTAGTTTATCTGTAGATACGGGGCAGCTATGCGCGCCGGCGGCGGCGCGTCGATGGACCGCTATTGCTGTGGGGTCGTTTCGCTAGCGTCTCGCCAGCGCCGCGCTAGTGATCATCTTTTTTTTGACAGGGCGAGGATCGGATAAAAATGCCTGCTTTTTTATGGCAGGCGATTTCTCATGAGGATTAATATTATTATCCGTTACACCGATCGATCAGGCGCTCTAGCTGAGGCAGACAATCACTCGCCGTACGCCCCTTCAATCCATAATAATGCTTCAGATCCCTTAATTTAACTTGCCTATTTTGAATGCCGCGCGCCATCAGGCTCAAATAAAATTTGTGTACCGCTAGTTGATAATGAAAATAATTGATCGAGCCGGATGAGGTAGAAACTGATGGTGTTTGAAGCTTACCTTCGGCTGCTTGTAATACTGCTTGTTCAAATGGAGTCATAACATTTAATTTTTGTGATATGAATATAATTGGGATTATTAATACGAAAAAAAGCATCGATAAAAAATTCATACAGTAAATATAATAATCATAGTTATGCTCCCAATAAAAAAGCCCCGGATGAAAATCCAGGGCGTAACCATTAAAATTAAAAGTATGAACTGTAATTATCAAACGCTTGTTTGCTCGTATAATTTAATTTGTACAGGGCCGTATGTATCAAAACACTCCCAATAATCGCCATCGAAAATATAAGTATAATCCACTCCCTTATCATTTATTATCTCACTGTACTTATCATTTCTAGCTCCAGTATTCGGCTCGCCCCTATCCCTTCCATATGCCAAACACCACTTTTCATTATGAGTGGAGCGATCATTAAAATCCTGTTTCTCACCGATCTCCTCCCCCAATATACTCAAATCACCTAGCGCCAGCAACGCCTTTACTTTATCAATTGTCTTATAATGCTCAGTTAAAATAACTCCATTGTGAGATGGATAACCATCATAATGGCAATAAATGTAATCAACTGAGTCGTCTGTGTTTCTGATTCCAATGAAAGATCTTGTAGCCATAAATTTAATTTTTTAATGGGATGAATATATACAAAAATATTAGGGTACAAAAATATATAACACAAAAAAACTATACCCAATCTTCTATTGATGCAAAACATTCTGCTATCACTTTAGGAGCAAAACTCATTTCTATTCCTGCACACCATCCTCTTACACCAACTAGATCAACCCACCCTTCTTCGGTAGCTAAAACTGTTACCACATCACCCTGTAAAAAAACAACATTTTCTTCTGATGCATAACCTTTAATAGCGATTAAATTTTTTCCTTTGTTCATAGCATTTAATTTTATATTATAAATGTAGACAAAAAAATATGGTTACCCAAACAAAAAACATTGTTTGTCTAACATAATTCCTACATTCATCTGCTCATACCACTCAAATTCACTTAACTGCTCCTCAGGGTAGGTTGATCTAAAAGATGGCTCTTTGGGGCGTTCACCCTGTACTGGTTTGCCGAAGAAAAATTCCTTAACTGCATTAATAATTTGTTCTAATAATTCCATAACCTTTAATTTTATAATGTAAATATAAAAAAAGGGGGCAATGCCCCCTAATTTATGCTTGAGCTGAAACACCATTTTTTATTAGCTGCTCAATATAATCATCCTCACTTTCTTGCTCTTTTAATCTCATTACAACCTTAAACATTGCTAACTTAAACAATTCATCAATGTTTGGGTCTTCAATAATTGCGGAGGCAATCATGCTTGATAAATCACCGCCATTACCTTCGATTTGAACTTTAATTTGATCGTTTACCATTTCAAGTAACAAAATGTTTTTTTCGCTCATAACATAAAATTTTAATTGTTAATAATGATTAAATATAGAAAAAAAAACGGGGTTACCCCCGTTTTGTTTTATTTGTTTTCTTCATCCTTAAACCATTCAACCCAATTATTAACTGCACTTTTAACTGCATTTGAAACTGAATAATCACTTATATCAACAGAATCAATTTCTACCTCTCTACCGTTCATTGATAAATCATAATCATCAAATGCATCGATCCCTAAATCCTTAATTTCATCAACAACATTATTAACTAATTCTTTAATTTGTTGATCATTGAGTTCAAAAGACGCTCCGGTTTCAATTTTACTGATCATGTCGATTACCTGTTCTACTGAATAAAACCCTGGTAATTGCTGTTTTAAAAGATCGATTGTTGCTTGCTTTGTCATAATTTTTAATTTTATAATGTGAATGTAAACAATGAAACGGGGTTACCCCCGTTTTATTTTTTGGTTGTTAATAATGTTACTGCGCTGAACATTACAACGAAGAATCCGAATATGAACATCACTAGTAGAGCCTGTCTGACTGGCTCGCTAGCGCCAGCCGTCCTAGCCATACAAAAAATAACAATTGCGGTTCCTAAAGCAAATGATGTCCATGCTGACTGTCTTAATAATTTAGGTCTGTTGTCCATGTGTTTTAATTTTGATAAAGATACACAACACACACACGGTTTCCAAATTTATGCTGGCAATATTATTTTTGGAGGCCCAATTATGTTTCGTAGATTTACATTATCGATTTGGATAGGCGCCCCATGAAACGGGTGGAGAGATCAGAGGTAGGTTGCTTAAGATTTCTTACATACATCCTAAAAAGCAATTGGTCTAAAGGTACGTACTATTAGTTGGGTCTCCAAATTTATTTTTCCCAAAATGAAATTGGTATGAAGGTACGTACGGATAATTGGGTCTCCAATTTTGGAGAGAAATGAGACCCAGCTCCATCAAGCTGAGTCTCTAACTGATAACCCCTAATTACCAGTTAATATTAAGCTGCCTTTTCGGCAGCTGTATTTTTTGGACGACCACGTTTTACAACATCCCCGTTTGCAATTCGTTCTGCAAACATTGCGAGGCGTTGTTGACGATCACTGGTCGGGTTTGGTTTGCGACCTCTCTGAATTGACAACCCTTGCTCTGCAAGTGTCGCTTTTAAAGCCAATTTCATTTGACGAGCACTGTTTGGGTTTGACTTACGACCCCTTTGTTTTGTTTCTACTGTTTGTACTGTTGTTTCTGACATAACCTTTGTTTTAAAATTTGTTTTAATAATTAATTTAACATGGTAAATATACGCTGGGTTCTTTTGGGTTCCAAATTTGCTTCAACAAAAAGAAAAAAAAAACAAAAAAACATATATACAAAATATTTCGAAGTGTTTTAGTTGTGTCGCAATGCATTTTTGCATACAACAAAAAAACCACAATACCCATTACCTCGCCTCATTCCACCTACTATAGCGCCTTAACACAAAAAAAATCAATGATATACCTATGTTTTGATATACTTATATGTTGTTTTCTACACTTTATTTAACAACAAAAACAAAAAAACATACGTAAATTCGTTAAGTTTCTCGCGCAAAAAACCATTATCTCTCGTTAGTCAATATAGTGTGTAACAAAAAAAAGCACACGGTAACTCAGTTTTACTTATCAATAGCCACCCTCATATAGTCACCCTCTTTTGATAACACCACTACATCACCATCACGTATCAACCTACGTTTACGTTTCGGTACTAACTTAAGTGCACGTTCGTATTTGTTTTTCAACTCGTACATATCCGCTTCACCATTCGCTATGATCGAATCTAGTTTTGCTTTTTCAAACAAAAAATCTAATTCCCTATTCGTCAACGTACGTTTCAATTCGGTTATCTGTCTCGTCGTATAGGCGAGTCGTTGCTCCATTACCGCACACTGTTCTAATCTACGCGTTAATCGTGTTAGTGCCTCCCTCGTTATATATACCTTTTGAGCGTATATATTGCCTGTTATTACTAGTCCTGTTGTTAGTAACAAAAATATTTTATTCATTATTCGCTGGGTTATTATTATTCATTATCCATCTCATTACCATTATTCTCCCAATACTTGTGAGCCTCGTCCATAGCAACCAAATACCCTCGCAATTCATCTTCCGTATCTTCACTAAACAAACCACTGTCCAACAATTCCTCTACTGTTTGTTTAACATAATCCAATGCGTTCTCGTTTTGCTCCGCAAATTTTGCCGGTGTTGGGTCATTAAATGTGTCTTCGAATTGATCTGCTACTGCCCAACCGTGTTGTGAATTAATCACTGCTTTTACAATGTCTATTGTGTACATAACTTTTATTTAATTAAATGTAAAATAAAAAACGGGGTTACCCCCGCTTTACTTATAATTCTATACTCGCTGGTACTGCTGGTATGTATTTTAATTTCTTACCTGCTGTTAACTCGTGTATAGTTAAGCTATTAACAAAATTCTTAGCACTTTCATTGTGTCCACCCGCTATATTCATCTCAATTTCTTCCCTTATTTCATCCCATTCACCTTGGGTGAAAATATCACCATACTCGTCCATTACAACGTAATACTTAGGTTTAGCTGTTGCTTTTTTAGTTGCCATAATTTTTTATTTTAATTGTTTAATACACTAAATATACGCACATTCATTTGGTTCCCAAATGTATATACGTATGTTTGTATTGATGTTGTGTACTGTTAAAGCTTTGCTATTTTTTGTTTTAAGCTTTACGTCTAATATTTTCGTTAATTGCGAATAGCAAAAGAATGATTACAAAATATACCATAACTTATTTATTTATATCTTTCTCAATTTTCCTAATCACCGTTCTAACAACGGGGTACATGGCTACTGTTTCTCTACGTTTAATTCCGTCCTCATCTTCACCTATTACCTTCCAAAAATCATATACACCACTACTAGTACCCCAACCAATCCCGTCAGCTTCCACCGTTATAGCATTTGTTATTATACCTAACGGACCACCAACTATTAAATCTAAATGATATCTGTTCATTTGTTATTATTTTACATTATATCCTCACCCTTATGTGTTTTAGCGAGTAGATACGATACAAACATGATGTTTAATATTAAACATGTTATTATTGTTCTCATTTATTCATCATACGCTTTAGGTGAAGGTAAGCCACTATAATGACAATCCAAACCATTAATTAATAGGTCTGCTATTTTACCACGATTCGCCTCGATTCGATCATCAACATTATCTATTTTGGCACTTAAATAACCCTGAACGAATCCACTAATCCAAAAGTATTTATCATTCTCATCACAACCGTGACATCCTTCCCATTGCGTTTCGGCTAATTGTTCTATTTCTTTTAATGTCATAACTTATTTATTAAGTAAATCTACTAACTTAATTATGCCACTCACAATAGCCATTCCAATCACAATTGACACTACCGTCATTGCTATAAAGAAACCTATTTCCTCCATTTTATGTATGTTTATTTTATTTTTCATTTACTGAATAATTCTTTTAACCGTTCTTTTAATGTTAATTGTACCAAATTAAATTGTCCACTTTGCCACCTCACAACCTTATTTCCATTACTACTGTCTTTCCAAACACACACTCTACAATTCCTAACTGTACCTAACGCTATTGGTAATTGAAATTTGCGGCTATCCTTCTTAAACATAAATAGCGGGTACCACCTATTACACGTATAACAACGTTTACCCTTCATATTATTTACTCAATTCTTTATCACACATTTCAATCAGCATTTCAGCCAACGGATCATCATTATCAATTATATCACCATTCTCATCCATTACCTGGTAGTCATCATGAAGATCATTTTCGGCTAAACTAACACGATATTCCCTACCATCTTCACGTTCAATTGTGAAATGTACTGTTCTGTAACTTGCTTTGTCTGTGATTTCGTATTTCATAGCTTTTATTTTATAAATTTAATTGCCAATGCTGTTTCTACCTTATCATATTCACCCATTGTAATATCCGACTTATATTCTTTAAGGACACTTAACACCGCTTTTTCGGCTTCATCAGCCGTGAACCCCTCCTTCAACATCAATATCCTACAACATTTATCGGCCATTATGTAGACTTTCTTTAGGTCTTTAGGTAACCCTTTCAATAATTTTTTATCCATAACCTATATCTTTAATCTATCATTTCTTTAATCTTAAGTGCTCTAGCAGTTATATCCTCAATAAATTTCTTTGCTCTATCTACTGTTTTAGTGTAAGCCCAAAACTGACAATACTCTGAATCGAAAACAACGCCGGTACAATCTATGTGCTTATTAATATACTCTTCTAAATCATAAGCACTTTCAAAATCTCTGAATCGATAGGCTTTAGCTATCTTACCTGTAATGGTGTACTCTTCTTTACTTTCTTCTAACTTGAAAATAGTGAACCCGATTGGATAATTAATGTCTTGCATAACCTTTTATTTGAACTAAATGTATAAACAATAATTTGGTTTCCAAATTAATGATTATCAGCCCATTTTCTACCTTCTTCCGTTGATGAATATAATACCTCACCATCATCACCTATACTCATCTTAACCATTCCTTTATCTACTAAATTACCTAACGTATCACCTACTAATTTTTCAGTTGCTGTTCTAAATGTTTGTTCTAAATCAACATCAGATAAAGCATATGTCTTTTCTTCCCCGGTAATGTAGTGGAGGAATTTAACATTACATAGTTGTCTTATTTCAATACTCCAATAATCAATTACATCTTCAGGTAATCCATTATCGAATGTTTTTAAATCATTGATGATTGCATCTGCATACTCATCACCGTTGCTGAAATTGAATTCCATCATAATTAATAGTTGTTTCTTCTAAATATAGAGGCTATTTCCTTAACCAATATTAAAATGAATATTCCCACAATTATAGCGGTTACAGGATAGTCATTCACTAATCTAAATAAATCTCTCATTCAATTGAATTTATGATTCTATATTTGGTTTTTCAGAAGGAGTTGGTTTACCAACTCCTAATCCTTCAAATTTAAGTAATGCATTTGCAATGTATAATTGAACTTTGTGTAGGTATTTCATTTGTTCAATTTCAGTAATCATTTTAAGACGATCTGATTCTTTAATTTTACTGTCTTTAAGAAAATCAAGGCAAATTGTTTTGGCTTGTTCTAATGTTTTTGCTTCGAAGACTTGTGTTGCAATTTTGTCGAGTGTTGATGTAAAATGTTTCATACTTATAATTTTATAAGATAAAGATAAATATGTTATTGGGTTTCTCCAAACATTATTCTGTGTATTTGTTATCTAAATCGACAACATTATTACTCCACCACTTTCTAAATTTATTTGTCTTTGATATTTTTACTAAACGTTCTGTAATTAATATAATTCCTATAAAAGTAGGAATCGAAATTAATACTAGTAATAGATAAATTTTAACTATCATAATTTTTATTCTGCTAGGTATAATCTTAAACTATTGTATTTTGCTACTGGGTTGTTTTCAGCTAGCATTTCATATTTGTTAAGTGTATGGTGGTAAGCATCTTTAACAGGTAAGTGAGAGACATTTCCTAACCATTGAGCGAATGAATCATTTGATTCATCAACTACTGACTGTGGTGTACCAGGTAAACCACAGAACAAGGCTTCACTCACCTCACTAATAAACATGCCACTATAGAACCCCTTTAATTCATATTTCTTTACAAATTGATCAGCATTACACCAGATAAACATGTTTTGTTTCTTAGGAATTAAAGCATGTACTGTTTCACTATCAATAATGTAAGTTGGATAGTAATTATTTTCTCTAAAACGACCAACACCAAATAACCCCCATGGTGAACCATGACCCATCATCATTACACGATCATGTTCTTCAATCAACTTAATAATATCCGATTTTAACCCTTCTGTTAACACAGTAGTATTAGGTATATTTTCGTAAATCGGCTTTAAAAAGTCGGTTGTTCTGTCTTTGGGGTGTATAACTAATGTTTTCATTTTTATCTTTTAATCAACGACTCAGATATTAATCCTACTCCCATGTATATAAGTTGTCCTGCAAGAAATAGTTTATAGAAAATTTCAATTTGATTGTATTCCACTAAATGGTAAATACCAACAATATACACTAAAGACAATATAAATGAAAGATTAACTAACACTCCAACTCTAAGTTTAAAAAGATTATCGTCTTTAGTATTCCATAATAATTTAACTATACCTGATGTAGCAGCAAAATATATTAATATAAATCCTAAACTAGTAAGAAACGATTTTAAGTCTTTATTCATAACCTTTTTTATTTACTTAAATATAAGATAACTTATTGGGTTTAGGACTTCTCCTCAGGAATATCTAACATTTCATCTCCAGTAAGTATTCCTTTATCTTTTAATGTTTTAGTGATAGTGAAATTAATTAATGAAGCAACAAGTTGGTTACTTTTCATTACTTCTACTACTGCTTCTAACTTACGAATCTTATACATACAAAATCCAAAACCAACAACACTGATGATGTTGTACAATTCCTGTAACCCAATTTCTATCATTTGTTTATTTTTATATTTTAATATTCATCATCATAATCATTACCATCATAATAGTTATTTATATCCTTTAAAGATAAAATACTATCCCCCTCACTAACTAAGTTGTGCAATATTCCTTCATCTTCATTTTCAGTAGCCCAATCTATAAGGTCATCTAAATTATCTACCTCTGCTTCTTCAAATGCATTATCAAGAACAGTATTCCACATCTCATCATCAATGAGTTGCTCATGAATTTCTAAAAGTTGATCAATAATCATCGTTTTTAAATTTAGGATAAATATACTGGCTATTGTTCAAGTATCCAACTACATTCATTAAAAGCTCTTTCAATATTTCTTTTAGCAAAGTCTTCTGCTTGTAACTCATAAGGATTCTTCCAATAACCATATTTGTCTAATAATTCAAAATACACTTTCATATCTTGAGTATAATGACAAAACTCATGTAATAATGAATGTGTTAAAGATTTTACTGTTTTATTTCGTTTTAAATGGATTGTAATTAAATTATCTTCTTTCACCCAATCAGCAACACCAATAAAATGCTTTGTATTGCGTCTTAAAACATTAACTCCTGGTTTGCGTTTCGGTGCTTTATATCTGTATATTTTAAATTTGATTTTTTTATGGTATGGTTTGTGGTACTCCTTATGTAATAAGTTAAGTACTTCTTTAACATAAGCAATTAAAACCTTTCTCGGTAGTTTGCGAGTACGAGTATATAAAGATATATTGCTCATAAGGATCAATTTTCATGTCTAAATATATAAACATGAACTTAACCCTTAAAATTATTTACTCAGATTTTTGATCAGATAACCAAGCGTAATATGCTTCTTCCTCGTTTTGTTGATTTAACCATTCATCATATTGATAATCAGCATCAATTGTATCAGGCCATAAATCAATGTATCTATCTACCAAAAGCGCTTCTTTGATTTTACTCATATTATTTAATTTTATAGTGTAAAGTTAAAATTGGGAGCTTGGTTTCCCAAACTCCCTATTATAACAACACAATTAACTAATTAATAGGTATAACTCCATTTCGCTCATAGTCTCTTACATAAACGTAAGGTTTTAAAATTTCATCAAATTTATTTTTTATAGTTAACCATTCATTTTCATCAAATGATAACATATCTTCTAAATTATATTTTTTAATTTTTTCAGGACCGTAATAATATATGTAAAATTCTCTATTTAATTTTACTATTTCTTTTCTATCTAATATAACAGGATGTTCCCAAATTCTATGTAAATTTTCATACATTTCCTTAATAAAAGGCCATTCTTCTGTTTTATAATTAAAATCATTTTCTAAACCATACACTTGTATTTTATTAGGCCCATACCACCAAATAAGATACTCTCTCTGAGCCTCAATAAATTCTTTTCTTGTTTGTGTTTGGATAAACCATCCATTTATAAATTTAGAATATGCAACAGATGGATCATTATCTGGGCGGCGTTCATGCCATACTATTCCACGATAAGCAATAAGAGTTACATCATGAAACCTAGCAAACATTTCAGAAGTAAATGATGATGTAAATTCATGACCAACTATACCATCATGCATTCGAGCTGATAATTTAGTTCTGTAGTGTAATCTTACTAATTCATTCCAAAAGTTATAATACTTTAGTAATAAGTTTTTATCTTGAAAAAGATAACCAATTAGAAAACCATCAAGATCAAGATCACCATCGTATGTTTTTACTTCAGGATTTAAATTGCCATCTAAAAATATAAATTTAAAATTAGGAGCCTGCTTAGAAGTATCAAACCCCATTGAATGCATAAGATTTTCAATACCTGTCACTGCTGAGTTTTCTCCTTTTATTCGCTTTACAAATTCATTATGTGGATATCCATTTGAAAGTCTATTTGGATGGCCTATAATTATATTTTCACTACATTCAGGAGCATTAAAATGTTTTTTAAATTCTTCAAAGGCAGTATACATTCCTGCATTAGTAATGTAACACCCAATATCACATAAGATAAAATTTGTTATATCGTTTTCAGCACACCATTTTATCCCATGTCTTATAATTCCAATAGGAAAGCTATGCCATATTTTACCTATTTCTTTAAAGTATTCATCTTCATCTGTGATGCATAGAATAGGTTCATTTATTCTATCTTCATCTGTTCGTAATGTTTCTAGATCAACTACTATTAATTTACAAGGTACAGAAACATTATCTAGTAATTGGGGTGTATTAGTTATAATTACTACGTTAACTTCTTTAGGAGCTGTTTGTAGCATTTTAACTAATGAATTTATATAAGGAGGACCTATTAATGTATAGACAAAATGAAAATTTTCTATGGGACTTAACTTCATATTATTTTGCAATAAATACATAAAATAGGGATCTAGTTTCCTAGACCCCATATTATGACAACACAACTATCAATTAACATATTCTTCGGCTAATTGCCACAATTCACCATTGAATTGCATATCTGCTGTAAAGTTTTTAAGCGCTCTAACTTTACGTGTTTTTCTCCCGTTATTGTAATTAATACCTCCGTTTACTAATTTCTCTTGAATGCGATTAAATACATTCCATAAATTAGCACCGTTATCTTCATTACGCTCAGAGGCAAGTAACTCTATTACATCTATTTGAATGTTTTTATTTTTCCAACGCAATGCTGCTGCTTTTAAAGCAAATTCAGTCATTTGTTCATCACTCAATGGAGTATCTCTAAATGTATTAATCTTTTGAACAAGGTTAGGTAATGAATTGATCATTGCTAATACTTGCTCACGAAGCGCTTCAAACGTATAACCCATATGACGAATTGCTACATTACTAAATTCACTATCAGCAATTACAAGTCCATTTGAGCATACTAAACGATATAATCCTACTCTCAAATGAAATGCATTTTTACCATCATGACTATTAGTCAATAGTAATTCAGGAAATACATCGTCACCATCATTTCCCTTAATCATGATGTTTTGATTTTGGAAACGAATAATATGTTTTTGATACCCTTTACCTCTACGTGCTTTAACTTCTTGAGCACTTACTGGTGTCCACCCTAGCTCAATCATGTCTTCAATTACTTGAGACGTTGGGATGTGGGTGTAATTAGTTGATACATTAGGTGCTGATGCAAGTGTGAATGCACTTGAACACATTCTTTGAATTTCTTGCAAACTCATTGGTTCGCGTTTGTTTGTAATTGTCATAACCGTTTTTTTAATTGTGCTATAAATATACAACTATAAAATCAGGTTTCCAAACTTAATCTCTTTTAGGTAAGAATACAGAATTAGGATCTTCTATTTTTAATCGTTCTAATTTTTCAATAGATGTAGGTCCTAAATCACCATCAACACTAATATATCTATCTAATAAATAAAATTTATTCTGTGCTGGACCTGAATATCCTTCTTCCTCTTGTATAAAATGGATATTTTCTTCTGTTATTGTTTTTTTTAACCCTGGATATATTTGGTTGTGGAAGTGTCCGGCAAATGGTGGATTTTCAGGGTCAAGTATTGCTTGGCGAAATGAGTCTAGGTATTTGAAAGGCAATGCATAGAAGTTATCACAGGTAAAATATCTACCATCATAGAAATGATGTATTTCTCTAAATAGGAAATTAAATTTATTAAAATCAATATTAAATGAAGATACCTTATCTAGAAATACAATATCAGGCCTTGTAAATATGATAAAATCAAGATCTTCATTTTGCACCAATTCAATACTTTTTAATGTTCTACGTTGAAGGTGAAAAGTCAAAATTGATTCAGCCCACTTTTCAGGTTTGTAAAATTCTAATATCTCAGGAGTTATTTCATTAGTACTTAAATATATTTTTGTTTCATGACCGGACCAACAGTTTATTAAATTTTCTTTAATATTATCTTTAGTTCGTCTCCAATCTCTATTTCTTAATCTAGAAACAAGACCAGTCAACACAATCCCTATCTTCATTACTTAGTTTTATTTAAATAAGCAGTAAATGAGGCAATGAATACTTCTACAGGCATATTAGCACCATTAAGTTTTTCCTCTTTAACCCATTTACTCATTAATTGCTTTATTTCTTCTGTGTAATCTGTTTTTAATTTTTCAGAGTACAAATAAGCATCATGTAATTCATCTTGTAGATGTTGAATCCATTCTAATACAGTAAGATCATTTCTATCAAGATCAGTTCCGTATTTTTTATTTCCCATTTCCGCTCTTGTTTTAAAGCGGTTTATTACTCTAGTTACTATACTATCCATAAACTATTTTATTTTAAATTTAAAACCAGTAATTTGCTCAACCACCTTTAGATCAACCTCATTATTTTTTAGACCGTCTGCTTTAGTATTATTATTATCAAATAAATAAGCCTCGTAAGTGTTCATTCGCTTATTGTAAATTACCTTCCAACATTGTTTAGGTATAGACATTTTACCTATTTTCCTTACTTCACCTATAGCCCCAGCCCAAATATAAAGCGAATCATATTTACTAGCATCCTCACGTGTCATTGATTCTAATACTTTCCAATCACCTCTATTAAGTTGTGGTGTTTGAGGAATCATATTTGAAAAGTAAAATGATTCTCTCATTTTATCTATATCACAACCACCATCAGCAGCAGGAAATACATGACCACGATCAAATCCTGAGCCGTTGTAGTGTTGTTGTAAATTAGTGTGTTCAGATAATTGTGGGTCAGGTTCAAAATTGTCTGTTCGTTTTACTTTAGTATCACAACTAATCATTTTCCTTGTTAACCACCACTCAACCTTAACAGGATATTGTTTTGATTTGCTGTAGGTTGTTTTGTAGGCTTTATGGATAATAGTAACTGTATCTTGAGCTGATGCTTCAAGATTAATGAATATGAGAATTGATAGTAGGTATTTCACCTTTATAAATATTCCCTATTGCTTATTTATTAAATCAATTACAACTTGAATAATAAACACAATAACCATTCCAATAAAGGAATAAAATACTATTTTTTCGCTTGTTTTAGTTTGATCAGGACGTTTACCTTGATTATCCATTTGGTAATGATTTAGATATTGCCTCGTAATATTCTTCCCTTAAACGACGAACTGCTGCTTCAGCACTTGCTGCTCCTGCTTTGAACATTTGGTTGTTGCTCTCAAAGCCACGTTCATTAATTACTCTAAATACTTCTTCAAAGATTTCAAATCCAAAGATGTTACTACCTAATGCTTGATACTTATCCATAAATTTATTTTTCAATTTTTACTTCTATTTCATATTGTTCACCATCGACTTCAGCATGTGCTTGTTCTAGCATTATTGTTAAATATTGTTCCGCTACAGCGTCATTTTTAAATGGTGTTCCATTTAAATCATTAACATCAATATATCCATCTCCATGATATATAAACTCACACTTTGGATTTCCATCTACATACATTAAAAATGTTTTATCATCAATATCTTCAAATTCTAATTTATGTTTTTTCATAATATACTATTTAAAGAATTTATTTCTTGGTTTACTTAAATCAACAATAGCTTGTGGTTTTGGTTTTGCCTTGCGACCTCTTGGCTTTGATTCCTTAGACTCAGGCTCATCCCATTTCCATTTCTTTACTTTTTCAAGAAATGCGGCCCTATAACCTGCTAAACGTTCTGCTTCTGTTCTCATATAAACTCATATATTAATTCTAAACCGTGAGATATACTTTGTAATGTATGAAATTTACTCATATCGTTAAGTGGCTTAGCATCTCTAACATTATATGACCATTGTGGCACACCACCATAAGCTAAACCAGTAAAGTAACCATAATCACTCATTACAATATATTCAGGTATTTTATGCTTTTTATTTTTCATTTATATAAAAGTATAAAGTTTATTTGGATCCTCCAAATTTACTATTAGCTAATAGATCATCCCAATCTTTATAGCCTTGTGATTTAGCATACTCATCATTCTTTTTCCTACGATAATGTGCAACTGCTTCAGGTTCTCTCATTTGATCACTATCAGTAAAGCCAAGTGACTTAGCACATTCCTCTTCACACCATTCATGTGAACCTATCTTTATTTCAATTGGTAGATCTGTTTCTAGTGATTCAATAAAGTCTTCAAATTGAGATGCTGCTTCAAATGGCATAGTGTAGATTCCTTCATCTACTTGATAATCTGATTCATTTTCTTTATCAAATATTTCAATCCTACCCATTCTATATTTTTCACCAAACAAAGTCATTACGCCGTAACCTACAGTTGAATAATAATATCTACCAGTTCTTGCCACACCATTTACATCAATACAACCAGGATTGAGTTCAATATAATTAGCAAGATGATCAGCAAATTCTTCTTCAGTCGCTTCAGGGAAGCGTTGTTTGACATTATATATAAAATATTTAAGGTCTTGTCTATTTACTTTCATTTTATATTTATTTGTGTATGCTAAATAAATTTATATATTATTTTTTAAGGTATTGGGTATCTATATCTTTTCTTCTTCTTGCTTTTTATTTTTATGAACCAACACCATCTATAATCCACTGTTCACCAGATTCTATCTTACAAGAAATTGAAGTAAAAACATTTTTAGGTTTAAACGAAATGACTTTAATGTGGATTTTAATGGCTATAGCACACGGTGCTAACGCTTGTTATTGTGATATTAAATCCATACTAAAGAAAGTCTAGTCACTTAATCTATGTGTTACAGTAATTATATTTACTTGGGTTGCAATATTTGATTCTTCATAATTATAATTCATACAAATAGCTGATCTAATTATGCTATCAGTATCAATTATTCTTTCATCATACATTTTTTCTGTAATTTTAGGAACTTCATCTTCAATACAGCAGGCACCACCACAGTCTTTATATCTAACTACTTTAGAAATAGTATAAATGTATCTAGTATTTGCCTCTACTATTGCTTTATATATTGTATCAATGTGTGTCGGTAAATAATAATCATAACTATCTAAATAACAAATATATTTTAAACCTTCATCTAATATAAATTGAATAGTCTGATTAGTAGTCTCAGGATCAGTTTCATAGACTTTAAACTCCTTATTTGTTTGTTGTTCTAATGAAGCTAAACATTTATCTAAAAGTCTATCTTCTCCTTTATGTTTTATCAATAGTACTGCTATCATAATCTGATATTTTAAGTCCACAATATAAATCAAGCCAAGCCATTTCACGTGAAGCTATTTTCGAATAGTGACGTTTTTTCTTTTTAATATGTTCAACACCCCAATCTCTCCATTCTTTATTTTGGGCTTCAGTCATTGTATACTGTGTAAACCATTCATCAGTTCTACCTTCTACATCTTCAAACTTAAGATCGTGGCCTGCAATCTCAAACATCTTATCAATAAGTTCTTTAAGAAACATTCTCTCTTTATTTGCTTTTTGTTCTGCTCGTGTCATAACATTTATTTTACTGAGTTAACGGTAATTTTATTATCTTGAATAACCAAATAGTTTCCTGATATTTCCATAGTGTCTATAAAATAATACCTACCGCCAGTGAATTTATCACTGCCTTCTAAGTCAATTCTTCTCATTGCAGTGTGACCTACAATTTGAATATAATCTTTCTTTAATCCTTTAGGGTGCTTCTTATTTGCAGACATTAATGATCTAGGTCTAATCCAAATAGGTGTTTGAGTTGTATTATCACCACTAGATTCAAAACCATTAAAATCAAATGCTTTAGGTTTATATCTAAACATTTCATTTAGGTCAACTACAACATTTTCTATACTCCAATCATTCTCACCAAACACTTCATCCATAAATATAGGACTTACACCTGCGTGTGTACACAAGAAGTTATCAAAACCATAAGCTATTTGTAAATGATTTCTATTCTCATCTATTACTTGATTAATTGATGGAGCAATTTTTGACTGGTAACCACTAGTTCCAGTGTAACCAACTTCAGGAAAGTAGTGATGATCGTGATTACCAATCAACATAACTACCTCAACTTGTGGATTATTTTCCTTATATTGAATAATTTCTTTAAAGTTAGCAATTTGTTCTACACCACTAAAGTCAAATGAATCAAAGTAATCGCCTATGAAGATAACTCTATCCGGTTTATCTTGATGTACTGCTAATTTCCAAAGTGAACGTCCGTGGGTATCACCCAATACAATTGTTTTCATAACCTAAATTTAAGTTACTAATTTGGATTCACCAAATTTTCCACCATGGTTTTTTAGACTCTATTTTAGGTCTATTAAAGCTAATATTACGATTGAATGCAGAAGATACTATACGAAACACCTTACTATGGTCCTCAACTTTGACATCATTAACATTCACTTGATATTGGATTGGGATAACCATATCATCTATCTCAAGTGAACCATCAATTACAATATATTCCTTATTGAAATGTCTAGTGTATCGAATCATAGCATAAATAAATATACTACGACTTGTATCTTTCATATTCTAATTTACCCACCTCTTGGTAAGCATCATAGATGTTATCTATAGCAGTGTGTAAGAGATTTCTAATTTCTCTTTCTTGTCTACCAAGTGGGTGTTTAATACAGTGGTCTTCAATGGTACACATCACAACGTGTAAACGATCCATTAGTTCTAAATAATGACCTTGATTAATTTTATTTTCCATTATGATAATATTTCATGATGGTCTGAAAGGATAACGCTTGTTTTAATGGGTCTACTTTCAAGTAATGATATTATTTCTTTCATTTCATATGGTCTTAAATTATTTCCATCCATACCAACATCCATTGCTTTACCAGGCATTATTTTCCTATATCCAGGTAAATGAACATGGCCAAACACATGAAAACGACCTTTATTCATATCATGCCAACTTACAATTGGGAAATGAGATAATACAAACCCATATTCTAAATCATCACTATCTTCATCTACTACATTTAACAATTCATAATGTGATGTTTTAACAAATATATCTTGAATATTATTTTTATTTCGTTCAATATGATGATCATGATTACCTAATATTAAATAAACATTTTTACATACTATTCTATTTCTAAAATCCCCAATAGACTCAAACCCACTAAAAGCCCAATCACCTAAATGAACTAATATATCATCTTGTCCTACCATTGTATTAATATTATTTACAATAGTATCATTCATTTTTTCTAATGATGGAAAGTCTCTAGTTACACTTTCAGGACCCCAGTTTGAAGTACTACGACATATATTTCTGTGATTGTAATGGGTATCTGAGGTGAAGAATAATTTTTGTCCTGGGGTTAGATTAATGTTCCACATTGTTTATTTTTTGAAGATCTTTGCATTTATTTAATTCTATTTCTTTTATAAATAGTTCACCTTTAATACTGTCTACTCTATATTCTAAAGTATCAGTCTCAAAAGCATTTAAATTTAATTCATCTTTAAGCATTGAATTACTAATATACAATTGAGTAGCAATAAATGATAAGGTAAATATAATTCCTAAAGCTAGAATTCTTGAAAGATTTGTCATTGTATTTTATTTTTTATTTTTCTTTTCAGGTGTATTGAAAGGTCCAATTTCATAATCATCAATCTCTTTATCCCAACATTTAATCCCACCAATCCATAACCAAACTAATGAACCTAGTAATATTGCTGTTATAATAACTATAATAATTAATCCCACCATCTTTGAATATTTTCTTCTAAGATTTTAAATAATAATTTATGTGCTCGTTTTTCATTTTCACGACCTATATAAAATGCTGTTCTATGGTTATCTTCAGTTTTAACCTGATTGTAGATGCGAGGGTATTTATTGAAATAGTCATCATAACGCTCCCATAGTGTTTCTGTCTCCATCTCATACATACCAGGGCGTAATTTACTCTCAATAAACTTTATATTTACTTTCTCGTAGTTTTGGTATTCACATCCATAATATTCATCTTGTACTCTTTCAATTAAACGAACACATAACATCATTATTTCAGCGTCGCGTTCAGCTGATAGATGGTTACCTCTTTTTCCAATATATTCAGCTTGGTTTTTAAGCTTAAATTTAAGTATTTCGAAAATAAAATGGTGATCCCAATCCTGATCTTTCCATATAATTGGAAACCAACGATATAAATTATAAATGCGTCTAAAGAATTGTTTTATTATGTACATAACCTTTACTAAATGGATCTAAGAATAAGTAATGGAGTGGTTTTACTCCTTCAGGGTTGTCTTTTATGGTTTCCCATATAGGGAGTTCTTCATGGTAAAAAGTAGTAAACGTCCAGTCTTTAAACCATTCAGGGTATTTAACATGAATATACCCCATTAATTCTTGTTCTGTGCATATATAATTTTGCTCAGGTAAACTTAATACACGTTCAGCTAACTCAGTAAAAGCATTAATATATTGTTTAAGATATGGAGTATTACCACCAAACATTGCTCCTACAGGAAATTTGTTTGATGATATAACTTGCTCACTAAATGATTCCTGGATTTGGGTTTCTAGTAATCTATAGTCATTATCCATTACATTTTGTCTACAAATACATAATATTTTATCTTCTACATATTCATTTATTTTATTTAAAGCCTCAGGAGTAAGTATTTTAGCAAATATAAACTCTTTAAAAGCATGTTCATGGTGGTGTTCCCTATCATGATACTTAATATAAAATCCAGGTTCGGTAGAATATAAATTATATTTGTAAGGAAATATAGCTCCGGTTGATAATCCAGAGTCAATCCAATATAAATAAATTCCATCTTCATATTCCATATTTAGGAAATGCCATTTTAACCAATATATAGCCATTGGCAGTGTATAAAATGGATGAAATTCATTATTATACAATTCAGGATTATTCATCCTAATATTGTATATTCTATCGTGAAATGGACTATCTTTTAAATTATATTTTTTAACTGTTAGATTTGTTAGGTTATGTTTTTCTTTTAATCTTAAAAGGTAGTTGTATCCATCCTGTTCGTCATCAGTATAACAAACTATGTCTGCTCCTAAACCACAGATTGAAATTAGAGAGTAAGAATACCACTCATATCTACTTCGCTTCCCCCAAAATGGAGGATCATAATGAGCAGCATAAAACGTAGTAACTAATTTAGTAACCATATATTTTTTAATAAATATCTTTAGCTGTCAGGGAAGGATTCGAACCTTCACGCAGCGATTCAATAAGCAACAAATTAAGCCGGCTTTGTGGTCAACCCCTATTACTTATCTATTTCGATATCTGCGCCCACGAGACGAGTGGGTGTGTCTGCCGTGTAGCTACCCTTTCACCACCTGACAATTTACTGTTTCCTTTCTTTATACAATCTAATCCATGTCATAGAAACATCCACAGCCATTAATACTGGGGCCATAACTAGTATAGCTAATGTTTCTAATCCTGGCGATGCATAAAGTGGATCTTCATTTCTTTTAGAGTAACTTGTATACATTTTGTACACACAGTAAATAACCGAAATAATATAAATTAATGTTAATATCATATGTTAAATATACGTTAAAAAAATAGGGTAACCAAAAATGGTTACCCTAAAAAATTGATGGGAATAACGATTACCCACAATCCCTGGACGGACCCCTTTTCACCTATAGTCCACAAAGATGATCAGTCTAAGTGTTAAGACTAGCTGGATTGTCTACCAGCAACGCCTGCGGAGATCGTCTTGATTTATCTTCGGCGTATCCAGAGCACTGTTGGGTTGCGCATTCTACCCTTAGTGATGGTGGTTTTAACTCATCCGTCTGTGATACCCAACTCAACGGTTTTTCAACCGTCTCGCCAGTGCCTTAGTCCCTCTCAAGAACTTATTCAGCCACAGTTTGTAAATGACTTAGCCTGGGACAGTGAACCAGGAGAACTGTGCTAAGTACTTGTGTATATAAATATATCAAAGATCTAGAAAACCGCTAATTTATTTATTTTTTTTTAATATTTATACTCGATCTATTATTATTAACTAAAACAATTTATTATGAAAGATCAATTATTAGGACTTATCAGACATGCTTTAACCTTTGTTGGTGGTATTGTTGTTACTAAAGGTTTAATTGATGAAAGTTTGTCTCAAGAAGTAATCGGTGGTATTATGACGTTGGTTGGTGCTGTTTGGTCCATCGTTTCTAAAAAGAAAGTTGCTTAATATTATTTAACAATTTTAAAAGAGGGGTTGATTAATATCAATCCCTTTTTTTATGTGCCTCCAGCGGGAATCGAACCCGCACGAACTTTTTCGGTTCACAGGATTTTAAGTCCTGCGTGTCTACCAATTCCACCACAAAGGCAAATATTGTGAGCCACCTGTAGGAATCGAACCCACAACCCTCTGAGTACAAATCAGATGCTCTACCAAATTGAGCTAAGGTGGCTTATTAGGTAAGTAGAAGATGGGTGCGTGGACATCTACTTTTACGATTGGCATTTCTTTACGCTCTTGCGTTCCGTCATATCCCAATCAACCTAATTTTAATTTACTTAATTACTTCTCTTTTGGTAGGATTTCCTAGTTCTCCATCTTTTGCTGGGAAAACTTCTTCTACAGGTGAACCTCCACCTTGAATAACTCCTACTGAAGAATCAGCAACTGCTACTGAGTCAGCAACTACTGTAGAATCTACTACTAATGAATCTACTGGTTGAGATTCACTTGATGAGCCGTTGCAGCTAGTAAGTGCAACTAATGTGGCCAAAGCCATAACTGTTTTTTTCATATTTCTATTTTTTATTTTACTCTGTAAACTGGTACTTTAAGTCCAACAAATCTTAATCGATCATTGAAAGAACTTGTAAATGCTAATCTAACTTGGTGAGATAATTTAAAATCTAAACCAAACATCGGTTCAAAAGTGTGATTTTGAATGTATGCTCCACTTAACTGGATTCCTAATTTTTCTTTCCAGAAGGAATGTCTGAATCCGACAGTAGAAACATCATACCCAGCAAGAACTTTAGAATAGGTTCCAACTGCATGTAAATTTTTGGTTAAGTGGCCGCTAACTTCTACTTGGGAAAAACCATAATTTTTACCTCTGTAGGTTACATTTCCTCCTTGAACAGATACTACTTGTGCTTTGATTGCTGCTGTGCTTAACATCAGAACAACCATTAAAAATAGTTTTTTCATTTTGTTTTTTGTTTTTTAATTAATAAATATAAATCAGTGGAGATAGTGGGATTCGAACCCACGTCTCCGAAAGAGACAATAATACTAACGTCTCACATGCTTAGTACTGCTTGCGCTGCACCGTAAGGGCTGACCTGGTTAGGGTCAAATTCCACCACTTGATTTTATGACTATCAAGAAAACTAACTCACAGTCCTTATTTAACGAGTCGATCGTGAATACTCGGTGGTATTCTGTTCCTAGGTTACTCACACCCGATGCGGACTAAGCAAATGTTGCTTCGTCGGCGCCTACGAACGCCATAAGGTCGTCGAAGGTCATGGTTGACATTTCGTCATTTATTGTTTAGTATCTTCTAAGGCAGTATACTCAAATGCCTGCATGTAGTATTACCTCTGCATCCGGATCAATACCGGTTATCCCCATATGTTAAAGAACTAGTATAAATATACAATACTATGTTTAGGTCTCCAAACTTAAAGTTTCTTAATAGTATTAATCAAATCATCTACTGCATTTTTCTTTTTTTTGCGAGATGATTTTTTAGGAAGTCCTTTTATTATTTTTTCCTTGGCCTTCATTATTTCAGCACATAACTCATATTCTTCATTTTCAACTAAAATATCCATATTTGCTTCTAATGTTTCAAGAAAACTACTTTCATCAACATTTAAGCAAACTATTTCTTTAGAATTAGGAATTATAATTTCAGCAAATGTTGTTTTTGATTTGCCAAATTTAATACAATGTAATATAGCCTCAACTATCTTTTTAGATATTTCATCCCTATGAGTATCAAATACAGATTTGGGATCATTTGTTCTTATAGACAAAGGCTCAAATATTATTATATTTGCTTTAGGATTTACCATCAGTATCAATTTTCTTTACCTTTGATTCAGGTACAGGGATAGGCTTTGGCGGTGGTGGAGCTATACTAGCCTCATAGCTAGTTATACATTGATCACAGCATAATTTTCCATCAGATGCTGTTCTTCTTTGACATCCACAAGATAGTTGGGTATTACAATTGTTACAAAGTTTCATATTATTACTATTTACCAATAAATATTATTAATATATACTTTTTCCTTTTATTGTTTATTGTAATCGTTTTGTTTTTTCTTTAATTCTAGCCATTCCATTTGTAATGCTAGTGAAGCACCCATTTGATGTAAATCAGGTAAAGTTAATTCACTTAGTGGTGGCATTTTTTTCTTTTTAAAGAATGATTTGTCTACTTTCCTATCTGCTTTACTTTGTGCTTCGTCTTTTGTTTGAATAGCCATTATATTAATTTTAAACAATTACATCTACAATAGGTGAAGTAATAGCGGCTTTAATTTCAAAATTACGCTCACTTCTTTCTACTAAATACTTAGTCATTTTAGCTTCTGCTTCTGTAACCGATACAGCATCAATAAGGTAATCTACTTTTTGTCTTTTAATTTTACCTTTTTCGTCTTCAAGTTGAAATTCAACTTTAACTGTGTAATACTTGTTTTCCATAATCTATTTTTTGTGTTTATAAATATTATTTTTGATATGCTATAAATTCAGATCCCGGTTCATCATCATCGTCATCTTCATCCCACAAACCTAATGATTTCATGTTTTCAATTTGCTCAGGTGATAAATCCCACTCATGTGGTACGGCTTTAACTTCAGTGTTATCTTCAATATGTCTAATTTGGTCCTGAGTTAGTGGGTCAGCAACATATAGGAAATAGCAATTGTAGCAGTATAATTCTAAATTGTCAATTAGATAGTTACATTTATTATTATCTTTAAAATGTAATAACAATGGTGTTTTATAATCTGTTATTCGACGCTCATTAAATCCACAATGATAACATTCATCTTTTAAATACGCCTCAGCTATTAATCGTGACTTAATTTTTTCAGGTGTAAATGATTCCCAACCTGTACCGGTTTCAACAATTTGTTTTACATTTGGATCTTTACGTTTATTAGGTAAGAATTTAGGAATACCTTTACCTGATTGATTTTTATGTAGTTCAAATAATGTTGGGCCGTCATCTTCTAGTTTATACAATTTAGCCCAAGGTTTATAGTGTTGGTATGATACTCCTAAATAGCGAGCAGCAGCACGATTTGATTTTGTAAATCGCATTGCACGCAATATATCTTCTTTACTTAGTGGTTTTGGAGCAGGCATTACTTTTTAATAAATTGTTTTACTAATTCCCATAAATCTTCAATTCGCTCTAAAGGAATAATATTATCTTCACTATCGTAAAGAGGATTAATTGTTCCGTCTGGATTGGTTCTCTCATAGAGATAGAACATAATTAATTCTCCTGCATCTTTTCCAAATTGCATAAATATTAAGCTATCAATAATTTGAAAAAAAGGTTCATCATAATTACTTAAATCAACAGCATAATCAACATGGAGCATAGAGCTCCTATTTATGATATGTTCTAATAAAGGAATAGTATTTAAAAAAAGCTCTCGTTGATTATCCTCATTAGTCTTTTTTCGACGTTTTAGTGTACTTTGAGCCCCTATTATTTGGTTTATCTGTTCTTGAAGCTTTTCTATATAATCTTTTTGTTCCATAACTTGCTATTGATTCAATTAATTTTTGAATATCAGCACACACTTCATATTCTTCCATATCTGAAAAATATGTTTGGGCTTTTTCTAGAGATTGAGTCCAATCTGAACGATCAAGAGAAATATAATTTCCGCTTGAATTTAATTCTATTATAGTTGCTTCTGCTTGATTGCGTTCAGAAGCTTCTTTAATTGCTGATACGAGACTGTTAAATACCACATTTTGGACCTGTGGGTTAATTTGAATTGCGTTAAAATCTACTCCATCTTGGAGAGTAATGTACAAATTTGGGATTTGTCTTCTACGCATATTTAAAATTTAAGCAGGTTCAACGACAGGTTCAGAATTTCCTCCTTCAAGTGCAGATTTAACAAGCATTTTAATGTTACTCAATCTAATTAAGAATCCAATAACATTTTCATAAGGTACATCTAAATCAACATCTACACTTAGCATATGTGGTGCTAAGCCAGCATTCAATTTAGTTTTTAACTTTTGTGTTAATTCTTCTTTTTGGTTTGTAGTATATCCCTTAGGTAATATGAATTGTACCTTAACACCCTTTTTAGTTGGATTAGGATTAACGTCTAATTTTAAACGAGGTGAAGAAGGTACTTCTACTTCAGCATCAATATTTGCTTCAACTTCTTCTTCGGCTTCAAGAAATAATTTTAATTCCTCTAATATGCTTATTGGTTCCATGTATTATTTTTGTATAAATATTAAATCTTGTTCAAATGATTCTAATGATTTTACTGTAACTTTGGTATTTCCTAGCTCAAATGTACCTATTTCATTATTTTCAGCAACAATGTCATTTAATTGGGTTAAGAATGTATAATCTTGTTGAGTAAAGGTACTAACATCTATTTCAACAACCACATTTGCTTTTTCAGGAGTAGATGTAAAGAATAAATCTAAAGCATTAGTCAGGTCAGGGGTTGATATTCCTTTAATAGTATATGCTTTTTTATACACTTTGTTATATCTAGATATTCTAAAACCCCATTTTTTAATGAATGCTAGGTTAGACAACATTTCTATTTCTTGATAATTGTCGGATCTTGATGTTTTGCTTACAAAGTGATAGACCATAGCTCCTGTAGTTACTTTGCAGCTATAACCTGCTAGTTTATATCTTAAATGTACATCATCATCTTCACAGAATTTTTTAAATGTGTATCCATCTATATCCAAATAATCTTCTTTGTAAACAGCAAAGAACAATTGTGAACCACCCTCTAATACCATATCATCACTATTGTATGAAAAGAATTTATCTTTATCGTATGTTTCAATATCTCTTCCACAATCAAATATAGATTTACCTGGATAGGTATCTGTGTATATTGGCGGTTCTACTCGATGATAAACAAGTACCATTTTGCGCTCTATATACTTTAATATTGTCTCCACAAATCCAGGATGTGGAACCATGTCATTGTGCATTAATACTACTACTTCACCTTTTGCTTTAGCAACAGCATTATTATAGTTAATTCCTAAAGTAACATTATCATTTACTTCAACTACAATTTCAACTTCATTTTCATTAGGATATAATTCTCTAATTTGTTGAATTGCAAAGTCAGTATATTTTTGATTAGATGAAGTCGCTGGTATTATTAAAGATATCATATTTCATTTTGTTTTTGTTTGATGGGATTGGTTTTACAAATGAGTATTCATCAAATTTAGGCATTTGTCCCCATTTGTTTAAAAATTTTACAGCATTTCTGTGTTCTGTAATTCTTTGCCTTTCAGAGGATTGTCCATTATTTTCTTCTAGACGATGAGAACCTCTACCAGCGAAGTGCCAAATTACAGATTTTGTTGTTTGTACAAATCCAAATCCTTCATTTTGCATTCTAATAAACAAGTCCATATCTTCCCAAGATGTAGGGGCAAATAAAGCATCATTACCTCCTATGTAATCCCAATCTTCTTTTCTAATTATATACCCACCTGCTCCTTCTCCTCTTCTAATTTGGATATCATTCATGCAACTAACTTCTCTTGAAAATTCTAAAAAAGCCTCTTCTTTAAAACCATCATGATATGCTCCAAAAGTATCTAATGGAGTAAATATTGTACCTGCTCTTTCATGATCATTAAATACATTTGGTTGTATTCTCCAAGATGATACAACATATTTTCCATTATGTTTTCTTATTTCATTTAATAAATCTAAATCAAAGTCTTCAGCAACGTAGAAATCAGACTGCAGGAATATAATGTATTCTGTTTTTACTTTACTAGCACAGAAGTTCATTCCACCACCTATTCCTCTAGCTGGTTCAAAGTATGGTTCGATATAGATTTCTAAATTATATTTATCTTTAACTTCTTCAAGCCATTCATTAGTACCATCCGTACAATTTTCGGCATGTACTATAAATGGAGCATCTTTAAAGTAAGCATTTTGTCTTACAGATTTAATACACCATTTAAGATATTCTAAATTATTATATGTCGAAACTGTAAATGTTATCATGGCTTATAATTTTGAGCTAAACTCATCATTTTATATTTTTCACTGTCCAACCCATTAATTGAGAAGAAATGATCCATTCCACCTTGAGCCAGCTGGCAGTATTGTTCCAAGGTAATATCAGATTTTCCTTCTTTTGTTGTTTTAGCTACTAAATGTACGGCTGTAAGGTAATCAACTATTCCTATTTTCCAACCTTTTCTTTCACATACTATTCCTGAGTAGATGTCTAGTCCCCATCCATAGATCATGCTCATATCAAATTGTTTAATTTCTTCAATTAAACGTCTATGAATTAGAGGAGACATAAAATCAACCCATGGTACTTGTCTTACATTTTGAGTACCATAGTTAAACATTTGTCGCCACATATCTGATTCTAATCTAACTTGAATAACGGAAGGAGATAATATAGTATAATTTTGTTCAAACATTTCTTTACGTAGTGTTTCTACAAAATTATGTCCGTGTAATAAAACGTCATTACTTAAAAATAATAATGAATCATATTCTTTATTTTCAAGAATATACTCAAACATTAAATTCATTGCCCCTCCGAAATAACAGTTTTTCTCTGTTTCAAAATGTACTATACTAGGCTTACCTTCAGGACTACTTGCATTATCTAATACAACCACATCATATAAATTATTTTCATATGGTTTTAATGAATTGTATAAGAAATTAGTATACTCTGGTAGGTTATGGTTGAGTATTGTTACTAGAGTTTTCATATATAACCTTTTTAATTGTCATTTTAATTAGTCCAATCCGGGTATAACCCGTTCATTGTTTCATAAGGGGGATGAGAAGATAAAGATCGAGTTGGTTGTTGTTGTACCCAATTCCACATTTGAGTTAATCCAACATTCAAAGACGTTTCATTAGTTGCCCCAAATAATTGTATTGATTTTGCTATATCAGGATATGAATCTTCTATTTCATACCTTGGAGCATCATATACCTTTTGGCTAGTACCTACAACTTGATCAAATATATCACTAGCTTCATTAATAGTAGTAGGTACAGATCCTCCTAAATTAATTATTTGTTTTGAACAATTAGATTGAACAGCACTTTTCCAAATATTTTCTAAATAATCATCTATAAAGCTAAAACGCCTTATTTGGTTTCCATCTCCAAATATTGTTCTAGGTTGATTATTCAAATATTGGTACATCCAAATTCCAAATATATTTCTATATCTATCCCAAATATTTTGTTTAGTTCCATATAAGTTATATAAACGCAAAATACACCAGTCTAATCCTTGTTGTTCTCCTGCTATTTGAATATCTTCTTCACTAGTGTATTTTGCCACTCCATAAGGATCAATAGGGTTACATGATTGTAATTCATCATAAGGATGTCCATATCCACGACCATAGACAGCAGTCGCAGATGAAAATATTAATTTTCCAACATTATAGTTAAGACAATTATTTACTATTTTAGATGTAGCTAGTAGATTATTTTTATAGTTATATACTCTAACAAAAGGAGATAATGTTTCAGGAGCATATGCTGCAAAATGAAATACATAATCAAATTGATTAGAGGAAAAGCAATTTTCTATAGGGTCATCTACTATATTCATTTGAAATAATGTAACATTAGAATTTACATTTTCAATGTATCCCCCACTTAAATCATCTATGCCCACAATTTCTGTAGTTGGGTAATTAGCTACTACCCAATCAGCAAATTTACTGCCTAAAAATCCTGCTACGCCAGTAATTAGTATTTTCATTTTAATATTGTTTTTAATTTATCTAAATTCATTGATATGTTGCCAGGAACATGTTCTGGTTTTTGTGCTGGTTGTGTTTCTGGTTTTGTTTGTTTTGCTAGGTCAAGCATTGTTTTTAATTCAGTACCTACATTATAAATACCAGTTGCTTTTTTATTTATTAGTTTAATAATTAAATCCGCAATTGTATCTATGTAGTCAAAATTGCCTATTTGGTTATACCATGCATATTTAAATTCAAAAGGTCTTGCTTTAAATGAACATCTACAAATTAAATGATTATTATTAGTTAATGAAACATATTCATCAGCTAATAATTTATAGTACGTGTACCAATTATTTGAAGGAATAGGCATATCTTCTTCTGTAGCATTGTTTGTTGATCCGGCATAAATATAGTCTGTTGAAATATGAATTAATTTTATACTATAGGCATTGCAGATATCCGATAAAATAGAAACAGCTTCATAATTTACTTTATACATTGCTTCTTTATCTGTTGAATATGTGTCTGTATTTGCAATGCAATTTACTACTGCATCGTACTTTGTTGTAGCTCTATTTCCTGACACATTGAGTACATAATTAGCTATTTTATTAGAGTCTGTTATTTCAAATCCATCTTTTTTTCTTGAAACATAATCCCAGCCTGTTTGTTTTACAATTTCAGACCCTAGCATTCCATCTCCTAATACTAATACTTTCATTTAAATTTTGTTAAAACATCATTAATGTAATCGAATACTGGTTCACGATAATGAGGAGCAGCTCCTATAAAGAATACTTTATCTAATACTTTATTTGCTTCAGGATAATCTTTATAGTCATCTAAGTGACTAAATCCAGGATGTAATAATATGTTTCCTGCAAAGTAATTTCGAGTTTGTATTTTATTATCTTCTAGATATTGAACTAATCTATGCTTTAGTCCAGGTTCGTCACATATAAATGGCGTTCCAAACCAACATGGTTCTGCTTTACTTAATCTAGACGGTGCTCTTAATCCAGGGATGTTATCAACAAATATTTGTGTAATTGTTTCTTTACTTCTTTTTCTATTTTTTTCTATTTCTTCAAATTTATCTAATTGAGCTAATCCAATTGCTCCTTGTAAATCTAACGGTTTTAAGTTATACCCCATCTCAGCAAACACATATTTGTGATCGATTATACCATCATAATTTTCAAGCCATTTGTCAAATCTATTTCCACAAGTACCACAAGATAATAAATTAGCTGAGCCTACACAGTAACAATCTCTGCCCCACCAACTTAGACTAGTAAATAGTTTTTTAAGTGCTTCATCATTAGTACAAATCATTCCCCCTTCACCTGTTGAAATATGGTGTGCTGGGTAAAATGAATTTGAGTGAGCTACATAATAATCAGTAAGTAGTTTTCCATTCCATTTACTTCCTAAGCTATCACAGTTATCACCTATCAATTTAAGATTATACTTATTTGCTAATTCTACCAATTTATCGAAATCAGGAGGATTACCTAATACAGGTGAAACAAATATACCTTTAGTTTTTGGTGTAATTTTTTCTTCTATTTTAGCTATATCAAAATTTAAAGTATCCCATTCAATATCTACAAACACTGGTTTTAGTCTGTTTTGATAAATTACAGATACTGTTGTTGCAAATCCAACAGGTGATACAATTATTTCATCTTCATCTTGCCAATTAAATCGTTTTTTAAGAGCAGTAATCAATACTAAGTTTGCGGATGAGCCTGAGTTCACCATGTGGGCGTACTTTTGATTAAATTTCTTTGCAAACCTACTTTCAAATTTATGTACTTTTTCTCCTGCTACAATCCATTTCCCATTTAGGAAAGCATCCATAGCAGCTACTATTTCATTACTATCCCAGTATGGACCTGAATAATATACTGGAGTTATCCCGGGTTCAAAATGATCATTGTAGATATATTTTGGAACGTGATTTCCAGCTAGTGCTTGTATGTTGGATAGTTCTATCATGTTGTATAATTTATAATTTGTTCCCAGTTAATTATTGGAGCTAACCATTCTACTTCACAATGCGTTGCTAAGCTAGGAATAGGAGATAAAATGGTTCTATTTCTATTTTCTCTTAAAAATTCATATCTATTAAAATCACTACAGTTTGTTGAGTGAGTATCAAAATCTTCTTCTAATATTCTTTTTCCAAATATTACACTTCCTGTTGTATTAGGAACCCATCTCCAATGATGTGTTTTAGTTAAAAACATATATGTAACTAAATCAGGATACATTGTTGAGTTATATTTGTCATTATGATCATATAAACTAACATAATCTAAACCATTATATGATTCAAATAACTCTAATACTTTATAAGCCCATCCAGGAACATGAACATAGTCATTTTCTGCTATATATATTAAGTCTTTATCCCCAATATTTAATTTTTTAGCATAATTCCAAGCATAAAAGTATGAGTTACAATCAGAACCAGCAGTGAATATTTGAGTATGATGGATTCTTGGATCTACAGGAGCATAATCTCCATCAAGTAAAAGATGAAATTTTACAAAATCTAATCCTTCTATTGTAGTAAGAATATTATTTAAACTTTTATCATAAGAAAACCAATAAGGTCTATTTTTACCTAATCCACTAGCATTACTTGTATGTCTATAAAGTATATGTATCATTTTATTTTTTTAGCAGGTGTCCCAATATATACTCCCGGTTCAATAATATCAGTTAGTACTCCTGAATTTAATCCAATTGTTACATCATTGCATATTTTGGTTTTTTGTTTGTTACATGATCTAGTTCCAAAATATACTCTATCTCCTATAGTACACGTTCCTGAAATTTGAACTCCAGGAGCGGTTGTAAAATAATTTCCAATTATATTATCATGTCCTATAGTTGTTATTAAATTCAAATGAGCATGTTTACCTATTTTACAGTTTGTTGTAATAATAGTACCAGCACATATTATACTTCCTTCACCAATTTCAACATCAGGTCCGTGTATTTGAGCGGACGGGTGAATATACGTAAAAAATTTAGTGTTTCCAGGTAAAGAATTTACTATTCTTTCTCTTACAACAGGATCAGCAATAGCTACTATTACCTGATATTCTGTAGGGTCAAATTTAGATAGGGGTAAAGTTTTGTCTTTTCCTTGGTAGTAATTATCATCTATAAAAAATACACATTCATCTTGTTCTTTAAGGGATAAAGTCCAAAATATTTCTGTTCCAAAACCACCAGCACCTATAATTGCTTTTTTCATATTATTTATTTTTATAATACCAACAATTACCTACTATAATTACTTCTAAATTGTTTTCATTAGCAAATTCATGAGCAGCTTGTCTTACTCCAGGCCATGTGTAATCATCTCCTACTATAGTAGCATTAGGCCAAAATTTATAAGAAACAGTAATATCATGTAATACACTTTCATAATCATGATGTGCATCAATATAAATTACATCAAAAGGTATATTTAGTTTTCCTAATATTTGTAAACCATCTACTGTTTTAGCTTTAAGAGGTGTCAAACGATCTTTATATTCCCAAGTATTTACTAAAAATGTTTCAAATAATGATTTAATATGATGCCATATTTTTCTTACTTCATAGATATTAAACTCCTTTTGAACATAATCATTTTCATCATTACTCCAATGATCAACACATACAATATAAGCTTCAGGAGCCGCCCTTAATATAAACTTTGTTGAACCAGATCCATTCCAACTTCCCATTTCTAAAATGTATTTTGGCTGTCTTTCCTTTATTACTTGACCTAACACAGATGCATTATCTCCACCAAACCAATTATATCCATTTTCTGAGATATTTGGTTTTTCAGTAGGCCATTGGAATAATGTTTCTAATTTTTCTTTCATTGTTTATATATTTCAAATTTTGATAGATCTGGGTATGGTAATTCCAAGTCAGCATTGTGTTTTTTGGTTCCATCTAGGTTGTAAAATTGGTTCATTAATAGTAATCCTCTAGCTGCTAGTTCAGGCATCATATAGAAATTCCATCCTAGCATATCAAAGTTATCATCATGATATGAGCATTCTCTTCTTCCACTATATCTTGCTCTTTTAAACCAATGATATGCTTCTAAACTATCTGTTAATATAGCTCCACCTTTACTTAATTTAAAATGCTTATAAGGACCTGTAAATGAAAGACACATATGAGTTCCTGGTTTGTACATATCTGCTGTGAAGCATAAAGCACTATCCCAAACATTAGTAGGTGCTAATTGATAAGCTCCTTTTAATGTTTTACCTTTTACAGATTTAAACTTTACTTTAGCCCCAGCATGAATAATTTCACAAGGTACAGAAGGATAAGTACGAGCAGGAATTGTTACCTCTTTTCCTTTAACATTTTCAAACATTAAAGCTAAGAACAAAGCATTACTTTGATTATCTACAGTTACTGCATAAGGAGCACCTGTATAATCAGCTAATTTTTGTTCAAACTCTTCTGTTATTTTGTAAATACCATTTGCCATAACTTATAATTTAGAATAAAATTCGTTTTGTCGCTCTTGCCTCTTAATATCTTTAGGATGAAATAAACAATATTCTTCTATTTGTGGTAGTACTGAGTAGGTTTCAAATCCATCTAGGCGTTCATGTACTTTATTTATCCATTTAATTTTCTTATTATTTTTCCAAACACGCCATTGGTAATCAGGAAAATTAACCCATCCTTTTTCATTTACATTCCATCCCCACTTTCCAATGTGTTGTACAGTTAGTCCTTCAACAGTATTAATTCTAGGAACTAAAATTACATCTATTGGGTTGTATTCTAATATCTGGGGAAGTGATTGAATTAGAAATGGATGGGGGTATTCATCCGCATCTATCTGGAAGATATAATCTTTAGTACAGAATTTAGTTAGGTGATTTTTGAATGTTGCAAAGTCTCCATTTAATGGATGAGCAGTATATTTGTTTGCTACTTCTCTTACTTCTTTAGTTGCATTGTCTATATCTAGTTGAATTACTATTTCATCCTCGGGACGTATATGCTTACTTAGTAAATCTAAAAGGAACGATAGTTCTTTATGCTCATTACAAGCAGTGATAGCATAACTAATTGAAGGCATAACTTAATCGTTAAGTTGTTGTTTAGAGGTTGTATATGTTATATCTGTTCCAGAAGGCAAATTAGTTAAATTATGTCTAGTAGTACCTGTATTTATAAATCCGGTTCCACCTATTCCTATAGACACACCCTTATTATCAGATACCTTCCCCAATTCTTCTTTAATACTATCCCATTGTTTAGGTGTAGGAGCAAATTCATTACAAGCTTCTACAAATCCTTTTAACCATATTACAAATTCGCTTGATGTCATAGTGAATTTAATTTTATAACTGCAGATGCAAATGTTTCTTTAGGAAAATGTTCCATTTGATTCATATCAATTTTATGAGTTTGATTCTTTGGGAAGCGTGCTTTTTCTTCTTCCTTAATTGGTACTAAAGGAGCTACTGTCCATCCCCAAGAGTCTTTACCTCCACCATTTGGAAATAATATACCCTTTTCAGGGATGTTGATAGTACTTGGGTACCATACGAATCCATCTTCATCTATGATCTCTAAATCCTTAATTAATTCAGGAAGTGATTCCTTAGCATTTTTTACAAAGTCACTATCTTGAACCATATGTGAAGTACTACCATAACCACAATTAAAACACATCCATTGTATAAATTGTGAATGATGATATTCGTAGCACATTTCCGCACCACAACAGTGGCATGTAACTAAATTGTCAGTCATATTATAAATTTACGAACAGTAAATTAGAGTCCCAAAAACTTCTTAACTTTATCTAAAAACGATACTTTTGATTCTGATTTGTTATCATCGTGGTAAGCTACATATGGTGTTGCTTCCGGAGCGAGGATCGGAGCTTCTTCTAATTTTACTTTTTTAACAATTTTTTTCTTTGGAGCAGCTGTTTTTTTCTTTGAAGCTGGAGCTTTTTTTAGTTGTTTCTTTTCCATTTGGTTTATGTTTTGTATATAAATATATGTTACTCTATTTTTTTAAGTTTAGGTAATTTTAATTCAACATGTTTAGGAAATTCAGGAACATATTGCTTAAGTAATTCATCTAGTTTTTCAGTCATTTTATCTAATGAAAAATTCTGTTTGTTTTTATAAGCAAGGCGTTTTGCTTTTTCTTGATATTCCTTGTAACGATTAAATACATCCATAAATGCATGTCCTGTTTGATTATCATCTGGTTTAAACCACATTGATTCTGGGATGATAGTATTTGCTACTACAGCACTAGGGTGTATTTTAGATAATGTTCCTCCAACTATACCACAAAATTCGGGTGTTAAAAAATCCATATGCCCACTCCATCCACTAGCAATGATTGGTTTTCCAACTACACTAAATTCAAGTAATGGACGCCCAAATCCTTCACCTTTTGTAAGTGAAATCATTGCTTTTACTTTTGGATGATTATAGATACAGTTTATTTCTTCATCATTTAAATCACCATGAATTAAATATATGTTAGGTAAATCTTTTGAAGATACTGTTTTTCTAACATTTTCTATTCTTTTTAATATATCATCTCTATCCATGATAGATGGAGCACCTTGTGATGTTTTTAATATTAATGCAGGTTTATTCTTTTTATCTTTAAACACTTCTAAAAATGCTTTAACTAAATATCCAACATTTTTTCTATCTTCTCCAAAATCACCTTGTAACCAGTGGCCTACAAATAAATAACAGAATGATTCTTTAATTGTATTCAAATCATTATAAACATCAAAACCAGTAAGAACATCAGATTTAAAATATTTAGTTAAATCTGCTCCTTCAAACAATATTTCAATTGGTTTTTTTAATTCAATTGATCCAACAGTTTGACCCATTTGGTTTCTTTGTTCAAATTTACTACTTTGAAATACTTTTTGAGAGTGTTCTGAAGAGATTAATGTGAGGTCAATTCTGTTACATCCTTCAATCCAACTAGCATCACATATTGTAGTTTCAATACCTGCTGTAACTCCAATGTTATATTTTCCTAGAGGTTGAAATTCATTTGGTACTGTAATTTGTATCCAAATATCTGGTTTAAAGGAAAGATTCATTGTTAATGAGCCAATTATTCTATTTTTTAAATCAGCTTCTTCTTTAATATTTTCATCTAATGCTCCAAAAGGTGTTTGACCCCATCTTTGGGATAATATTTTAATATCCCATTCTTCTCCTTTTGCTTTAATAAGAGACTTTACAAAATCACGAGATCTAGCTCCATACCCACTAGAAGTATCAATAGGGCAACTTACTATACAGATTGGTTTATTCATAACGAAACTATGTGTTTGTTTTGTTTTGCAGGTAATTCTTCAATTTTTATAAAATCATAGGATACTCTTGGCTCCCAAGTATCAAAAGTTTTATCTATATACTTAATAGCATTTTTAGCCATATTTTCAGCTGTCATCATAGCCTCATCAGATGTAACCCATTTACGAGCAGCCTCTCCTTTATGTTTACGTTCCTCAGAACTTAATTCATACATTGCTTTTATTTGAGCAGCTGCATCTCTAAAATCAACTCTATCATCAAATATATAAGGTGTTGGGATAGATCCTATTACAGACATATTAGAAGGAAATACGGGGAATGCCCATTTACCACATTTTTTATATTTTCCAAAATGATTTGATCCAAATTCTTCTGTAAACTTAACCCAATTACCATTTTCATCTTCAAAACGCATTTGATCTTGCATACCACCAGTAACATTAGCAATAATAGGTTTACTACACATCATTGCTTCTGTTAATGATAATCCCCAACCTTCATTTGATGAAAGTAAAATAACTCCATCTGAGCAGTTATATAGAAGATTCATTTGTTCTGGAGTGAATCTGTTTAGTCCTGTAATGAAGACATTTGGTGGGTTTTTACCCCAAATCATTTCCATTACTGCATAAAGATCGGTTCCATTTTCATCTACAGGTTGGGTATGAGCTATAAAGGCAACTTTATCTTTTTTATCTTCAGGAAGTTGATCTACAAATAATTTCCAAGCTAATAGAGTATCGGGAAATGATTTACGTCTAATGTTTCTAGAATTAAACATTAAAATAAATTCATATTCTTTATCTTTAAATAATTGTTTTTTAAATGTTTGAAGCTCATCCCATTTATCTGTTCCTTCTTGAATAGGAAAAAATACATTTTTATTTATACCATGAGGTACATATCCTATTACTTTATCTTTAGCTTTATCTCCTAATACAACATGGTTAATATTTTCTGTTTGTTTAGAAATAGCTAGTAGAGCATCACATGATTCATAATAAGCTCTATTATATAAAGGATAAGGTAATGAATCCCAAATATTAAGATAAATAATAGGAACTTGAGCACGTATTTCTCTCTCATGCATCCACAACCAAGTCCAATAACGCGGGTCTGTAAATAGCATTATTGCGTCTGGTTTTTCTATGGCTAGTAAATCTCTAATTCTTTCAATAGTGCCATATCCAGAGCTAGGATACAGGAATACACTAGAATCTGTTAGTTCATTAATTCTGTTTGAGTCTTCGCTTAGATCTAATTTTTTACCTTCATCAGGATGTTTAATTGTGCTTCCTAAATTCACCCAGTTATAATGATGACAAGTTCCTACAACTATTTCTCTAGCCATAGTAGCAATACCAGATGTAGTTCTAATGTCATCTGATAATAATAGAATTTTCTTTCGTTGTTCTTTGGGGATATAACCTTCTTTCATAACAAATTTTAGAATTATTAAAGACTACCACTCATAACTAAATCAGTATGATTGTGTAATTGCTTGCGAAATTCTTCATCGCTTAAATACAAATGAATTGCTCTATTAGTTAATTTTTGCAAATTGAATTTATTTTTAATACTTGCAACTTTAAACTCTTCAAACAAGTCTTGATGTACTTTTACACTTGTAAGTGTTAATTTTTCATTTTTACCTGCCATAAACTATATATTTTATATAAATATATACAGCTATATAGAAGAGTTCATCTTGTTGCAAAGAGAAGGATTGTTATTAAATTGGCACCAATTACATAAAGGACCTACTTGTTTTAAGTGTTCTTTAACTAATGGTTTTCCATCCTTATCAAAGCAATCTTCTATAAATGTACGAAAACTTTCTAAGGTAGCCGAACGTTTTCTTGAACCTGATGCAGGAATAAATGATTGAATTCTAGGAATTGGGTATTCACTTTCTTCCCATATTTTGCGTTTTACAATGAAGAATTCAACTTCTATTTTATCTACATCCCAATTAAATAATTTACTAAAGTATTCCTTGTAAAGTATAATTTGTGATATTTTAGTTTCATTTCGTTTATCCTCATCTCTCCATCCGCGTTTTGAAGTCTTGATATCGTATATTTGAATTTTATCTACTGCTTCATTATATAAAATAAAGTCAATATATCCTCTAAATTTAACATTAGGGTATTTCTCGTGTGGAGTAAAGGATAAAGGAAATTCAATTCCTATAAGATGTGTTTTACGAGTTGAAAAATATTCGCCTCGTTTTTTAAGGAAGAATTCAATTATTGATCTTCCATCTTCAAAATATTCAGCCATTTCATCGGCTGAAGAGAAATGTACTTTATTATTTTGTTCAAATCCTTTTTTATATTCTTCTCTAAAGGTATTTTCAAATAAAGTAAGAATATCTTCTCTGTCAGCGGCGACACCACTTTGTTCATACATTACTTTTAAATAATGTTGAATAGCAGTGTGCATTGCTGTTCCAAAAGCAAATTCAATACTTGGAGGGCTTTTATGTTTGTCTACATTTTGAAGTTTCCATTTATGAGGACATTGCCTCCAAGTAGAATATTGCGAATAAGAAACTATCTTTTCTTTACTCCAATCAATTTCCGTTTCTTTATGCTCAAGTAGAGGCTTTAGATGCTTTGGTAGTTTTTTCATCCTTCAATAACTTTTTAATTTCATCGTCGTTTATTCCTCTACTACTTAAGATATCTTTTATTTGATCTTTACTTAGTATGTAAAGATATTCTTTTATTTCTCTAGTTGATACTTGGAAATGATTTGCTAAAACTTCAAGTAATTCACTATTTGCTTTAGACTTAGTTGACTTAATATATTTTGCAAATACCTTATTTTCAGGTAAATAATTACAATATATTAAATATATTTGATCCGGTTTTAATTGCCAAAACTGTTGTAAGTAATTAGCTAACTCAATATATGGTTCATACATTGATACTAGTCGATGCATCATATAGGGATTAAATGTCGCTTTATCTTCATCGCTAAATGAAGACCAAGGATCCCTAACGTATGTAACTTGTTTAAACCAATCAAATATTGTCATTACGCTTTGTCTTTAGGCATAAAATCAGCATTTACGTGTCCGCATTTAGAACAAGTAAATACTTGAATAGGCATAAGTGCATCTTGTGAAGTACCAGCTACAAAACGTGAAATTTTACGTAGCATTACTCCTTCGATAAACACTTCATTTTCACATTCTTCACATTTAATAGGTGTAGTATCTTTTAATGCTACATTCATGTTAATTTGTTGTTGTTGACTCATTTTATTTGATTTTTAAGATTTGAGATATAAACGCCATAAAGTTAATTTCTTTATCAGCGATAGTATTATTTTGCCATAGATATTGAGCTGAATGTATTGCTACGTCTGCAGGTTGGGTTGTGTATTCGCTTACACGTTCATATAAGCCTGTAAATAAAGGTACGTAATCATTTACATCTGCATCTGCTACTGTTTGTCTAATATCAGTCCAAGCTGTTTTACTCTTTAATTTTAAATGTTTTATAACATCATTTAAAACGCCCTCAACATTAGCTACTAATGCTCCTGGATTTAGAGTATTATTGTCATCTATTGATTGTTGAGATGCATTAATAATTTTTCTAATGTCAGGGTAGTATGTTTTAACTATAGCAGCAATATTAGGTAATTCATATTTAACACCCTCTTGATCTAATATCCAGGCTAAATGTTTTGCAACATCACCTTTAGCAGGTGGTTCAATATGAAATGTTTGACATCTACTTTTAAGCGGATCAATTATACGTTCAGCATAGTTAGCTGTAAGTATAAATCGTGTTTTTGCAGAATAAGTTTCCATTACATTACGTAATGCTGCTTGTGCTTGAGCAGTAATATAATCGGCTTCATCAAGTATTACTACTTTAAGTGGATTAAAACTACTCACAGAGGCAAAATCTACAATTTTATCTCTAATAGTATCAATTCCTCTTTCATCAGAAGCGTTAATGTACATTATATCACACTTGATATTTTTTGTAATTAACTTAGCTAATGTTGTTTTACCTGTACCCGGCTTTCCAAATAGTAATAGATGAGGAATATCATTTGTAGTGATACATTTAGAAATGAAGGCTTTTACACCCTCATTTCCAACGTATGTATCTAGATTTTGACTACGATATTTCTCAACCCATAGCGAGTTGTTCGTCATTTTTATCTTTTTTAGGTTCGTTATAGATTACACATTCAGTTAACAATACAGTACCTGCTACTGAAACGGCATTTTCAAGTGCTGTACGAGCTACTTTCATAGGATCGATAATACCTGCTTCAAACATATCTTTTATTGTTTCTGCTTTAATGTCGTATCCAAATGTACGGCCATTAGTTGGGTTTTCCTCTCTAGACTTCCTAAGAGCAAAGATAATTTCCTCTTTATTTTCAACACCCGCATTATCAAGAATCTTAAGGAATGGAGCAGCACAAGCAATATATGCTATTCTCTTTCCTAAATTAAAATCTTCTCCATCTTCTTTCTTAAGTACGATATTTTCTCTTGCTTCTAGTAAAGCAATACCACCACCTGGGAGTAATCCTTCTTCAAGTGCTGCTTTAGTTGCTTGTAGAGCATCATCAATACGATCTTTCTTTTCTTTAATTTCAGTTTCTGTAGCTCCACCAATATTAATTACAGCAACTCCACCTACTAATTTTCCAAGACGCTCTTGTAAATGTTCTTTTTCGAACGCTGATTGTGCTTTTGCAATTTGTTCTTTTAGATCAGCAACACGATTTTGAATATCACCTTCTGCTCCACCACCATCTACAATTGTAGTTGTATCTTTAGTTACTGTTACTACTCTTGCTTTACCGAACCAATCTGAGTTGAAGCGCTCTAATTTCATTCCTTTCTCAGGTGAAATTACAGTACCACCAGTTACAGTTGCAATATCTTCAAGTACTGCTAAACGACGATCTCCAAAATCAGGTGCTTTAACAGCAACTGCTTTTAACATACCTCTCATTTTATTTACAATGAGTGTAGATAGTGCTTCACCATCAATATCTTCAGCAATGATTAAAAGTGAACTATCTGTTTGTGAAGTACCCTCAAGTACTGGAAGTAGTTCTTTAACTGATGTTAATCGTCCGTTATAGATTAAAATCAATGGGTCTTTTAGAGCAGCAGACATTGTACTATTATCTGTTGTAAAATACATTGATTTATATCCCCTATCAAATTGAATACCTTCTACTGTTTCAAGTGATGTTTCACCTGTTTTACTTTCTTCAACAGTAACTACACCATCCATTCCTACCATATTCATGGCTTCAGCTACTAATGCTCCAATTTCTTCGTCATTGTTAGCTGAGATAGTAGCTACTTGCTTAATTTGGTCTTCAGAATTAATTTCACGTTTAATTTCTTCTAAACCTTTAACTACTTCTTTAGCAGCCGCTTCAATACCTTTCTTTACTAATACTACGTTAGTATTAGGATTGATACTATGAAATGCTTTTTGAATTAATGAATTAGAAAGTACAGTTGATGTTGTTGTACCATCACCTGCTTTATCTGCTGTTTTAATAGATGCTTGCTTAATCATTTGTGCACCTATATTTTCAATTGGATCTTCAAAATCCTTAAGTGTTTTTGCTACTGTAACACCATCTTTAGTACTGCGTACAGTTCCGTAGTCATCAATGAATACTACGTTGCGACCATAAGGTCCGAGTGTTGAGCTAACAGCATCAGCAACTTGCTTGATACCACTAGCTAATTTTTCTTTTGCTTCTTGATTGAATGCTGTCTTCATATTTTTGTTTTATATATTCTTAAAATACAGGAGCAAATCCCCTTTTTGTTTTATCACATTTTTCACATTTCCATAAAGCAAATGTACCATAAATGTGAACACAAGTCCATTTATGTTTACAAAATAAGGATTTGATATACTGTTTTATCATTAGTCATTAATTAATGCTAATACGTTTGCTTCTGACACTGCAATATATTCTACTCCTTCCCATTCTAGTTTAGTAGGTCCTACTTGAGGTAATACTACTTTATCTCCTACTTTAAATGACATAGGGATACGAGCATCTCCTGCGTTGTTCCACCTTCCAGGTCCAACATCAATAATTGTTCCTACAATTGCTTTTTCTTGTGACAAATCGGGAATAATAAATTTGCCGTGCATTTTTTCTGTTTTTTCATCCACCTTTACAATGATGGCATCCCATACTGCTTTAATCATAAGTTTAATGCTTGTTTAAAATTTTCAAGTGTTTGTTTATGTTCGTTTACGTACTCTCTAAAAGTGTAAGTACCTTTTTTATTTACCATACAATTACGAACTAATGTATGTAATACGTTTTCAAGTGAATTATAATAACCAACTGCAGTCATATTATCATTATACCCGGGTTCCATTAGAGTATAACATGATTTGTCTTCATGTATTTCATAAGGGGCAAAGATAGGGTCTTTAATAATAACAATGTCTTTAGTTTGGCCTTTTTGGCGTCCGCGACGCCCCTTAAATGGATCACTCATAACTTTTATTTTTGTTTATATATAAATGTATGTTATTCAATTGTGTTCTCCACATTTTCTTCGATAATCTCAACATCCATTATTTGTTCACAGAAGAATACTTTACCATCCTTTTTAAATGTTTTATGTGATGGTGATAAAGCGTTCCAATCCGGCCCTAAAGGCTCATACTTTTCATCTAATATTGTTTTTACGATGAATAATTCATCATTTACTCGTATCATTCCTTTACTAATCATCCTACTTGAACTTCAGGTAAATAATAAACAGCGTTTCCTGTTTCTGTTTTGATATCTAATTTTAAAAGTCCTTGAGTGCTAATATATCCTTTTGCTTCTATCAAATCATCTTTACTAGCATTAAGTATTTCTTTTACATATGCTGAATTAAATGATAGGAATCCAATATGCATTTCATTAAATGAAGCCTCAGCTGTAAATTCAACTTTATTGGAGTGAGATGTGGGTTCGCCTAGTATTAGTTTAACTTGTTTATTTTGATCTTCATTTACATTAGTAGATATTCTAAATACTTCTCTAATATTTGACCCTAGAGCTCCTTTTGCCTTAGCAAAACGCATAATAAACTCAGAATCAATACTAAATGTTATTTCGTATTCAGGTTCACTTATTGATGGGGTATTTTGAATAATAAATGGATCTGCTAATGAATATTGTAGTGAGAAATTAGAATCTTCAATTAACAACTTAGTAGGTACTTTATGTTGTTTATCAACATTAACTAAAATATCCATATCTAGAATAGATAACATTTTAAGTAATCCACTTGTATTAAATATACCTAGTGTTCCATCTTCTAATTCAACATCACATTCAACATGTCCTACTAGATCCTGATTCGGAGATACAAAGTCAATATTTAATTTATTGTTTGCAACATTCCATTTAACACTTTCAACAGTGCCATTTAAGTAGTATCGCTCAATGTTTGCTACTAGGTCTAGTTTATTAATCATAATTTTTCAATTTCTTGTTTTACTTCTATCCAATATGGGAATCTATTTGCGAAGTCTGTTACTATTAATTCTTCAATTATCTCATCTACTGCTATTAATGCACATTTTTTAGCATAATATACATCAGCATCGGTATGAAAGTTAAGATAATCAAACATTTTGTTTAGTAATTCTGCTGCTTTTTCTTGTGGTGTCATATTATAAAGGTAATAAGATTTATTAGTTTATCCAAATTTAAAGAATTTATTTATGGTATTGTTGAATATTGGTTTTCCCCATTTCAAATCCTCATATAGTGTTTCTAGTTTATTCTTTAACATTGAATCAAATAATTGCACTTTGTCTAGGTATTTTTCAATGAATTCAGTAATAAATGGAGGATCATCATAACCGTTAAATCCAATTACGTCAATTCGATATGGATTATCTTTTAAATATGCTATAAACATTTTATCTCCAATCTGAAATGTATTGTGTTTTTTATCTAGTTTTTTAAATCGAAGTAAATCATTATAGTAAATAGCTGCTTTAGTATTGATAGGACATTTTAATTCCAATTTAGAGAATATTTCACCTGGTTGAGGTTTTGAAGCAATATATTCGCCTATGTTTTTTAATCCAGTAGGTTTAAGCAATAAACGCCAATCTACTGTGTTGATACTTTCTCTAAATGTAATAATCTGTTTGTCTATTTCTGGTTTAGGTTTACCAAACATAATGTCTTGAATTAGACCCTTTGCAAATTTTCTAAAGTAAGGAGCAAAGTTAGATTTCATCAAATCTAATCCTTTAATATCTAATTCCTCTACAGGCACACCTTCTTTATTTACAATAAATTGAGCGTAACGTCTTTTACCTGCAAAGTATCCTCGTTCAAGTACAACCTCTTGCTTTAATTCAAAGTAATGAGGACGATCATGTAAATTAAATAATTCTACTACTAATGTATTTAGATTTTCGTTTGCTACTTTTTGTATTTCAGTAGCAATTTCTAAAACATACTTTACAGCTTCTTCTCTATTATTAAGATTTACATCAGGATATCTTTTTCGGATTAGATCCTTTACTTGGATAAATAACGAATCAGTATCTGATGTTACAATATAATCAATACCCTCAGTTTCCATTTGTTCATTCATCCATCTATTTACATATTTAATAGATTCCTGAGTTAAACGTTGCCCTGTAAGTGTAATTGCTTTTGAAACGAATTTATGTCCATCTGTATAGCGCCATCCATTAATAGCATAGCAACCATAAACGTCATTCAATTTAATTTTATATGCGTGTTGTCTACGATTATAGAATTCACCTTTAACAGCATCACCTGACTTATATGCTTTTTTCATCAGGTTTTTATATTCAACACGTTTATTAAACCAGTCAGTTAATACATCACATACTATACTTGATCTGTCTTTTCGAAATATAACACCAGGAGCAGATATAATCCAATTTTCCTGTTCAATTAATTTAATTATTTTTTCTACAGTTACAATTGAGCGTGAAATACTTTTATTTGGATTTATTCGCTCAATAGTAATTTCAGTATTTGGGTTTAATAATTTTAATTCTTTTAAAGACCATTGATTATCATATTTGTCTTTATTTACTATTCGTCCTATTAAAGTTTCAATCCCCATATTTAAGGAACGAATAATAGACGGATATAATGATGTAAAATCTAAATCAATAACCCACTCATATAATCCTGGTACTGGGTCTTTTAGGTATCCGCCAGCATATTCCTCTTTAATGTCTTTTAAATTAGGATTATAAGTTGTTGGTTTATTAGGTGAAATTACATTTTTACGTTTTAGATAAGTTAAAATAGCGCCTTCATTTAATGTTGTAGACATATAAATTTGCTCATAAGGCACATGACACAGGTGGCAAATAATTACTGTTAGATCAATAAATTTAAGTTTATCTTCAAGTGCAACTATAATTTCAACGTCTCTAATATTGTAATCAATAAACTTATTTATATCTTCTTTAAATAATTTATCTAATGAACCTAAATAATCTACTTTGCCTAAATCAACATATTTTTCTCCAATATTACCTAAGGCATAAGATGGTTCTTGAGCTGTGATGTATTTTTTAAACAGCAACATATAGTCAAGGTGGTTTACACCTGCTATAGTAGTATATTTTTCTCCAGCAAATTCACCTTCATCTACTTGTTTTAATGGAGATAAACGTACAGCTTGGCTTTCACCTATTACTTTAGCAATACGATGATATAAGTAAGGAATATCAAAGAACTCACTATTCCACCCAGTTATAATTGTTGGATCTAATTCTTCCCATTTATCAAGGAACTTATACATTAATTCCTTTTCTGTAAGGCAAGGTATTACTGTTTTATTTTCACTTGTAGATTCACTCATTGCCTTTGCTTCATCTAGAATGTAACAATAATACATTTTAGTACTATTGTCGTATAAAGCAATTGCTGTTAATTTACCTGCAGGGTCACGAACACTATCTTGGGTAAGCGCTCCTGCAATTTCACACTCAATATCTAGATAGACAATGTTTTGATATTCAGGTGTGTCGTCTTGTTCATAATAGGCATCTACTAATACACGAGTAAATTTATCAACATCACTTTCATAAGCATTAGAATCTTTCCAATCATATTGTTTAGTTGGAGATACTTTAACGCCCTCTAATGTTTCATATTCACCTTTTTCATTTGCAACGTAGCAGGTAGCTCGATATGGAAATTCGAGCCACCCCTTTTTATCGTCACGTAGATGATATGTCTTTGTACTTCTGTTGTAATAAATTGCTTGATACATAACCTTTTAAATATACTAGGGTTTCTTTAATTTTCACGCCTTTCTTCTGGTTTATAGTAAATAATTCTATTATGCCAAACAGGTGCTGCTAATAATATAGCTGGTTTGATATGACCTCTCATTGTTTCTTGAAATATATAGGACATCCAGGTTTGTTCAAATGGATTTGCCCATTCTGTTTCTAGGAACATTTTATAATTACCTTTTTTATTTGCAATCATAGGCCAGTTAGCATAATAAATGTCACCAGTAGCATAAGATACTTCATTATGAACTTCAATTCTATCAAATTTAGTTCTGGGAGCATATGGGTCTAATCCTGATACTGGTAATTGGTCATAGTCAGGCCATATATAACTTCTAACAGCTTGAGGAACATTATACCAAGATACTTGAATATTATTATCCATGTATACTTCTGTATATGATAATTTAAGGAAATCAAATTCTTCCTTAGCCATTATTTCATGAACTTTGTCATATAGGTTAGGAACATATTTTCTAAATCCATTTCTACAGAAACCAGTTTCAGTTGAAGGATATAACCCCATATCATCTTCAAAGAAGAAATAATAATCACTATCTGATTCATTGAAATGTTTTGCAGCAAATAGTCTTCCACCATTAATTCCTTTGTTTTCATTCATAATGATGTGTTCAAAACCGTATTTGTCTGCTACTTCTTTATTAGTAATTCTAGCTTGTTCGTCTGTTGAGTTATCAATTAGAATTTTTTTATGCGGTCTACTTAACCAATCAGGTGAATTTGCTTGCCATGTAGCTAAAGTATGTTCAATTTGTTGAGGAAAATTAAACGTTAACATATATAGAGATGTTTTATCTGTATCTCTATTGTATAATCCTTTAGGCAAAACATGAGAGCGAGTACCATTATTTTCTAATTGTACTTGATCATCTAATAATGCTTGTACAAATTTAACTACTAAACCATTATCATCTAAAGCATAACGTCTATAGATGTGAGGTTCTAAATGAGCCATAATACTAAAGATACTCTCTTCAGTGCCCATATATCCTGAATTTAGTGTATCTTGAAGTAAATTATAGTAGGTACCATTTGCTTGACTTAAAAAGTCTTTATGTCCACCAAATAATCCACCTCTACAAACATAAGTTACTTTTTCACGAGCATATCTGTTAATTGCTTTAAAGTCAAATCCATGAATTTCATCTGCGGCTTCATAGGGGTAACTTAGGAATAGGAATGTTTTTAGATACGGAATTATTTTATCTAGGCATCTATGCTCAGTAAAATATTTTTCATATACAGTATTTGTAATACCAGCATCAAGCCATAAGAAATAATTAGTATCAAATACATTCATTACTTTAGCATCATGCAACATAAACATTTTTGATTGCACAATTGGGTTATACCACTCAAGTGATGCTTGAGGACTACCAGGAAGCCATCCATGAGGACCTGTTTGATTCAACCAGTCAGGATTAGTTCTTATTTCTTGAGTTTTATCCCAAAATGGTTGATAGAAATTATTTTTAATACTTTCTAGTTCAAATGTTCTAACATAAGTGTTTTCAGGTTTACGTTTTTTCCATACTAGATATTCATATTCTTTAGGAATATAAATAAACATTTTAACTGGTATGTCTAGGAATTTATCAAAATTTTCAATGTAGTGGCTAAAATCTCTACCTGGGCGTCCTATGTTCCATAGCCCTGTTACTAGAGTTAAATCTTCAGTTAAATGTACTTCGGGAGTATTTTCAGATATTTTTACTTGTTCTCTTAGTTTATCTAGTTCATAAAATGCTAATCCTTTTCTAGTTCCTCCTTCATAATTGTCTACAATTGATTTTTCTTCAATATAAAGTTCAGGTTTAGGAAAATTAAAAGGTTCTGAATGTAGGCAGACAGGATAAAAAGCAGCTGCTCCTCTTTCCCAGTTTGCATCTACAGTTACAGTATTATCAGCATTAATATGTTTTTGAGAATAATTTTCATCGTTTAAATCATACCAAGTAGTAGTTAGAAGATATTTACATTTTGATTTTAAAATGTTATTTATTGCTTTACGTCCATCTTCTAAACTAAGATGTCCTAACACATCTCTTACAATCAATAAGTCAGCTTCAGGAATTTCAATATTGTCTTGAGTTAAATCAATTTCTTGAAATTTAATTATTGAATTAGCATACTTTTGGTTGTCTTGGATTAATTCAGGGACAATATCACATCCTGTGTAGCTTTCAAAACTATACACTATATCTTTCATCCAGTTAAAGTCACCACAAGGAATATCAACTACGGATTTAATCTCTTTGTCTTTAACTAATTGCTTAATTTGTTGTCTAATAACTTCAGTTTCATCCATTGTGCTTCCAGGGCCACTTTTACTTTCAGGCCAACCTCCAAATCTCCAGTTTGTGTAAACATCTTGAAAAACCTCTTTTAAACTCATAAATTTATGTTTTTTCTAATATAATATTTTTCTGTTATTAATCCATCCATTTGGGAATTTTCAAATACATATAAAGCATCTTTTAACGTTGTAAGAATAGGCATTCCATTAACATTAAATGATGTATTTAGTATAACACCAATTCCTGTCTTTTCTTCAAATTTAGTTATAAGATCATATAACCATTTATTTTGTTCTCTTGTTACTGTTTGAACACGAGCGGTATTATCAACGTGTGTAATAGCTGCTAATTTTTCTCTCCATTCTTCACGTACAACGGGAGCATAAGACATCCACCTTGCATCTCGATCCCACTCAAAGTATTTATTTACATCTTCTAAACGCACAACAGGAGCAAATGGTCTATACCATTCTCTATGTTTAACTTTTTGGTTTAAAATATCTTTCATTTCTGGAAATGATGGGTTGCAGATAATACTTCTGTTTCCTAGTGCTCTAGGTCCGTGCTCAGAATTTCCTCTTACTATTCCTATAATTTTACCTTCAGCTAGTTCATCAATAACCAAATTCATATCTAGATCATCTTTCCACCATGATTGATTATTAAAATAATAATGAAGCATATCTTTGTCTAATACAGGCAAACCAGCATATGTTACATCTATTGGTTCTTCTGGTTTGATAAAAGCAGCTAATAAGCCTACAGCTATACCACAGTCATTAGGGTTAGGTCCTACGAATACTTCTTTATTAAATTCATTTACTAATCTAGTATTTAACAGAATGTTCAAACCACATCCTCCAGTTATACAAATTGGAAGATCAGGAAATAATTCAAAATATGGTAATGCTATTTCTAAAAAGCATTCTTCAAATGCTCTTTGTGAAGTAGTAGCTATATCCCATGCTACTTGTCCTTCCAATCTGTTATTAAAATCAAATGTAACTCCTATTTTTTCACCTAACACATCTATTTTGGCTTGATAGTTAGTTCCATTAGGATCACTTTTGTAAAAATCTATAAAATCATTTAACCATTCCTCTCTTACATTACCATAAGAAACAAGTCCCATTATCTTACCAGAGTAAACTAAATTTCCTTCACTTAAAGGTTCAAACTTTATATCATTAAGATAATGTCCAAACAACATATAGGGAAATCCTAAATCATATTCTATCCAATGTTGCCCCATAGTAGGATTTGCTAGTCTTTCTAGCAATGCAGGTTCTTTACCTCGCACACAATGATAAATGTTAAATTTACCATCATCTCCTCCTCCATCAAATGAAAATACTATTGCTTCCTTGTACGGTGATTGATAAAAAGTACCAGCAGCATGAGCTTGATGGTGATGATAATCATAGTAATTATCAGCTTTTATAGCATGTGGGGTGTGTAATAACTGGTTATCTATTACTAGATCAGTATTGATGGCAATGCAATTTTCAAATTTATCAATATTATATTCTTTTTTGATAAGATCAACTGCATCTCTAATTAGTCCTTTAAGGTCATTATATCCCTTATGTTTAGGTACTTTATATTGAGCTACACCTGCATTTTTATACCCTATATATCTTTCAATTTCAACAACACATACTATTTTGCCGTCTTTTTCAACAGCTAAAGCTGCATTGTGTGATCCATAATATCCTATATTAGCCATTATATTTAATTAATAGGGTTCAGTATGAGGCCAAGCATTATGTTGATCCATCATATCTTTTATTTCTTTATTTTTCTCCATAAAATCCTCTAAACTAGTCCCTACAGCAAAATTTCCACCAAATCCAGGAATAGAAGGAGGCATAAAATATCTATCTTCGAAATGTATTTGTCTGTTATATACAGTGTTAGGGAAATTTAATACTTCTATTTTATGAAAAATATTAGTAGTTGCTACTGGCATATAGTCACATAACATATAGCCACCGCATTGTTGGCATGCTTTTAAGAAATGTTCTCCATAAAATATGTTAATACATTCATTCCATATATCAAAGTAATCTTTAACCTTTTCCGGACTTTCAAAATGATAGTATCTGAATGGTCCCTCAGTTATAGGAAGTTGAGTTATAAATGGATCACCAAATATATTTTTTTGTTTAAATAATTTATTAAGAACTATTGAGCATGCTTGTAAACCTACTAAAGAACCTGTTGATCCCATAGCCATAGACCATCTTAATCTGTATGAACCTGTTGGAGAATCAAAAGAAAGAGGATCAATTCCTAAAGTTTCTTTAACACATCCCTTCATTGAATTAATAGGAGTATTAAATTCCTCCCAAAATTCTTCTTCAGTCATAGTTCCATCTACTATTTTATCGTATCTGATTTTTACATCACCATCCATAAACACAATTTTCTTATATCCTAATTGTGATATAGTTGGAAATGAAAATCTATGAGCCGAATAAGAGAAAAAATGACCTCTGCTCATAGCTTCTTTATATTCATTCCCATAAGCATCAGGGTCAATAGCATTTGATGGAATAAATTCTAAATCTTCAGACCATGGATATGGTTTTCTAGCTTCATGAACATTTATAATGGCTTTAACTTTCCCAGTCTGTTCAGCAAATTCTAAAAAATCTTCAGGATAATCCGTTAAAATAACATAATCCATCATGTTATCATAACCCATAGACATTGCATCTAAAATATTAAGTTTAACGCGTCTACGGTAAGAAGGACCAAATCCCCAAAGTGAAATAATCGGTTTTTCCATAACTTATTTTAAAAGTTCTAAATCAAAAACATCAAAAAACGACTCTACAATTTTATCCAATAATAAATATTGTTGATAATATTCTACGTTATTTCTAGATATAGAAGTTAATAATTCTTCGTTATTAATAGCATCTTCAACTGCTTTTATATAATTAGCAGCTGACTGTTCAAAAGGTATTCCTGGAAATACTAGACTGGCATTTATAGAGGCTTCATTTCCTTTTATGTAATTTGTCCCAGGAATTAGTTCTTTATAAAAAGGAGTTTTTAATTCTGCTCTTACAAGAGGAATTCCTAACCCCATTGCTTCTACATCTCTTAAACACCATTCTCCATTACCATTAAGTGAAAGAGCAAGAGCATATTGACTTAATACTTCATAATATTTTTCTCCTCGAATGTTGTGTTCATGTCCAAATACATCAAATAAAGGGTGTTGTTCTAGTATATCTGTTATTTGTTTTCTTGAATCATATATCCATCCTATAAAACATGCCTTTTTAATTTTTTCATTGTAATTATAAGGTATTCTATATTTTTCTATAAGATCATAGGAACGTAAAAATTCTAAAGCATATAAGAACGGACTAAACTTAATTCCTGTTCTTTGTAATATTGCTTCAGGGGATTCATAAATACCTAACCCACCTATAAGGTGAACAATATTAAGTGAATCCCATTCAAGATGGCCTGTTGTTATATCCATTGCTCTATCCCAAAAACTAAGAACAGTTGCCTTTTTATTATCCGGGTTAATAATTTTTAAACTAGCTATTCCACATCTACCCCCTGGTGATTGGCAACCAGGGTAAACATCATACACACTTATTTTAGATTTTGTTACTTCAGGATAATGTTTGTCAATATTATTATACACACTATTAAATACATATCCAAATCCTTGATTTCCACCTCCATCAAAAGAGTACTCAAATATTAAATTCATCTAATTATTTTATAATTATAATCAATGTTACCTTCAATTCGCTCAGCCCAATCTTTAGATCTGCTGTGTGCCCAAATTACCCAACGTGATGGTACTTTGTCTGTAAGGAAGAATTTTTCTTCCCTATACCAATCTCCAGGTGATGATAGTATATTTCTTATTTGGTATTCATTATAATCTTCTCTCCACATTTCTTTTCCATCTTCATCATCAAAGGCACAAACCCAAAAATCATAATCATTTTCTTTAAAATTAGATTTATTAAATTCAACTAAATGGTAGAAAGAAAACATAAATGAATCTTCCCATTCTTGTTCATTTTCAATTATAGGATTTGGAGGATAATTATTTTCATAAGTATAACGCTGTACTGAGCGTTTTTTAAAATGAATACCAGCATATTTTTCATAGTCACGGAGTGTACGTTCAGTTCCTAAATCATATCCTGTAAGATCAAATCCATTGTCTTCAGTACGTAATAATTGTCTAATTTTAGAGCGAGCAATATTTTGTTGTGTCCACCAATCTTCACCACGTTTGTGTTGGTCATCCCAAACTAAAATACCATCACGTTCAGTTCTCATAGTAGCATGCCAAATTACAAGTTTATGAGGATGAAACATATCATATCCATGAGTATAAGAACGTACTGTTAAATTAAGTTCTTCACCACTAAAGTAAATATCTTGGTCATGTAGTATTGTTTTAGCCCAATGCCCATCAGCAAAGCAGAAATGACCTGATAAAAATCTTGATGGTGGTGGTTCAGTCATATCTTGCCATCCATGTAACAGTGAAGGACGAATAAAGATAGTACCATGTGGATAAAAACAAGCAAATGTTTGTTGCCAAGGTTCCATTGTCCTGTCAGCAGGATCATTAAACGGATTATAATAGGGTAGATAAGCGGCTAATATTGGTTTTTTAATACCTTTATCTTTAAGTTGATCATGCATCTCAATTAATGTAACATCCCAACCCTCAGCAAATCTATGATGTGAATCAAGTTGACAAATATACTCTTCATCTCTTAACATTGTGTTAATTTGATAACGAGCATAAGGTAAACCTTTAGCTTCAGTGTGCGGAATATCCATTATTCTAAAACGAGGATCATCTCTAAATTCATCTACGTTATCAAATCCATCTTCAGGATTAAATTGCCTACAAATACCAAATACTAATCTATCAGGATAAGTAGCATTTTCTAATGCCGATTTAATTGTAGGGACTAATTCTGGTTCTCTATAGGCAGGTAGATGGATAAAGATTTTTCTTAAATGTGCTTTTTTCATTATCTAGGTATTTCTTGTTCAATAATTTTGTGATTCCATTCTTTTGATTTACTATGTGGCCATAATAACCAACTTACAGGTGCTTCTTCACATTCAAACTCTCTCCAAATATGGTAAAATTGATCTGTTGAATCAGACATTTTAAAATTTCTAATTTCATTTTCATTAACATCTGCTCTAATCATTTCATTACCATTTTTATCTTTAAAAGCAACTACCCAACAATCATAATCATCATCAGTTAACGCTCCTTTCCATACATCTATACAATATTTAAATTTCTTTACAAAATTTTTATTCCATTGTTCTTCACTTTCAAATGGTACTGGGAGTAATTTTTGGTCTAAAGTATGTCTTTGTATTCGTTTTCCTTTAAAATCAACTCCAATATAACGCTCAAATTCAGCTAATGAACGTTCTTTACCTAAATCAAACCCAACAAAATCAAGTCCTTCTCTACTTTCATCATCTATTCCAAATAATGCTCTATATTTTCTAAATGAAAATTTATCTAAAGGAGAAAATTGATGATCATCCCAATGACGTGTTTTTCCATTTCTAGTATATTCATGCCATATTACTGGAAAATGGGGATGGAATAGGTCATATCCATGAGTGTATGCTCTAGCAGATATTGATGTTTCTTCTCCATGAAAATAAAGATCAGGATCATGTGGAACATCATGTACAAATGATCCTAAAGTAAATCCAAAATGTCCTGAATAAAATCTTGCAGGGATAGGTTCGGTATATTTTTGCCAGTTATCAACATGAGAAGGAACAATAAATATAGGACCTTCAGGCATAAATCTATCATAATTAGTATGCCATACCTCTATATTACGCCCAGCAGGGTCATTATTTGGAAAGTATCCAGGTAAATATGCAGTTAATAGTGGTTTTTTATAGCCTTTCTTTTGAAGATTTTTTAGCATGTTAATTAAACTTTCATCCCAATCTTTAGTAAATCGATGATGAGAGTCTAATTGTAATGTGTATGTTTCTCCATTATAATATCTTTGTAATCTATTTCTAGCCCAACAAACACCTTTAGCATCTTTGTAATGAATATCTATAATTTTAAAACGAGGATCACCCAAATATTCATCTAAATGATCCCATTTATCTTCCTCAGCATGTTGCCAGGCAATGCATATCCTTAAATTTTCAGGCCACTTTGCATTATCAAGCATGTCCTTAATTGTAGGACGTAATTCAGGATCGCGATAAGAAGCAATTTGTACGAATATTGTTTCTTCTAGTTGTTTCTTTTTTGGCATAACAGATTATATAACAATTTATTTGCTATACATATATATTAGAGTGAATTTCTTTGCTTATCATTTTGCCACTGTCCATTATACATTACATCAGTATTGTTTGATGGGTGGAAATAAATTTGTGCTACACGAGCATCTTTTTCAATGAATATTGTTTCATGAACATAAAGCAAAGTACCCATATTATCTGTTTCAAATCCAGGATCAAATACAGGGCTATTGATTATAGCTCCATTTCTGTACAGAGATGAACGTTGCTTAATGAATGCAGTACGATTTGATGGAATTTTACATCCCTCCCAAAACGTAATATCATATACACCTTTATAAAGTAACCATCCTTCAGCACCATCTAAATTGATAGTATCAACAGGAGTATAAGTAGTTAATTCAGTTTTGTCCTTAAGTACTTTACCTATTTTACCATCTTTAGTTACGTTGTAAGGGTTATTTGCTATGCTAGTACCTACTTTCTGTACGGCTTTAAGTGATAAATCATAACCAACTTGTGCTGGTTTTCCTTTAGTGTGCTCTAATTTGAGCAATCCTTCGTCTATAATTTGTTGTGAATTTAACATAATATAAAGTTATTAAAGTTCTTCTAATATTCCAAGTATTTCTGCTAGTACAAATCCTAATCCTGCGAATTCAAAATCTTGATACATAATACCAACACCAGCTATAATTCTAATAACTGATTTGGCTATACTAAACCAGAAATGACTTTTTGATTTACTTTCCTTTGGTTGCATAGTCTGCTATTGTTTGTGAATCTTTTTGTTCCCATGGATAAACTATCCATTCATTTTCAGAAGCTAACTTCCACCAAAAATGAGGTTCATATTCTGATGCTGTTTTATAATGAAGAGTAGCTGTGTAGACATTATCTTCAAATTTAAAACGTTTTAATGTTTTACCTGAGTCGCAAATGTCATCTACAATTAGGATGTTGCTTGTTATTCCTTTAATGTTAGCTTGAGACACAAAAGGGATATTTAACTTATGAGACAATATAACTGCTGGAATTAATCCTCCACGAGGTAAACCTCCAATAGCTGCTATCTCATATTTGCTGTTGGTGATGTTAATGGCTAGTCTTTCAACAGCATCATCAATATCACTCCATGATATAAAACGTTTATCCATTATCTATAACCTTCCATTCCTAATTTAAGCATTTCAAGTACCTCAGCTTTAGCTGTTCTAGTATGATCAGCAAATACACCTGATACCTCACTTGTAACCATTGATGCTCCAAAATGTTTTACTCCTCTACAACTAACACAGTTGTGGAATGAATGTACTACTACCATTACACCAATGTTATCTTCACAAATAGTATCTACAGCATTGTGTATTGCAACTGTAAGTTGTTCTTGAATAGCACCTCTACGAGCAAAATGCTCTACAATACGATTTAATTTACTTAAACCTACTACTTTACCATCTTTACCAGGTACATAAGCAACGTGTGCTTTACCTAAAATTGCTTGGTGGTGGTGAGAACACATTGATACAATTGGAATATCTCTTTCAAGTACAATACCTGTGTAACCATCAGAAGGGAATGCTGTGATGTCTGTAGGTAACTCATAACGACCTTTCCATAGGTCATTAACGTATGCTTTAGCTACACGGCGAGGTGTTTCCATACTATTTGGATCATTTCTCCAATCAACACCCAATGCATCTAAAAATTCACCGTATGCTTTTTCAGCTTGATCAATTATTGCTGTTTTCTCATCTGAATTCAGTGAACGATGATTACCAGCATCAATTAATGATTTTAATTGAAGTGACATTCCGTTTGCAAAGCCGGGTTGTGCTGTTTCTAAAGATTCAACTTGTGTAACTTTTCGTCTTTTATTTTCCATTTACATAACTATTTTATAATTAAATATACGACCAAATATTTGGTTTTCAAAATTAAATACTAAATTTTTCAAGTAATATTCTAATTTCATTAGGTATAAGTTCTAATCCTCTCTGTTTTTCTAAAATCCATCCTTTAAAACTATCATAGTCCTCCCAATCTTTTCTATGATCTTCTGGTGAGAATGGGTATAGTTGTTTAGTGTAGTTATTTTCTTCATACAGAGAATCAAAACAAACATCTCTTAAATGTAATAACTTTATATTAGGTTCCACGGGTATTTTATTATCCTTATGTAAATGAAGATGTCTACCGGGCCCCCAATTTATGTTTTTTTGTACTATAATAGGTTTATCGCAAAAGAATGAATTACGTACCCAATAAGAACGTTGCATGTATATAGGAGCATTCCATCCTAGTTTTTCCTCATATATGTTTTGGACAATATCATACCCTTCAGGAATAATGTATTCAAAGTCTGTTTCTAATATTTGGTGAATATTTTCTCCCACTAACAATTCATCTGAATCTAGAAATATAAATTTATATTTTTTATGTATTAATTGAGATTTAATTCTATTAATTACATAAGGAGTTTCAGATATAAGTAATTTATATATGTTTAAATTTTCTCTGTAAGGGATAAGACATTCATACGGGCAATGAAATATAATAGGAACATTTAAATCAACCATGTGCTCTAACAACCCATTAATTTCTTTATTAAACTCATTCTTATTTACTATTTTATTTTTTGTAATAGTTAATACAAATAAATTAGTAAATCCTTGACTAATTAAATATTCTTTTAATTCCTCATTGTCTTTTGAGAAATTTATAAATATAAATTGGTTTTTATTAAATACCTGAGTATGGTATTCTACCCATTTTTTAAAATAATTACTAGGACGTCTGTCTAGAAGCGTTGATATTCGAAACATTTATTTATCATCCTTATTTTTTTCTTTAGTTCCAAAATAATAACTAAAGATCATTAGTACTAGTGTTTTAATTAGATCAAATAATTCTTCATTTTGTTCTGGAGATATTAAGTTAATTTTCCAAGCTATAGTTTTATCAACGATAAATAAAGCAACTAAGGCTGTAAATATCATTAATATGAATCTAACTAATATTTCTTGGGTTCCTTGTGCAAATAATTTATATACAAAATAAACAGATCCCATTATAAATCCTAAGGCCATAATTATCCCTAGGACCATTGTTAGCCCACCTTCTGAAAACATATGGTATTATTTTAGTAAGTCGTAATATTCCTTAAAATGTTTCTTACGATCTTCTAAACCAATAGTTCCACCGTTTACAAGTTTTGTAACTTTAGTTACTGTATCGTCTCCGGCTCCTAAATCTGCGGTTGCATTAATTTTTCTGCTGTTCCAATACCAAGCAGCTGATAGTAATGGATATTTAGTTGCAACTAAATCAGGATTTTCAAGAATATTTTCTGTTACTACAGCATCAAATGCTTTATAATTATCTTTTCCAGTTAATTGAATATAACCACGTCCTCTAAATTTCCAACCCTCTTTTGTAGCTTCAACACCATTACCCATTCTACCACCATATACTTTAGAAGCAATTAATTCCGGTTTTCTTTCATATTGTTTTGCTAGTGCTTCAGTTGGGAAATATTTTTTAAAAGTAGTCATCAATCCTTTTGCTCCGTAATTTAGATTCTCATTTACAAGCTTAAAGCCACCTGATTCGTGACCACATTGAGATAAGAAATGAGAAAGGCGAAGTGGAGTGTTAATTTGAAATTTTTCCATTACTCCAGGAATTTGTCCTATTACTGTGTCAGGGATGTGTCCTTTTAATTTATTTAAGTCCATAGCTTATTTTGTTATAAATATTAATTTCCAGTAGTATCTGTTTTTTCAGTAATTATACTATCGGATTTAATAGTTGTGTTTGTTTTTTCTTTGCCCCAGAAGTTCTTTTTAGTTTCAATATAAACAGTATCTATTTTATATACAATCTTTTCAGTGGCTATTGTTTGTTTACTTAATACTTCTTTATATTTTTCAACTTCAGTATTCAAATAGCTAATTTCTTTAACTATTTTAACTACTTGTTCTTTAGCAGCTGAATCTGATTGATTGTATACTATAACTGCTGTGTCGAAATGTTTTTGGCTGTTTTCAAGTATATTATCTGCTTCTGTTATTTTTTCATCTACAACTTCATATCCTTCATCTTTGCAACTGAATAGAAACAAAGCAGATAACAATAACAATTTTTTCATAATTATTTAATTTTACCCAGTTCTTGTAATAATGTAATCTTAGAAACAGCAGCAGCTAAAGCACTGTCTGATTTACGAAGTTGATTTGTTAACATATCAACTTTAGTTTCTAATACTACAATTTTAGCATCTTGTTTAGCCACAATAGAGCTATTTGACATTTTAATATCAACATAAAGATATCCAATTGCAACTAATACAATGAATAATAATCCTTTAACTGGGTCTTTGGAAAATTCCTTAAATGTAATAGGGGTTTTTACAGGCATTTTATTTTGGTTTTTATAAGTTAATGAACAGCTATACTATCCACAACCTCAATAGGTAAAGTATCTACAGGAGAAATAATGCTATCTACAGGAACGGATACGCTATCAACAAAAGCATTACTAATATAATCGATTACTACATCTAATTTAACAGCATCTTCGGCTATATATCCTTTTTGAACAGCAAATACATAAGCAGCAATTGCTACTACTGATAGGATAATTACAATTTTCTTTTTACCTTTTAATTTGTCTACTAATGGGAATAATTTACTTAATATGTTTTTCATTTTCTAATTTTTTGATTACTTTAATATTTTGATCAATTAACTTACGATCTTTAATACCGTTTTTTCTTGATTTTCTTGGTTTAAAATTATTGTGTGACCTTGCCATTATAATGTTTCCTCCTCAGATCCTTGATCCTTTTTATTAATATATTTGTCAATAGATGCAATACCAAAGCATCCTAATGTTAACCATAAGAAGGCGTTGAATATAAAATCTTGTACTAGTAGTTCTTTACCCATTGAGCCGGTAATAATATCGGCAATCGCAAAGCCTACCATCATTAAAAAAGCTAAAAAACCAATGAAAGATTTTTCATTGATGTTGTTGTTATCACTAAATAGTGACTTGAAGAATTTTTTCATATATATATGATAATTAAGGGGTTATCGGCGATAAATAGGACACGCGCGATAACCCCCTGCGGTATATATGTAGTAATTTTAATCTATAAACGCCTGCTGTATTAATTTTTTAGCTGTTTCGTAATCTGTATTATAAATTTTGCGGCGGCGTGTTTCTGCTTTAGTAATTTCTAATTCATCTAATAGATTATAAAAATCTTTTAGTGATTTTTGTGTTACGTTTAGTTTCTGAGTAGATACTGCTGATTTAAGTTTTGTAGCATTCATTAAAGTATCATTCTTTTTCTTTTTACCCTTAACAAATATAATACTGAGTAGTGTTAAGGATTCTTCAAGTTGCTTGTATTTTGGAGTACCAAATAAATCTTTTGTTTCAGTATATGCTCCTAATGTATAATATCCTCTAAATCCAACGCCTACTAATACTACAATTTCTAGAAAAAATGTTAAAAATACAAGTAACTTATTGTTTTCTTTATTTTTATTAACTTGTGTTTGTACAGTTAATCCCGTCTTATTTTCAACACTTGCTAGTTTTTGGTCTTTAGTTGTTTGTAGTACAGCTACAATTGAATCTCTATATTTTCTATCTGCTCTAGTACGTGCAGGTTGGTTACGATAAAAGTCAATTTCCTTATCATAATATTTTGCAATTGAATCAGCCTTAGTAGATACTGTTTGGTCTACTGTGGTAGCAATTTGTGTACTTCTATCTATCCAACGATGGGATCCATTTAAAGATAAATAAAATGAACCTACTGTTAGCATAACTACGGCTAAAGCACCACCAATTAATCCAGGTGTTGCTTTTTTCTGTTTAAATAATCCAGTAATAAACTGTTCAAATGCGAATCGTTTAAATAATTCGTATCCGGTCATGATTAAAACAGCAAATATAAGGAATATTGTTGCTTTAATACCAGCTAGATCAGGAATCGAGTTAACTACATCGGCAAAGAAGTAGTATGAAAAATAAATAATCGCTATGTTACCAAGGAATGAAAACCAATACAAGGTTTTATCCAAGGTACCGAAATTCAATTCAAAACTGTTTGTTTCTAGCTGCTTTTCGAGTTTTTTATATTTAGAAAAATCCATTCGTTTTATATATAAATATACTACATTCCTAAGCTTTCCCAATATTTTCGCCTAACCAACTCTCCTAAATCAGCGTCATTAGGAGTATTGAATATTTCTTCATGGGATACAGTTATTAATGTTGTTCTGCGTTTCATAATATTAGAAACAGAATATTGATCCTCATATTGATCCTCTATAGTTTCTACCCCTGTATAACATGAATAGCATAATTGTCCTGCGCCTTCAACATAGCCTATTCTGTAATCAATATGTGTTTCAAAATCATAAGCGGTTTCTTTACCGCACATAATACAAGTGTCTTTTGCCATAACTTATTTTTTTATTTCCAAAATATTTGTACTAAAATTATCAGGGTTCCTAAACCTAAACAAACAAGTGTTTTAAGAGTTATAGGTTCTTTAAATAAAAAGTAAGACATTAATGCAAATGTAATTATACCAACAGCAAATCCAATCAATCGACTAGGCCATATTTCACCATTATACGCAATGACAAAATGTTTTACAGATGCCATAAATAAAAGTGATATAGGAGCACCTCCAATAACTGCTACTAATATAGGATGGTTTTTTACCCAATCATATTTCATTTGTCCTTGCAATTGGATAAATGTAATTACTTGAGCTATAAAACCATATATAATTCCTTTAAGTATGTCCACAACTTATTTTTTAATATATGCTGTAGGGCACATATAATTTAGTGTTTTTATTTCTAGATTTTTTTCTTGAATAAATTTATCTACACCTTTAGATTCACTCCAACTGTGATATCCATACTCATCAAACACTATTATTCCTCCTTTTGTAACATTATCCCACATATTACTTAAAGCATCATAAGTAGGCTCAGCAATATCTAAATCCATATACAATAGAGATATTTTAAATCCAGGATATTCAGATACAAACTTTTTACTTGTAAGTGAAATATCTCCTTCTACTAAAAGAAAATCTGAGGTACTGAATCCATCTTGTAAGAGTTTATTTTGGAATTGTTCTTTAAAGGATGAATCATGGTTAAAACTTCTTCCTTCAAATAAAGTATTCATTGTTTCTTTATCTGTTGAATTTTGAATAGAAGAAAGTAAACCATCAGTATTAAAGAAATCAAACCCAATAACTTTTTTAGCTGAATTAGGGTTGTATATATTTTTTAGTTTAAGAAATGTATACATTCCTGTTCCTTTAAATACTCCACACTCTACTATATCTCCAGGAATATCTTTAACCTCATTATATAGTAATGTTCTAGCAACTAATTTATTAAAAACCCTTCTATCATTACTTAAAATAAAATTATTAAAGTTATCAAATAGACTTTGAGGATTTTGTGTTAATTCTATCTTATTTAAATCCATTATTTTTTATTTTCAATAAAGTAACGAAGATCTTCTGGGGTTCCCAAACCCCACATTTTGTCTATATGGAATATTTTTATATGCTTTCCATTAGCTATTGCTTCGTTAAATGTAGGACATATATAAAATTCATTATTTGTCCTAATATTTTTAGATATCATCTGTTCAGCAGAATTAACATAATCAGAACCCTTAGCCCAATAATATATACCAACAGTTGCTATATCAGATATAGGATTTTTTTCTGCTACTTCAATTACATGACCATATTCATCAACCTTAGCAAATGACCATTTAGGGTGTGTAGCGGTAAATGTAAGTATACCTCCATCAGCTCCTGTTTCTTGCATCTTGTACATAAATTCATTCGAATCCCATTCTACAAATTGATCAGAATTTGCCATTAATAAAGGAGAATCATTGTTGATATATTCTTTAGCTAACAATGTAGTAACAGCTGATCCTTCCGTAACACCATTTACTTCTACTATTTTACATCCTGGTGTTATTAGGTTAAGTAATGTATCTAGGTTATATTTTTCGCGGTGTGATTTTTGTACAAGGTAAATATAATTAGCATCTATATTTAGATTTTCAATTACTACTTGGATCATTGGTTTTCCTTTAACCTCAATAAGTGGTTTTGGGAATGTGTATCCTGCTTGTTCAAATCTAGAACCAGCACCAGCCATTGGAATTAAAACATTTAATTTTTCATCTTTCCATTTTGGTATTGCCATATCTTTACCATTTTCTATTTCCATTAATTTTAAAATAATTCTAGTGTAAGTAACATCTTGAGGATTTTTTACTCGCATTACATTAGCACAACTTCTATGTGCTGCAAGCAAGCCATAAGGGCTATCTTCAATAATTAATGTTTCTTCAGGTAGTACTCCTAAACCACTCATTGCTTTCCAATACATCTCAGGATGTGGTTTACTATTTTTTACGTCTTCATTCGATAAAATCAAATCAACAAATTCAGTAAGACCTAGTTTAGATAATACTGTTAATACTGTTTTACGAACACTATTAGAACATACAGCTATTTTATATCCATCTTCAGACAAAGCACTAAATACCGATTGTAATGTTAAATTTGGTTTTAATTGCTTTAAAGCCTCAATAGTTAAATATTGTTTTTTATGCCAAATATCATCATAAAATTTAGGATGTAATCCTTTATTTTTAGTAAGTAACTCTAACTTTTGAGTTGTTTTTAAACCATCATATATTGAAAGATGTTCTGCTTCTGTAATTATATATTGCTCTCCAATTTCTTTAAGAGCTTGATTTAATGTATCAAAGTGTATCTGTTTGGCCTCAACCAAAACACCATCCATATCAAATATGATTAATTTTACCATATAAAAAGACTTTTATCAAACCCAATATACTTATTATATTCGGGATTATTAAGTAAATTATTTTCTTTAATAAGTTGTTTTACAAATGTATCCCCATGAGTTCCTGTTAGAGTTTCATGGCCATTCAAATCCATTAAAAATGCACCATGGCGTATTATTTCTTTATACCCTATAATAAAATATTCTGCAGGGTATGCTAAATCATAGATATAGTATTTAGTGCATATTATTTTATAGTGATTCTTATTAGCTATTTCTGAGCAATCTAGTTCATGAGGATTTATATCAGGGTTGTCTTGTAATAATTGTGTTAGTGATGATTTTTTCCATATACATGGTTGGATACTAAAAGCATGCCTGTAATTAGGATCCATGTGGTGGAATATATTATTTTCAAATCCGTATTTGCTATAATCGATATTAAATAAAGGTCTATTATATTGATTAGCGTATGATGAAGCAAATGAGAATAAATCTATGTTTTCATCATTCATTAATTTAACAAGATTATTTAGCCCTGTTATATCTATAGGATCTGTTAGAATATAGTCTTCGCAAAAATAGAATATATAATCTTCTTTAATTTGAGGAAGTACATTGTTTAATGTTTTTGAGAAATGACCCCCAATAGAATCAAATTCTACATCCCCTGCTAAGTATTTTACTCTATCTAAATATGGTAGATCGAATATTGTAAATTTGTTAGCTACAACATATATTGGTAAATTAAAATTTGGATTATGTTTAAAAAAATAATCTAAAAATAATCGTAGTATGGGCAAATTAGTTTCATTAGTATAAACTACTATAGCTAAATTCATAAAACATCTTTATCAAATATAACTATTATTTCTCCTGGGTTATGTGCAGGGATATTATATTCAAAGTTATATTTAGTCAAAACTTCACTTACTATTTTCTTCATAAATTCAGAATATCCAGTAATTATTCTTAAAGGTAGTTGTTTTGAATTAAGTAATACAAAATTTTCTACCACACCCCATACTTGATGATGATATAAACCATGTAAATCTAATTCTTTCATTATACATTTAATGTTTTATTCCAAGCTGCAATATGCAAACGAGTCAATCCTCTAAATTTATACTTTTTAGCCATTTCAAGAACAAATTGAGTACGCTCTTCAAAATTAGCTACATCATCTAGTCCTGGCATACAAACCACGTTGGAAAGAGGTATATTAAGTGGTACGATAAAGTCGCTAAAAATCTCGTGTACATCTTCTTCATTGGATATAACAAATTTAAATTGATAGTTTCTATGTTCCATAATACGTTTAAGAGCAGCTTCGTTAAAGCGTTGACTCTTACTCATTCCTGAGTTTGCTAACTTAGGTGAACAGTTGATTTGGTCTAAATAATCGAATAATAGTTCATCAATTACTACAGTACCATTTGTTTCAATTTCATTAAAAGCTGTTACTTTTCTAACTTTAGATGATTCACCTGTTTCTAAGTTATATTTTGTAAAAATATTTTTTACGCTAGGATCCTGGTTAATCCAATATTCAAAGAAGTTACAAATTGCTTGTTGGTGTCCTTTAATTGTAGGTTCACCACCAGTCCAAATAATATGAATAGTACCGTTTTTAATATCATCATAGATACCTTCTTCTTTCCACCTATCAATTAGATATTGGAATTCTTTATCTTCACCTCTCCACAACCATTGGCTTGTAGAATCACAAGTCCAAGTTGCTTTACCTTCTTTAACTAAATCACCTTCGAATATTTCTCCGTCCTCTAAATTTTGATCTTTCATTAATTGATTTGCAAATTGACGGCTCATACCGCAAGTCAAGTTACAAATACCTAAACGAACAAAGTAAGAGGGCACACCTGAGGAGATACCCTCGCCTTGGACAGAGTAGAAGTCGGAACTTATTAATAGCTTATTCGGATCAATTTTACTCATTTAAATAATGTTTTTATATAACTAAATATAGGACTAAAGTTTTGCCAATCCAAAATTACTGATAGTATGTTGAAATGTTTTTCTCCACATAGTCCTAATATATGTTGTATTTCGTGAATCATAATTAATTAATTAAAGAAGGTCCCAACAATTAAGTTGGGACCTTAGTTAAATTAGGCAGTTGGCAACTGGCTGTTTTTTACGCGGCGGCGTGAAATAGAATACATTGCATTTGCAAGTACTTCATTTACTGTTCTTTCTCCTGCTTTAACATAATTGATAAAACGGGTTGTGAAACCAGTAGTTTCAGCAAGGCGAGTAGTGTCACCTTTGCGTTCGCGAGCCATGTAAAATGCTAATTTCGCTGTGCGATTCAATTTACTCATAACAATTTTTGTTTGTTTAACAATTTATTTACAATGTAAATATATAGACAGTAAATTGGGTTTCCAAAAGAGTTGTTGTACCAAGATTCGAACTTAGTCTTTATGTTCCGGAAACATACGTGCTATCCCTTACACTATACAACAAAGGAATAAAAAAAGGGACTGATTAGGTCCCTTTTTATTGAGTACACCTTTCGGTGGTTTGAACAACTCGCAAAGGGTTCTTTGTATAAGCTCAAACCAGGTTCTTTGTATAAGCTCAAACCACGGAGTACTTAAGTTTCCGAAGCTTGGAGCCACCAGTCAGGCTTGATCTGACACCTCTCCCGGTCGGAGTGGGAGGCTTCTACATTGAACTATGGCGGCGAGTATCTTTTAAAGGATACTCAAACCTGCCTTGCGACAGTTTATTCGAGTTGTCTGCTCTAGATAGCTATAAAAACCGATTTGGTCGGTAAGGATTGATCTATCTAGTCCCTTTGTTGTTTGCTTAGTGCGTATATAAATATATAATATTATCCAAAAACAGCTACTCCTACTACAGTTCCTATAGAAGCACAAATTACAAATACTATTTGGTCTACTCTAGTTCCGTAAGTTACCCTTTGCACATTTAATGCAAATGAAATCCAGAAAAAGAAAGCTACAAAAAATAGACCAATATCTGCTTGCATTGTTTCATTAGCCCATCTAGCACTAATATTACTTCTCATAAATGCATGAATAAATGCTGACATAAATGCTACTACAAATGTAATAGGATTATAACTATTTACTTTAAGATACTCAGTAAATAATGATTTATTACCTTGTGTTAGTATCTTTTTTGCTTTTGGCTTTTTTCGAGGTTGTAATTGATTATTTTCCATATTCATTTAAAACTTTTTCTACGTGTGCTTTAGCTACTTCCCAAGATACAGGACCTGTTTCATCAGCATACTCTACAGAATCCGGACGACCCAATTTGATAAATGCTTCAATACGTTCTACTGATGCTGCTGATTTGTAGTCAGAATACCATTTACCTTCAAAATCAGACCATGGATGTTTAATAAAGATTGGTTTATAAGATGTATTAGTACGTTTATACACTTCATTAAAATCTAAACCTAATATTTCACAAGCTTTTAAACCATCTTCTAAAATATCAAATTTATTCATTTCAAGATATGGAGTATAATGTGATATTCTTTCAGCATCCCAATTACCAATCATAAACGCTTCAAAATCAGCATCACGGAATTCTTGTCTACAATCAGGATAAATTGCATGGTCACCAGCATGAATACCCATTGCAATAGCACATTCAGTACTATGTTTAGTTGCTATAGATAATGCTACTGCTTGTATAAGTGAAGCAAAAATTTTATTACGATTAGGAACAACAGTATCTTTCATGTTGTCTTGTTCGTAATGTCCTTCAGGTACATCCCACCCACCTTCAACTAATGCTGAGTTGAGTAGTTGAGATAGGCCATCAATTTTGATTATTTGGTGTTTTACTTTGTAAACTAGTCTAGTGTTTACATATTCAACTAATGAAGTTGCTCGTTCAAGTTCTACTCTATGTTTTTGACCATAATCAAAAGATAGAGCTGTTACTTGATAACCATTTGCTAATAGGTGGAGGAGTAAAGTTGATGAATCCATTCCACCTGACAGTGATAATACTGCTTGTTTTTTCATTTAAAATAATTGTTAAAATTTAGGCGGTATTTTAACGTTTAGCCTATTTAATAAACGATTTAAACTTTTGTACGTTGAATTTAATATCATCTAATTGGGTATCCAAATTCTTTTCAAAATAATGTTCGAGCTTATCTTTAGGTTTAAAGGTAATTCCACTATTAGAATATCTTACTCCTTCAGCTCCAACTAGAATTGGATTTGATGTATCACATGAATTAACAAATTTCCAATCACTATAAGCCATAAATTCTTGAGGCAAAGAGCAACCAAGCAAATGGTGATAGCAGCTTGTATCTATAATATTTTTTTCTACTAATCGCCTAATAAATTCCATTCTACCATACATTTGGGCTTTTAGTATAGGCATTTCACCTGGATATTCTTTTTGGTATGCTGCACTGGAGTGGTTGAGTGCAATGTATTTGTATCCTAAATCAATTAATGTTTGATATGTAATTATTAATTCACCCATATCTTTACCTTGGCATACAGCCATTAATTCAACATCTAATTCTCTCAGTTTTTCTCCATAGTTATTCATCCAATGTTTAGCATTTCTAAGAGTAGTAATGCTATCATTCCAAGCATCAGGAACAATGAATATATTTGGTTGTAGTAATTCGATTTTTGAAAGTAAATCTTCTGTTGTATGTGTTACTCCTTCAAATAATCCATTATCCATAATAATGAATCGTTTATCTTTTTTAGATTTTTGAAAGAATAAATTATACTGTTGTGATTGATCTAACAAATGAGGGAGGCAGTAATCATAGTCATTCCACTCATAAGCATATTGTAGTAGACTAAGAGGTAATTCGTGTGATACTTTCATATAGCTATTAAAATATTTTATTATTATTTTCCTCCTCAGCCATTCTAAAACTATCTTCCATTAATTGAGTATTAATATCGGTAAAATCAGTATCAATGAATATTTTTTCAGCTTCGAAATATTCATTCAAAAATTCTTCAGGATATAAAAGTACTTCCCCTGTATATTTTGGGTTTGAAACAAAACGTTTTTCTGGGGTAATGTTTTTTAACTTAGCATAGCCTGCTACTCGTTTACCCAATGCAGGGCCAGCAGCATATCCTAAATAATCATAAAGCGAAACCATAATTATATGTTTTTAACTTAGTAATTGAATATAATAACTTTTTGGTTGGGGACCTACCTTTCTTTCAGTTTCCTTTCCATTAACTAATAAAATAGTTGTTGGAATAGAAGTAATTCCATATTCACGAGCAATTTCAGGTTGATTGTCTATATTAATTTTTTTAATAGGATATTGTGTTGATAATTCATCTAAAATAGGACCTAGTGCTCTACAAGGACCACACCAGGGTGCAGAAAAGTAAAGTAATTGTTTCATTGGTATCGTTTTAGTTTTCTTTTTAATTTATCAATTTGTATTTGGCAGTACCATTTTCCCATATTACTAGAGGCTTCATCATACTTTTTCTGCCATTTATCAATTTTTTTATAAATAGAAGCGTTTGCATTATTAAGAATGTCTATATCATAATAGCTATTATTTTCCAACATAGCTTCTTCCCATTCTTCTTTTTTAGTTTTACTCATATATAGCAGTATTTTTGTTATGCTCCATAAATTCAACACGTGCTACCTTAACTCGTCCATTTGTTTCCTCCTGGATAAATGTATTTAGTTTTTCAAATATATATTTTGCAAATTGTTCAGCACCAACAGCAGGAATAACTCTAATTTGAGCAGCGCCTACTTTATCCATTTCAAGGAATGCAGGTAAAAACGGATCATCTTCGGCTATAATAGTAGTGTGATCAAACATGTAATCCATCCATGCTTTAGGATTCTTACCATCAATAGTACCTTTAGCACGTTTCATACCTCCAAAATCCCAAACCCAATTACGTTCATCAAGTTCACCTTCGAACCATACTCTAAACGATACTCCATAACCATGGATATATTTGCAGTGTGTACCTTCGGCTCTCCATTGTCTAAAAACACAACTAAAACCGTCAAATAACTTTGTTGATTGAAACTTTGGCATAACGTTTAATTTTCTTTATTATCTAAATTTATTATTTTAGTATCTATATTGTTAAGTATATCAAGTAAATAATCTATATCTTTTTGTTCTAATTGTCCTCCATTAGATTTTTCGTATAATTTTTTAACCTCATCTTCCATATTGGACATAAATGAAGATAAATCTAAAAGTTCGTTTTCCATATATATAAATATAAGTTAGTTATTGGGTTCTTCCAAAAATTCTTTTTGAATTGTAGTGCTACCTTTATCATATTGAGGTTCAAAGGGACAATGTTTGCATTTATTACCACAACATTCTCCACGTTGAATGTGATAGAGGGCAGTAAAAACCACCCTCGTATCATCCATATAATAATGAACATTTCTTATAAATTCATGTTTCATTTATTTTAATTTGTAAATATCACGTATTTTATCTTTTAAATGATTTTTCATAAAGTCTTCTACTTCTTCAAATGTATCAAATTGATAATAGTAGGTTCTATGACCTAAAGGATCCCAATCTCCATCATCTTCATATTTTTCAAGAGGATCTTTTGTCCATAAACCGGCTCCCAACCAATCTACATATTCTTCTAAATCTCCAGAAGCTACATATTTTTTAGGGGTTGGATAATTTCCAATGTCTATGTATTCTTCTTTTTTTGGGTCAAAATAAAGTAATTGAACAAATACTCCATTTATATAATCTTCATCATCTTCTATTATTTCTCCATCTTCTATTGTTACTTGAAAATCATATAAATCTTCTAGTTTATTATTGCTAAGAACGTATGTTGTTTCGTTTAATATGTCTATTAGCTTTATCATATATATAAATACTAAACTATTTCACAGGCACCACCAGCACACGCTGCTTGATCCATCAAGGCAGTTTCATCGCTAAATTCTACTACTTTAGATAAATCAATTGAGTGAAGGTGTTGAGCCATTTCTTCAAATTGTTCTTTAGTAATATCTTCGAATGGTGCTTGAATGTAGCTACCTCCAAAATAAGGTAATACTGATAAGCCATTAAATGTTTCTTTGTATTTCCACATCCATTCACCTACTTCTTTCCATTCATTTTCTTTAATTGAAATAGTAGCGGATACGTTATTTGTATTTGCTCCTCTTCTATGGCCTTTTCTAACCCATTCTACATTGAATTTACGAACACGTTCTAACAAGTCAATAGCTGATTCTGTTCTTAAAATAGCGCCTTCTGGTGCTTTTTGAGGTACTGAAATTACAGCTTGGATTGTTGGTTTAAAGTATTCATCTTCTACTAGTTCAGGATGATGAACAGCCAAGTGAGTATATAGTGCTTCATTTTTACCTACTCTCATTCGGCGAACATAATAATCGTTATGCCATGCATGAATACCACTTGAAGTACCTAATACTAATGATGAAGTACCAGATGGTTTAATTGTAGTAACACGAGCTGCTGTGTTAATATTTAAAATTTCAGCTACACGAGCATTTTCTACTTTAGCAATTTCAGCTGCTTCTTTTAAGTTATACTTTAATACAGCACCAGAACCAATACCTGTTTGACCAACACCAATTAAAGCGTCTTTTTCAGTTGTTTTACGCCATACATCTCTCAAGTAATGGAAATCAGTGTATGATGCTTGTAATGTACCAATAAAGGCAGCAGCACGAGCTCTTTCATTTAGATCTTCTTGTGATTCAACATCTGAAACGTTTAATTCACATAAGTTACAGAATTGGTAAGGGCGAAGAGCAATTTCGCAACATGGGTTTGTACCCCAATCCTTATCGTTTGAAAAATAAATACCGGGTTCACCACTGCCGCTCATTTCAATTTTTTTCCACAGCTTAAAGAATTCTTCTTCTGTGATTTTGTGGCGTAACACAACGGCAGAATTGTTAGCGCGACCACGTTGAGGATTTTCTTCCCACCAATTTCCAAATTTACACGTCAACATATCTTCATCGTTTAAATTAAACAATGAAATCAATGCTGCTCTTCTAATACCACCTGATAATACTGCATCTGCAATATGACAAATAATATCATGTGCTTCAAGTGAAGTTACTTTATCGCCATTTTGCTTGCGATCAAATATCTTCTGAATTTGGAATAGACATTCTTTTAATGGCTCAGGACCAGGTGCTTTGCCACCTGCAGTAATTAAACGAGCCCCTTTAGGACGAATATCTCTAAAGTCAAATAATGGAAGTGGAGATCCAGTAAAATATGCTTTAACTAGTATTTTAACTGAGTCAGCCCATCCTTCAATGCTATCACTTACTAGATAGCGTTTATGTTTGGTAGGAATTTTAATTTCAGGAAGTTGTTCAATGTGGTGTTGTTGTACACTAAATCCTACTCCACAACCACTTAACAATAAAAACATTGTTTCGCTAAATGAACGATAATCATCTACAGGTAAATAAGCACAATTGTAAATACGTGCATTATTAATTTCAATTGGTTTACCAGCAAATTGTAATGAACGCATTGATGGTAAAATCTTTTTTGCATATACTAATTCATATGCTTTTTCAATTTCATCTTTTAAATTTGGAAACTTAGATATATGCATATCCTTATTTCTCGTAACTATTTCGTCCCATGTTTCTCTCCTTTCTAATTCAGGAATATACTTTGCGTACTTGTTATAAACTGTAATGTCAGAGAGAATGCTCACCGAAGGATGAACGTCATGTTTTCCTTTGTCCATAGCTGGTTCAGATTTTATGTTTTGTAATTCTTAAAGTGTGCCAATAAATACAATATATACAACATTAGGATGAACTAAGAATAAAGTTTTTCAGGAAATCCTTCTCATCTCTATCTAAAGTATTGTAATCAGTAGGTTTTTTAGATACTCCATTAGTCGGTTCTTCTATATCTAGAAAATCCTCGTATATATCTATATGTCCTGTTGAAGTATCTATTTTAGAGGCAAATGTCATACCATCGGCACCTAATCTGTTCTTCATAATATGCCAACGTCCCGTACCTTCTAATTTGTCTTTTCTATTACGTGCTAATGATACCACTATATCCCCAATCATCAATTTAGAATAAGAACCTGCTATATTATCTCCTTCAATAATATCACTTTTAGCACCTGTTCTATTTGCTTGTGAAGGTGTTACAATAGGTAATCCTAATTCACGAGCTAATCCTCGAACACTAGTGTATATATCTTCTGTTCCTTCTAATCTATCACGAGCTGTGTTTTTAAGCAAGTCGATATAATCAATAAAGATGATATCTGGTATAAATTCATATTGAGTTTTAAGTTGTTCAATATGTTGTTCAATATTGTCTAGTGTAGTTTTTCCTGATGCAAATTCTTTAATTTTAATTTTACCAGGTAAATTTTCTACTATTTGTTCAATTTCAGCTCTATGTTTTGTAATTTGATCTACAGGTACATTTAGAATGTTTGCGTCAATACGTCTTGCAACATATGTTTCACTTAATTCAAGTGTATAATACAATACATTATATCCTAATTTAGCAGCATGAGCAGCCATTGCAATAATAGCCCACGATTTACCTCCACCAGGATTACCAAATACAATACCTAATTCACCTTTACCAATACCTCCTTGTGTAATATTATTAAATGTATCCCAAGGAAATGGAATAGGTCCTCTATTATCTTCACGATAACGAGTTTCAACATCTTTTTCATATTCATGTCCTATTGATCTTACTTCACCTATTTTAAGTGCGTTAAGAATAATTTGACGAATAGAATCAAAATCATTTGTAACAAGCAAATCTGCTGATGTTACAATTGCTTTTTTCATTTGTTGGTTTTTACAAAAACCTAAAAATTCATCTTTAATGTATTGGATATCTGTTTGTTCTGATTCACGATATGCTTGTACTAGCTGTTCTTTAATAGCAATTTTAAGTACATCGTTATCTATTTTTTGCACTTCAACTTTAATAGCATCCATTGACGGAACAGTGTGATACTTATTAAAATATTTAAGTATTTCTTTGATAATCCATTGATGAGACGTGTTTTCAAAGTATTCATCGCTTAATGATTCAGAAATAGTAATTAAAAAATCTCGATCTGTCAGCAAGGCACCCATTACTTTTGTTTGGAAAGTAGGTCCGTACTGAGATAATTTACTCAGAGTTGTCATACGTAACTTTTATTTTTGTAAATATACTATTTTAAAATAAGGGATCCAAAAGTTTCTACTAACCATCCTTGGGTGTTACCAATAGAATTTTTTAGACCATCAGTCTCATAAAGCATTAAAAAACCACCTATATTTAAATTATTTATATCCTCATTTAGTGATTCAAATATAACCTGTTGATCAGGTTGAGAAATATTAGGTGATCTAAGATTCATCAATTGATAATTAATATCTAGTTGATGTTTAAAATCTAAAACACTACCATATAAAGCATTAACGTCAATATTATCTTGACATACTTCATATATTTCTCTTAAAGTATATTCAATATCATCACTTAGAGCAAATAATTTTACTGCTTTTTTAGGTCCTATTCCTTTTACTCCTGGAAGATTATCTGATTGATCTCCCATTAGTGTTTTGTAAAGTAAAAAATTATTAGGATGCACTCCAAATTCTTCAAGTACATCTTTAGTTTTATATGTTTTACGTTTAGTAGGAGAGTAAACTGATGTTTTGTCACTAATTAATTGGTAGAAGTCTTTATCAGCAGACATAATAGTAATTTCTTTACATTCTTTATCATTTTCAAAATGATTAACAATGTATCCTATACTATCATCTGCTTCTATTTTATCAATTGAAACTAAAGTGACAGGAAGCTGTTTTAAATATTGGATAAGGCGAGTCATTTGCCCAACCATCGCTTCGCTTTCATCGTCCTTATTTTCAAATACATCCCAATTAGTAACGCGAGTAACATTTCTATTTCCTTTGTATTGTGGATATAGGTTTTTCTTATTATTAGTACTACCTAAACCATCAAATACTAGTACTACTCGGGTAGGACGGAAAGTTTTAATAGCGTATCCAACACTTCTTAGATATCCCACAAGACCACCAATATGGTGGCCTGCAGGATTCATAAGGTTAACAGTAGAGAAACTACGAATAAAAGTATTCATTGAATCTACTATAAGTATTCTACTGTTACGTGTTGGTTTTTCTCCTAAGGAATTAATAATTTGGTTTAAAAACTTTTTGTCAAACATTATTCTGGTTCTTGTTCAAATCCCACATCATGAATAAGATCATCTCTTTCCTCAACAATATCAAAATCGTTTGTACCAAGTTTTTCAAGCCACTCTGCTGAGTGTAGCTTTTTGTATTCATCAATTGCTTTTTTATCATCATCAATAAAACCATGAGTAGTCATGATGATAGTTCCTTTTGATGAAATACCATTTACGTGGTTCTTTTCAACTTGAATTTTAGTACGTTTAGCAAATTCAACGTCTTTACCGTTTTTGGTTGCTTTAATTTTGTTTGTACCAGCATTTGATACATTACCAAATGTAATGATAAATGTTGCATCATACCACATTGCCATTCCACCTTTATTCATCATTTTAGGTTGAGACATTGGTGTTTCTGCCTTTGCTGTCCAAACTTTATTAACACATACTAATGTATTTGTATAGGGGTAAGATTCCTTACGTGATAATAGGATCTTTTGGTTTACACCGTTAGAAAATTGAGTTGACATTGCACCTGCAATCCACTCATTATTATTTTTTCCTGAGTTGAGTGACATTTGGCACGTAATACTTCCAATTGAATCCCAAAAGAATGCTAAGTCATGAGGCAGATTACCTTTCTTTTGTTCATCTAATAAATCAGAAATAAAAGATGCTACGTCTTCAACTGTATTTAGGTTGCTTCTATCAGCAAATATAAAGAAACCATTATAATCCGCTACGGCACCATTTTCATCAGGTATTTCCTCAAATTGCAGACCCATTTCACGAGCATGCTCCCAATTCCATTTCATCTCTGTGATTAGGAATACAGGTAATACACCCATTTTTTGAGCTGCTACTGCTGCTTCTAACATTGCTGTTGTTTTGCCTGTATCCGAGTGACCACGTAACAAAGTTATGTGGCCCATCGGAATACCAGGTACAGAAGTAACATCTTGAAAAGCTTGTGATAGTGGAATCCACTTTTGTTCTTTAAATTTAACAGCTGTAGTTAGATATTTTGCCTGTTTAAAAGCATCTAAATCAAATGACTTGCCAGGAGAACTTTTAATGGCAGAAGATGCTGCCTCATTTAAACTTTTACCACGAGCCATAATTATTCGTTAAATAGGTCATTAAATTTGTCTGCTTTAGATTGCTTAGCCTGCAAGTTAAAATTTTGGTCTTGCTTTTTTTCCCAAGGTAAATCACCCTCTTCCTCTTCGTCCTTAGCAACAATTGGCTCTTCAGTATCTTCTTCAGGATTAGCCCATTTTTGGAAGATTTCGTTCAAGCTCTCATAAGTGTGATGCTTATTAATTGCTAAAATGTCAGGTTGCTCTTCAAGCCAACCATTAATGGCATCAGCATCATCAGAAAGTGGAGTTGTTTTTACACGTGGGGTAAGGTTACATTTAATACCTTTACGACCTGCAATGTCTGCTTCAACAGCTTCAATGACAAAATCACGACCATCTTGAATATCGGTATAATCACCGTAATCTTCATTCATGGCAATGTTCATAAGTTGTGTGTAAAGTTCTTTACCAAATTCCCACAAACGAACACCCATTTGCTCTTCACCACGTACAATAACAGGAGCAAATACTCTCATTTTAGGAGTAATTTTCTTTGCCATCTGCCAATGATCAGGATTGTCTGATTTGCGAAGCTTTTGAGCTGCTTCTACAATTGGATCAGCTTCACCCCAGTTGGTTAGTGCAAGGATAGGTCCTTTTGTGTAGCCATAGTGAAAATAAATTTCACGGAATGGAGTCGATTTGTTAAACTTAGAAGGAACAATACGAATCTGGTATTTACCAGCTTTTGGTTTCCAGAAAATCTTTGTGTAGTCGATTTTCTCTCTTTTTTCTCCTTTACTCTGGAAGGAGTCCAGTTTGTTTTTAATTAATGATAAATCCATAACATTTTTTATTTTGTGACAATAAATATAAGAAATTAGGATTGGGTATCCAAAAACGGTACTGGTTTTATTTTATTATTACATAAGATCCCTTAACCATTGCAATACTTCCCTTAATTCATCATCTTTTAAATGATATATATCTTCAGAAGTAATATAACCTTTTTCATCAAAAGCATCAATAAAACCATATTCTAATCCTATACGCTCTAATTCCTCGCGTAAAACATTATAATACCCCACATATGGATCACCATCCCACTGATGTTCAGCTTTACGAGCTAAATTATTAAATAAATCAACTATACCTAGGAATTGTGGTTGTACAGGTACAACTTTAGCCTCATTAATTCCTGCTAGTTTTTGCAGGCGTTGAGCTTCTGTGATGTACTGTTTCATGGATATAAATACTAGATCTCTACTATCTTGTAGATCTTAGTGTGTACTTTCCTTAAACCACCGTCTTGAGTAAGCAATATAGTATTGCGGTGATCCAACCAATTAACTCTATAATTAGTATCTAATATACCTCCGTTTAATTCACGAATTAATGCATTAAGAGCATTAATTGTATATAATGTATTACTTTCTTTTTTGCGATGCAGCAATATTGTATTGGAAAGAGCATTTTGTGAATTGTTATTCACAATATCAATGTTGTAAGTAAGAATTAATTCATCTGTATCTGGTGATTCCAATACAAATATTTTATTATATAAAATAGCATAACGCGTAGTTAAGCTATTTAATGTCTCATCTAATCTGTTGTGCTCAATAAAGGTGCAAAATAATTTATTTCCCGCCATTTCATCAATAAGAATGTTCTCAAATTCATAACTGGTCATAAATATGGGGTGTTCTAGTGTAGACATTATGTTTTAGTTTAATCCGTTATAGTTAGTTCCTGTTTTTACTCGTACAGGGTATTGGAGTTTAGCGATAAGTTCATTGATTTTTTGCGTTTCTTCACGCGATACATCAATAAGCACAGAATCGTATGTGTATAGTATTATACGTGATTTTAATGGTCTAAATTCATTAAATAATGAATAAAATTGTGTGACATTCTGCGAAGTCTCATAATTCTGAATGTAGTAGTTTAATATTTTTTGTGGGTTAGGGTTGTCAATATCTTTTAGTCTAAAGCGTTTACCAGATAGCATTTCAATAAACCCACTATAGTTAATAGTGTCCCATAGATCTTCGGTAAATGCTTGTATATTTTTAAAAAATGGTTTACTTTGCAATTCAGGTCTAATACCTCCATACAAATTTTGGAATGTTATTTCTTTAACTTTAGATGTATCGGGGTTGTTTAGTATTTTTCCTATTTGACTATATACACTTGTTTCTTTATCAAACTTGTAGTCTACAATTGTACCAAGAAGACGCGGATGGTACCCGTTAAAGTCAATTTCAATAAATAAATCGTTGTGTGGTATAAAACATTCACGTTCACCATTTTCTTTATTTAAGGCAGCAAAGTTTATACCATTGAAGCTATTAGAAGGGCGCCCAGTGAGAGTAAATAAATTATAAGAAGTGTAAATAACTCCTTGTTTGACTGAAAAATGCGGTGTAAGGTGGTTTTCATGATACTTAATAAAACATGTTTTATCTAATTTAATACCTTCTTTTTCTATCTTAAAAAACACCTCGATTGCTTTATTCATAGCATCAGTGTTTTTAAGTAGGTAAGGTTTTACTACATCATAAATATTCTCACAATACTCATAATGTTTAGAGATAGGTATAAGCTCATTAACATTTTTTAAAGAACCATGCTCACGATAAAAATTAGAGATAATTATTGGTTCGCATTTATCAAAATCAAACCTACTATTTTCTGTTAAAGCATAATGAAATGAGGCATCATTAATTTTACCACTAAGAAAATATTTAGTATACTTTGCATCAACAGCATACAATTCCTTTTCGGATAGATATTTTTTAATTGTTTGCCATTTTAAACTAAGCGATTCACTATGCTTAATACAAAATATATAACCTTTACTATTAAATGGCTTTACATACACAAGTGAAACTTCGGCAATAGCAGGATGATAATTGTTGTTATTTGTAATTATATGAACAAAACATTTATCAAAGGGAGGTATGTGTTGTAACTGTTCTTCTTTCTCAATAATATAAAACATAACCTTTATCTTTATACATTAAATGTATGTATAAAACTTTAGGTTACCAAAAATTCTCTTAACCCTGGCATTTGTTGATTGGCTTCATCTAACGTTGTTGTATTAGGATTGTATTGTATTACCTGATAATCTGAAGCTGATTTATTTGTTAATTCATTGTATGCTTTTTGATCTATTTCTTTTATAAGGATGTTTGGATTAGTTAAGTCTTTATAGAAATATCTTATCTCACTTCCTTTTGTATTAAAAACAGAACCTGCTTTTGTAGGTAAAGTACCAGCAGCTAATGCACCGGCAGCAGCTGCAGCAGCTCCTAAAAGATTATATTTTTCTAATGGTTTAGAATTTTCAGTATATGTTTTGCCACTAAAATATTTGTTACCATTTATTATACTGTAGAACCCAATGTATGGAAGTTTTGATCGTACAAAACGTAAAGAAATATTTTTTCCAATACCAGTACCATTGGTATATTGATTTTCTACAATTTTATTTTTTGGCACTTGAATCATTAGAATACAATTTTAATATCTTTAACACCCAGTACAGATTTTTTTCCTACTCCCGTACGAGTATAAGTTAATGTTACTCCTATTTGTGCTAGTTTTGCTTTTATAGAATCAGTTGTTATTAAATCTTCGTCTCCAAGTTCACTGTTTAATATATTTTCTATATTTACAAGTTTATTTATTTGAGCAAATGTTTCTTTATCTTTTATTCTACCTATTGCATTAACTAAACCTTTTTCATCCGTTCCAGCTCCTCCAATTCCAGGAGAGGCAGCTTTGTTAATGTCACTAATAATAGAATTTATCTCAGCGTTAGGATCAGTAGGTGATGTATAATTACCAAATTCACCAGCTCTTATACGTGCTAATATGTCTTGAGTATATTCTATTCTTTTACCTGTTTCTGGTGCCCTTAATACTTCATCATATGTTACTCCATCTAGTATAGTTATGCCAGCGTATCTTTCATAAAAAGCAGCAGCTACAATTGCTTCTTCTAATGTTTTGGATCTTTTTAATCTATCTCCTGCATTTTTTTCATCCTCGCTAAATTCTTCAATAACAAAATTTAATTGAGTTATTAAACTAGTAGGTTCTGCTTTAGATAATAATTTTGTTTTTCTATAACTTAACCATTGAGCTATTCCTATTGCTCCTATACTGTTTACTATTTCAGGATTTACTCTAGATTCTTGAACAAATCCTCCTACTAAAGCAGCTACCTGGATGTCAGTAAATCCTTTATCTAAGAAGAAACGAACTGCCTTTCTTAAATTATTTTGATTTATAGTTTTAGTACTTAATCGTGCAATAGGTACTCCTCCAGCAGATATAGTAATAATTCGTTCTCCAGGTTTAGGTCCAGGATATTCTTGTTGTTTCCAATCTTTAAGAACATTTGTTCCTTGTTTAAGCTCATATATAATAGGATATGCTTTTAATGTTGTAGTCCAATCATTATCTTGAATAGTATGTTCTATTCTAGTTACTATGTATGCTACTCGTCTGTCAGATGTTGATTTATAGCCTTTAGGGATAATATCTTGATTTATAGTGAAAATATTACCTATTACAATTCCTCCAATGCCATCTAAAGTAACAGATAATTCTGTTGGTATAATTGCTTTAAAATTATTTCTTTCATCAATTCTAGCTAGGTATGCTAAAAAATCTCTATAAGCAAAATTTAACCCTCCATAAGCAAAGCTAAGATTATCTTTAGCACGTCCTTGAGTAGCTTGAAAATAATCGTACATTTTAGTTAAAAAAGGATATATAAAAGTAACAGGATTATCTTCTTTATCTAATTTAATTAAAGAGGTAAAATCACGTTTTGGTATTAATCTATCAACTATCCCATTATTCCATGCTACTAATGTAGCGTTATCATATCCCAATTTACCAATACCCGTAACATCTTGAGCACTAATCGCTATAATTGACCCCATTTCTGGGAATATTTTAGATTGGAAACTATAGCTACGTACTATGGAATTTAGATTATGTATTTGTAGTAGAAAGAGATCTTCTGTTGGTTCTTCTGTATAATTAATATCTATAATTCTTCCAATTGCATTTCTATTATCTACTTGTAGATCAAAATTATTTATGTTTCCTAAACTATTTTGTATTTCTCTTAAAATACCTTGTAAATATTCTCTAATAGATATTACGCTTTTATTTTGGGTGTCATTAGAAGCAACATTTCTAGAAATAGCTTGTGAATATAAGAAATTTATATTTACATAAATATTTGCAATATTACCTATAGATTTTGTTTGTTCTGAAGTAATAGGGAGTAAAAATTCATTTATATCTGAGCTTACTCCGGGAGCTTTGGATGCTTCATTAGCTAATGCATCTACTACCTCAGGTATTTCTTTAGTTAGTTGTTCTTGAATAAGGGTATTTATTGGTACTCGTGTAAGAGCAGATTCCAATAAAGCTTTTATATCTTCACGTTTCCATGTTCTATTTTGATCTCTAAGAATATTTCTTCCACCCGCTGGGTCTTCATCAAATCCCCATATTCTATTTCCATCATAATCTTCTATAAATAAATCTTTATATGCTTGGTTTATTTTTTCTTCAAAAGTAAGAGAAGTAATTTCGGCTCCTTTTTTACCTGTTCTATCAGCTTCTGTTTGGCTTTGATAAAAATAATCAAAAAAGTTTATTGTTTTTGCATTCTCAGCAAATGTAGAAGAAATAAATGATCTTGCTCCATTTGGTGCAAACAAGAAAGTAGGAACTTGTTTACCGTTAACGTTCCTTACATCTACTTTTAAAATAGCATTTAATAAATCAGAAGCTAATGCTTCAACATCTGCTGCTAAGTCTCCTGCATACACGTAATTATTGTCATCTGCAGGATTGGTTATTTTATTTTGAAATCTGTTAGCTACATTTCCTGGGTTTTCAAATGATCCTTTACTAATAGCTATTAAAATATCATTTTTTACAGATTTAGCTGGGAGTGTTGTGGTTTGGTTTGATTCTTCATCTTTAGCTGCATTTTCTGCTTGTATTACTAGTGATTGCCAGTTATCATTTCTTACTAGGCAAACTCCTAAGTTGGTAGATATAGAAAGAGGATTAGCTATACATTTTAAAGAAGAAGGAACTTCAATTGAATTTGAAGGTATAGGAATTTGTGGTATTTTACTTGAATTTAAAAACTCATTAGGCTTATATAATGGAAGTTTAGTAAAATCCTTTACTACTTGTTTCTTCTCAGTTAATACTCGACCACTAGCATCCATTTCATATGCTGTTACTTGAGATAAAGGATTATTATTTACGCCTTTAAGTAAAACATAGTTATTTAATAAGTCACAAAAACTACCTAAAGTTATATAGGCTTCAGCTAATATATCTTTTCCTAATGGTTTAGGATATCCGTTTCTATCATTTTGTGTAATAGCTGTATTGTTTGGATTTTTGTATAAGTCATATTTAGTTTTAAAAGTAGGATCAATAAATTGCTCACTAGCAGCACTACTAACAGTTTTAGACTCTAAATAAATCCATAATTCATGAAGTAATCCAGGAATTATACCTTGTTCATATGATGTAGCTATTTCTTGATATTTTCCTAATGATCCTTGACCAAGTAATCCGGAGCCATTTGTATCAAAAGCATATGTGTTAATTGGTACCCAGTTTACTTTTAATGATTCTAATACTTCACCTAATGATATAATTGTAGTAGTGCAATCATAACCCCCATCATCACGAGCAGACCAATTATAGTTTGTTACGTACCCTAATAAAGCATCATAATTACCTTTACTATCTGTAATTTTTTGGTATATTTCAACAAATGCTTCAGTTAATTCAATATCTTTTTTATTTAAAATATCATATTCAGGTATTATAGGTTTGGCAAAATCCCAACCAAATTCTAAAAGTACAGTATACCCTGGGCGCATGAATAGTAGTTCTAATTCTTCTAGTTGTCTAACATCCCAAGCAACAAATGATACTGTTGCTTCTTGTAATGAGCCATAAGCACCTTTATTTTTTACAGATACCCCAGTAATACCGGCCATTGGTCTTATACCTAATCGATATTTTTCACCAGAGGCATTAGCAGTACCGTATGCATTAGTAGAAAATGCACCTCCTAAACCTGCTTTTAAAGCATATGCATTAGAAATTTCTCCTGTTTTCTCATCAACAACTGAACCTTTATATGTTAGTGTACCTGCTTGAAGAACATATTTTTTAGCTAAATCATTACTTACAATCCCGTCTTTGTTCGCAGTATTTACTCCTGAGGTCATTCTAACCCAGGCACTTCTGGTGTTAAGTTCATGAACAAATCTAGGAGTACGTGTAAATATTCCATTTTGTCTTCTATCTAACTCTTCTTGTATAAATTCAGGAAATGTTTCGCGAAATATTGACATAACATTTATTGTTGATTTTCAGCATTAAATAATTCTATAACATTATTTAGATTGATTGGTATTCTTAATTGAGTACCAGGTTCAGGAAACATAGATCCAAATGTAATATTACTATTAGCAACAGATATTACCCACCATAATGTTGGATCTTTATAATATTGATATGATAACAAATCTAATCTGTCACCTTGAACAGTAACTACATATACGTCACTTTCTTGTGGTGGAATAGGTGGATATTTTTTAGCCTTATAATATTTTACACCTCTAGAAGTTGTTAATATATCAGTTGCATTGTATATCATAAGTTATGGTACTATTTTTCCTTCAGGAATTTCTTTATTTCCATTTGCCGTAAATATATCAGTAAGCCATTTATTTTCCTTCTCTACTCTATCAACAGTAAATGCGGGGAGATTAGCCCAATCCCCTGGAATATTGCTAAATTTATTTGGAAATTTGCGAGGTAAGAAATCATGCACAGGAGTAAATGTCATTTGCACAGTCATTACATGAGGTAATTCATACATATTAACACCAGCACCTCCTTCAGGATCATCTATTGCTATTTCCCAAGGTGACTTATCATCTATAGTATAAGTTAAATTTTTAATAATTCCTGGTTGGCGATACATGTAATTACCCATAGTGAGTTTCATATATGGTCCTCTCATATTTATGCCATCATAATCGGGCATTGTGTTTGAGTATAAATAATTTAACTTTTGCCACATCGGTTTCATTTCAGCTTCAGACATTGCTGCTACTTGAAATGTAAATGAAACATTTCTTTCAAATCCTTTATAGATATAAAAGGGTTCTCCTCTACCTACATAATTCACAGTATTCCAAGTTGGATTAGGATTATCAGATATACTTGTTAAATAAGATCTAAATATCATCCATGTACTAAGTCCTGGATTAGTTCCATCAACAGCCTCTATTCTAAATTTAATAAGGTCTCTTACGGTAAAGCTCTTTCCATTTACATTTATTTTGGTATTTGGAGGAGCACCACTTATATATAAAGGGGTAAGGTTAATTTGATCTTGTCTAGGATATTCTGAGTCTGTAGGATTATATCCTAATCGTCTTTCAATATTGAATTGTTCTAATGGTAAACCCTTATCAGCATATGACCCTGTTGTAGGTTTATATTTTGAAAATCCTTTAAATGTAAATGTTATAGGCCTATCTAAATAGCCTTGGCGGCTTATAGTGCCAGGACCTACTATATCATTATTTGCTTTAACTATATTAGCTGTTCCTATAGCAAAACTTCCGGTTTGTTGGTTAATTGCATTTATTAAATTATTATAAAGTTTACCTGCCTCTGGGTAATTTATAGCATTTTGATCAATCTGGGAGGGTTTATGTGTGAGAGAACCAGTAGTTATATTATTATACTCTAAAATTTGATCTCGATTCCAATCAAAATACTCTTCAGAAACACCTTGTGCTAAAAAATAATCAATATCAGGAATAGGACGTCTAAATTTAGAAGCCATATTAGAAAGTGATACAACACGAGCTGTACCTGTGTCTACAAGATTAGCAGTAAACCCAGGAAGGGAAGCATCAATAGGTAAAACTCTACGTCCACCACCATATTGATTATATTGTTGATTTCCTAATGTATTATAATATCTTGGTATAGTAGTTCGTCCTATACCATCAATAGATCCAGGACCGCTAACATATTGATTAATATTAACAGTAGTATTATTACCTGCTGCTACTAATTTATCTTTTAATAATACTAATCTATTATTAGCTCCATTAGAACCACGAGCATCATTAGCAACTACTACATTTTTATATAATTGACCTTCATTTAATACCGGTAATAAACCATGTCTAGTAATGTGACCACCAAACGCTGTAATTGGTACTTGAGCTAATGTATTGATACCTAAATTATAGATACGAGTAGGACCTATTTTACCTAATAGTTGTCCTAAAGCATCTGTTCTAGTTTCAAGTTGAGGATTTGATAATTGTAATCCTACTTGTTTTGCTATAAATAAAGGTCCACGAGGTGGATCAACAAGAAATTTTCCAATACGGAGAGTATCACGAGCAGAAGCTAGTGTAGCACCAGCAAAACCACCTCTGATTAAACCATTATCTGAGTTCCATATAGTTGTAGATGGAACTTGTTGTTGGTATGGTGGTGGTATTTTTGTAGTAATATATGGCTCACCACTACTACCTCCTCCTGGTTGATCATTTCCGTATTTAAGACCTCTTAATGCAGTTAATCCAGCTTGTGTAATTATTGGCATTATCTAGGTAGATTGTCTGTGTATTTTTTTCCAGCTTGGTTTCTATAAGTACTTGTATTCAAAGCATCTTCAGAATCGAGTGCTGTTGGGGCAGGCTTTGGTGGAACAAACCCAGCACCAACACCATTAATGTTAGGATTTCCGTCAAGAGAGTAAGTATCATGACGTGATCCTGGAGGATTTGGGTTAACCTTAGACATCCTATTAGATGGTACAGGACCACCTCCCCAGCCTAATTTGCTTACGCCGCCAAATAATAAATTAAGTAATCCCATATTTGTTGTATTTTATATTTGATATAAATATTAAATTATGGTAAATTGGTACCAAACATCATTTGAGCTGTGCCTACTTGTTGAATATCAACACCAGCTACAAGTTTCTTATTGACAAATTTACCAGTATTTTCTCTAGTAGCACGCAGTTCATTACGCATATCTGTAAATAGTTTTATCATTTCTGAATTGTCTTGGGCAGCGGCCGTTTGTCTATTAGAATTACTAATAATATCTTGTAGATCACTTAATGGAGCAATAACTTCAGGATTGTTTGCAGCACCAGAATATTCACCAACAATAGCGTTTGTTTTCCCATATACTAAACCACCATTTGCAAATTCAGTAGCATCTTCAGCATTATTCATAGCAGAAGCAATTACACCTACAGCAGTTGCTAAAGCAGCTACTCCTAAAATTAAGTTTACTGGGTTTAAAAAAGCACTAGTGGCTGCTCCTGCTATTGCTGCTACTCTTAATTGGGCACTCATTAGAGCAATACTACTAACAGTTCTAGCTAGTGAAAGACCAGCTATTGCTGTTAATACTCCATATAAAACCCCAGTATTACTAGCTATAGAAGCTATAATATCAGCCATTGTTCCTAAAGGACCACCAACAAGTCTAGCAACAATATCTTGCATTTTTTCCATTGCAAGATTAAATCTATCTTGTGCATTTATTGCTTCTAATCTTTTAGCTACCTCATCACCAGCCAATGCCCTAACTTCTTCTGTTGATTTATTTAAGTATTGTTGTTTTAATAATTGATCAGATAGTGTATCTGATGTTGTTCCTAAAGCAGCTGCTATTTTATCTTGAGCAATAACATTCATGTTAGAAAACTTATTAAAATCAATATTTTGATTATTAAGTTCTTTCATTACTGTTGTCATATCACCCATTAAAGCTGCTGTTCTAGCTCTTTCTAGGTTTAATTGTTGACCAGTTAATAACTCAGCTTGTAATTCATTTTCAATTGATGTTTCAAAATCAAGTAAAGCAGATGCTTGTTTTCTTGTATTATCAAGAGTAGTACCTAATAATTTAGCTTGTGCTACCGCTTGTGTTAAGGCAGGAACACTACCTTTAAACATTGCTAAGGTTTGCCCAGATATTTTACCTACTTCTTCAAGTACTTCTTTTTGATTTAACTGAATACCATATTGTGAAGATAAATTTTGTGTTGTTTCAAAAGCAATGTTTTTAGATTCTTTTAATGTTTTACCAGATGCAATAGAAAGTTTTGCTAAACCACCAGCTGCTTCTTCACTTAATCCAATTTGTTTAGTTAATAGAACAAATTGAGAATTTAAGTCATCTGTAAATTTAGAAGAAAATCCTAATTGTTCACCTAATTTAGCATTAGCTTCTACTAAACGATTAGTATTAAGAGCAACATTTCCTGATTCAACAGCCATTCTATTGAATTCCTGTCTTACAGTATATGCTTCTTCTCTACTTAATACTAAATTCTTTTGTAATCTAGTTACTTGATCTGAAACTTCTAATGCTACTTTTTTTAGGTAAGTAAAAATAGTAGTTAAAGATAATGTATTGTGGATATTATCTTTTATTCTTTTTCCTATACCCTCAATTTCATCTTTAAACTTTTTAGCACTACTATTTTGTTCTTTTAAAGCTCCAGATAAAGCTTCATTTTTTAAAATTTGTTCCTCTATTAGTTTTAATAATTCTCTATAAAAATCAACTATTTTATCTGTTTCTTCTTTTTCTTTCTTTTTTTGAATTAAATTCTTTTCATTTAAAGATTGAGTTTTTTCTATAGTATTTATAGAAATATTATTATCTTTTATTCTTTCTCTAAGTGATTCTTGTTGTGCTTTAGCAAAATCTTTTTGTGTTGTGTTATTAGCATTGTTATAAGCTTCAGTTGCTCTTTCTAACTGTTGTGTTAAATCAAGTTGATCTTCTAATCGCTCAGTATAACGTGCTCTTATAGCTATTCCTTCGTCTTCTAATTTTTTTACATCCTCTTGTAATTTACTTTGAAGAGATTTAGCTTGGTTTATTTTGCTATTTTCGTTTTGTTCTTCTTTAGCATATTCGTTTTTTAAACGAGCAAGTGTCTCTAATTGTTTATCAATGTCTATTTGCTTTAATTTTCCTGCATATAGCTTATCTGATAGTTTAAGAGTATTAGTAAGTGCTCTGCCTATTTCTTTAGTGCCATCTATTAATTTTCTATCTTCTACATTAACTCCTCCTAATCTTTTAGCAAAAGTTTGAATATTATCAGAAAGTACCCTAGATAAACTAATGGATTCTCTAAGAGAATCATTGTACTCAGCTAATCGTTCTTGAGCACTTCTTATATCTTTTTCATTAGGTGTATTATCAGCCATAGTAAAATATTACCAATATAAATATAAAAGCGCCTTATTTTTTAGGCGCTTTTGCTGTGTATGTTGGTTTTATATTAGGTTTTGCTGTTTGAGCTGTTTTGGATTTTAGTGATTTTTGTTGTTTTTCTTGGTCTTTTGCTTGTTTTTCATAATGTTCTCGTAATTGTCTATAAATAAAATCACGATATCTTATAGGTAAGCTATAAACAGTATCCCAATCGTAACCACCATTTCCGAAAAATACAATTTCATGTATTCTAGAGAATAGGTATTCCCTATATTTAGGATTCAGGCCAAAAAAAGTTAATATTAATAGGAATAATTACGCCCTCCTGTACGTAACCATCCTTATTAATCGTAATTTCAGTATTAATATCTGGAGATAGTTGACTGTAGTATTTTTTAAATGCTCTAGAATCGGGAACAAGTAAGTAGTTGTCTACAAAATCACGTATAGATGCTTGATCGGCTTTACCATTAATAGAAGTAATCATGTGCTTCAAACGAGTAGTATTTTCAAAAGCACCATTAGGATCAATTTTTTCTAAACCTTTAATTTCAGCATCAATTGCTTTTTCATCTTTACCTGTTAGTAATTTGAATGTAACAACATTTTCTGATTGAGGTAAGGTAAATTTAAATTCATTTTTGCCTTTTTCAAATAATGATTCGTTAATTTCTTTTTCTTTTAATGTAGTTAAATCAACAGTATAATCTTCATCTTTACCAGTTGATTCATTTCTAAATCTAAAAGAATATTCCTTACCATATCCTAAAATACGAGCAGCAAATAAAATTGCATTTTTATCACCTACAATCAATTCATCAATGTCAATTGGTGTAACAATTAATGATTTTAGCAATTTATCAATTGCCGTACCTTGTTTGATAAAGTTAATATTAGTTAATATGTCTTCATCTTTAGCAGACATATAACGCATTTCAATTTCGCCTTTAGATAATAGTGATGTTTCAGGATATACAAGACCTTTTGAAGGTAATGAAACCGTTTCTGTTGGAATTTTTAATTCAGCCATAAACTAATTTGTTTTATATATATAAATATAAACACTTTAAATTTTTAGCAAAAAGAAACCCGGTATTTCTACCGGGTCCTTCCTCCAACGAGTGATTACACCATTATCACCCAATTATTTATTAGAAGCAGATACTTCTTCTTTCAAGGCTTTAAAAGCTTCAGCTAATTTTTTATACTTAGATTTAGCTGCTTTTTCACCAGCAGCGTATCCAGCACCGTATACTTCCTCTTCACCTTTATCTTTAGCTACTTTACCTTTTACACCTTTATCAACGCGTTTAAATTCGTCGTCGCCTTTGCTTTTCTTTTTTCTTTCTTCTAGTACTTCAGAAATGCATTCTTGCACTAATGATTGTAGATCTTGTTTTTTCATTGATAATTAGTAGTTTAAGATGCAATAATCCATTCCAACACTCATAGTAAGGTTGATAGCTTCAGTATAAGTAGACCAATCATAATCGTCAAAGTTTGCAGTCTTAATGAAAGCACCTTTAACAATCCATTCTGATACTACGTCACCTACTGGGCCTAAGCCATTGAATGTTAAATCTTTCTTATAGAAGTCAGAATAACCAGCGCGGCCAGTTACTGATTCGTATGCTAAACGAGCCCATTCCATTACAGCTTGAGCACCGCTTGGAGCGATTGGATCAAATAAGGTGAAAGTCATATCACCCCAAAGTCTTTTACCGCTACGAATTTTTCTATAAGTGTTAATATGATCTAATATAATCTCACCATCATCGAATGTTACGGCACTTACTCCTTTAACAATATATGATGGGATACCGTCTATATACATTATGAACCTATTAGGAACTTTAGGTTCATATTGTGTAAACATAATTTCGTTTGCGTCTAATACAGGCATGTTATGTTGTGTTTAATATTTGTTTATTATAAATATTTTTTAAGCTGGGAATTCAACACCTGTTGGTAAGATTGTGAAATCTAAGATGACAAATTCTGCAGTTTTAGTTGGCTGGATATAAATCTGGCCAATTAATTGGTTACGATCCACAACATCTGGTGTGTTGTTAGATTCATCCATTACTACCTTGTATGCGTATAAACCTTGTTTTTGTACTACGTTATCAAGGTAAGGATTAACTTGGTTTAAGAATCTATTTCTTGTAGCAGCTGTATTTTGTTCAAATACTAAACTACGACCAACAGCACCGATATAATTCTTTAATGAGATTAACAAACGTCTTACATTTACTCTATCAAGAGCAGTTGCTTTTTGTTGTAATGTCTTTTGACCAAATACTACAACACCTTCACCAGGGAATGTAGCTAATGGGTTTACATTATCTTGATATAAAGTATTTCTATCGTTTAATGATAATTTTCTTTCTACTTTAATCACATTTGGAATACCACCACGAGTAATACCTGCAGGAGCAAACCAAGGAGCACTTACTTCATCAGTAAAGGCAAACACACCACCCATTAATACAGAGGCAGGAACCCATACTAATTTACCCATTGGTGCACTAAATACTTGACACCATGGCCAATAAGTAGCACCATAGCTGGAATTAGAAGCATTAGCAGCTGTAGCAGCTGTTACAATATTACTACCGTAAGGTACTGGGTCAACTACTGCTAAAGCATCAGCTCTACCTTCACATAAAGCAATTGGATCAGCATTATTAGCTCCTAAGTTAATAGCAGCGTTACCACCGGCTAAGAACAAACCTGGAGTTAATAATAAATTAAACATGTATTCGTCTGTGTTGCTTAACAAGTTTAAAGCAGGAGCATAATCAGAGGTTGTAAATCCTTGAGCATTAGTTACACCACTAATAATGTTTTCAAACATGTTTTTAGATAAACTAGTATCTACAATACCACCATTGAAAGCACCATTTACAGAGCCACTTCCAAGAGCTGGTAAGCTAGAGCTATAATCTCCTGCTTGGTAGAAGCCATTATTATTGAATGTGTTATATTGTGCTTGAGGAACAGTAGCTACTCTAATGTATCTAGATGCATTAGGAAAATCACCATTGTATTCAATATATCCTTGACCATCTGCAGCTGAGTATGTGTAAACAGGTTTGGTATCACCAATTACACGACCAATGTAGTTAGGTTGGTTAACATCCATAGACAAGTTAGTCCATGTTTCAAGAATATTCTTTTGAGCGTTATTATCATCACCACTTCTAACTAATAAGGTAAATGTACCTTGAGTATAGTTAACATTACTAACTTCCCAACGAACGTTTTGAGCACTACCACTTGGTAAAGCACCTGATACTACAGTACCACCTTCGTTGTTCATTTGAGCACCCCAAGCTAAAGTTTCAAGGGTAAAGCTAGTTGCTAAAGCACCACTTGAAGGAACACTTGCTGATGCAAAGCTAGATAATGCTGCACTACCTGTCCCAGCGTGTGTAATTCTGGTTACTAACATGGTGTTACCACCATTTTCAAAGTAGTTTCTTGCAGCAATAGATGTGAAATATTCTGCTACTCCGCTAGTTCCATTTTCAAAAGTAGTACCAAATTTAGCAATATAATCACTATAAGAGGTAACAATAGTAGGTACATAAGGAACGCCATTTACAGTTGGACCTACAATAGCGGCGCCAACCACAACAGGACCTTGTGATACTGCACTCTGGTCATTTTCATTGGTATATACACCAGGGGAGATAATTGCTTCTGCCATTTTGTATTTTTATTTAATTTTGATAGGTTTTGTCTAGCTATAAATATTCTAAAACCATTACAAAACTAAATTAGGGTTATTTAAGTTCGCCAGTTTCTAAATCTACTGTTTTCATTCCGTATTTATCACCTAATTGAGCACTAAGTGATGCTTGTTTTTCAGAAAGAACATCAATATGTGCTAATAGATCAATACGTTCGCCATTGAGTTCATCAAGTCTTTTTTTAAGTCTATTAAGTTCAACATCTAGTGTACCAAGATCGTATACTGCTTTTTGAGAACCCTCATATACGTCTTTAAATTCTTTAAGTTCTTCTGCTGTTAGTTTTTGTCCGTTTTTTGATTGTTTAATCATAACTTTGAGTTTTTATTTGTTATAAATATAATATTTCTTTTTTACATATCCAAATTTATGTTATGGATTTTGATATCTAACCCATACGGCACCTTGAGCTCCTGTACAACCTGCTCCTGCAGAGTCATCATCTCTTGCTCCACCACCAGCACCATATATACCACCAGCTCCTTGAGTACCGTTGTTTCCACCTGTACCTCCAGTACCTACAGCGTTTAATGCTCCTCCAGTACCATTAGTTCCTGCTGCTGTTGCAAACCGTACACCACCACCGCCATATCCTTGACCACTAGTTGTTGCACCACCACCGCCGCCACCACCGCCAGCTCCATTAGCACCTGCACCACCATTACCACCATTACCACCATTACCAGAATAACCTCCTGCACCACCACCTCCACCTCCGGAGTTATTATCTGTAGCTCCACCACCACTACCACCATTACCACCACCACTAGTTAGTACAGATCCAGCGTCTATAGTATAAGTACCTCCTGCTCTTGCAGCTGTAGTACGTTCTACTCCTCCTAAACCTCCAGTAGCATTAATAATAGTTGTAGCTCCACGTTTTAATTGAGAGAATCCACCTGCAGTACCGTTACCACCATTAGTAGAAGTACCTCCATTACCAACGATAATAGTTAATGATTCACTTGGGGTTACAGTAAGTGTAGCCCATCCTAAGGCTCCACCACCACCACCTGTATTACCTTGGTTACGGTTACCATCGGATCCGGCACCACCACCACCACCACCAACACACACAACATAAAGTTCTGTTACTCCTGTTGGAACTGTAAAGCTAGAGCTTCCTACAGTTGTAAATGATTGAGTAGTAAATGTAGGTGCTCCACCACCACCAGATGGAGTTATTGTACGTGTAGGTGTTGCAGTTGGTGTAATTGTCCGTGTTGGGGTGATAGTCTGTGTAGGTGTAATTGTCCGTGTTGGAGTAATACTAGGTGTAATAGTAGCACTTGGTGTAATTGTTCTTGTTGGTGTAATCGTAACTGTTGGTGTAATTGTTGGTGTGATTGTAGCTGTTGGAGTAGGAGTAGCTCCAACACAAGATCCTTCAGTAATAGTAGGTACAGGAGTAGCTCCATTAATAGCAGTCCATGTAGTTACTTGCCAAGGATATTGAACCTGATCACTACTAGCATAATATAAAGTAAGTGGAACATCTTTATCCCTTATTTGCCAGTTACTTACTTGATTATTAAAATATACTCTATAAAGTCCATTAGCACTTTCATAAGTTTGGAATCCAAGATATGTGTATGTTCCATTAAGTGCTGTTGTTCCTGCTCCAGCAACGCAAGCTGGGTTGGTATTTTCTGATGATGGAGTAGGTGTAGCTGTTCTAGTAGGTGTTGCTGTTGGAGTTATAGTAGCAGTTGGAGTAATTGTTCTTGTTGGAGTAATTGTTGGTGTTACTGTAGCTGTTGGAGTAGGACTTGGAGATACACAAGCTCCTTCAGTAACAGTAGGTACTGGAGCACTACAACATCCTACCTGCCATGTTGTAACTTGCCATGGATATTCTACATTATCTGTAGAGAAGTAATACACAAGTACAAATCCAGTTGAATATATTTCCCATTGTGTACCAGTCCAATAAATAATTACATCCTCAGGGAATGTTTTACCATTACCATATCGTGGTCTATTATTTAATAAAAATCCAGAGTAAGTATAAGTACCATTTCCACCAGTAGTTCCTCCACCAGCAACACACACTGGGTTAGTATTAATTGCAGATGGAGTAATTGAAGGTGTTATGGTAACAGTTCTTGTTGGGGTAACTGTTCTTGTTGGTGTAATTGTTGCTGTTGGTGTAATAGTCCGTGTAGCAGTAATAGAAGGTGTTATAGTCTGAGTTGGTGTAATTGTTCTAGTTGGGGTAATACTTGGAGTAATTGTTGCACTAGGTGTAATTGTCCTTGTAGGTGTAATTGTTGGTGTTATACTTGCTGTAGGAGTAACAGTCCGAGTAGCAGTAATACTAGGTGTAATAGTAGCTGTAGGAGTTACAGTTCGAGTAGCAGTAATTGATGGTGTAATAGTAGCAGTTGGAGTAATAGTTGAGCTAGGAGTTACTGTAGGAGAAGCAGTTATTGATGGAGTAATAGTAACAGATGGAGTAATAGTCCTTGTTGGTGTTATTGAAGGTGTAACAGTTACTGTAGGTGTTATAGTGCTAGATGGAGTAACAGTAGGAGAGGCTGTTATACTTGGTGTAATAGTAGCACTTGGAGTAACAGTACTAGAAGGAGTTACTGTTGGAGATGAGGTTATTGATGGTGTAATAGTGACAGTTGGTGTTACAGTTCTTGTTGGTGTAATCGACGGAGTAATTGTAACAGATGGTGTTACTGTCGAACTAGGTGTTACAGTAGGTGATGCAGTTATAGATGGAGTTATAGTAACTGTAGGAGTAACAGTCCGAGTAGCAGTTATACTTGGAGTTATTGTTACCGTTGGCGTAATTGTGCTAGAAGGAGTTACTGTTGGTGATGCCGTAATACTCGGAGTAATTGTTACAGTTGGAGTAATTGTTCTTGTAGGTGTTATAGAGGGCGTAATAGTGACAGTTGGTGTTACAGTAGCACTTGGAGTAATAGTTTGAGTTGGTGTTATTGAAGGTGTAATTGTTGATGTTGGCGTAACAGTTCGAGTAGCAGTTATTGTTGGTGTAATAGTTACACTAGGAGTTACAGTTACTGAAGGAGTTATAGTGCTTGAAGGTGTAATTGTTGGAGTAGCAGTTATTGATGGTGTTATAGATGCAGTTGGTGTAACCGTTCTAGTAGGTGTAATACTAGGAGTAACAGTAACACTTGGAGTAATAGTTGAACTAGGAGTTACTGTCCGAGTTGGAGTTATAGTTGCTGTTATTGAAGGAGTTACAGTTACACTAGGAGTAACAGTTACAGATGGAGTAACTGTTCTAGTTGGTGTTATTGATGGTGTAATTGTAACTGTAGGTGTTATTGTTGCTGTTGGTGTAATAGTCCTTGTTGGTGTAATACTAGGAGTTATTGTTACTGTTGGTGTGATTGTTGCTGTAGGTGTAATAGTCCGAGTTGGAGTAATACTTGGAGTAATTGTTACACTAGGAGTAACAGTACTTGAAGGTGTTACAGTAGGAGAAGCAGTTATTGATGGTGTTACAGTTACACTAGGTGTAATTGTCCGTGTTGGCGTAATTGAAGGAGTTACAGTTGCTGTAGGAGTTATAGTAACAGATGGGGTTATAGTTGCTGTAGCTGTTATACTAGGGGTAATAGTAACAGACGGAGTTATAGTTCTTGTAGGTGTAATACTTGGAGTAACTGTAACTGAAGGTGTTACTGTTACTGAAGGAGTAATTGTAGATGTTGGTGTAATTGACGGTGTAATTGTAGCACTAGGAGTTATAGTTCTTGTAGGTGTAATACTAGGTGTTATTGTAGCTGATGGAGTTACAGTTACACTAGGTGTAATTGTGGCTGTTGGTGTAATAGATGGTGTTATAGTAACACTTGGAGTAATTGTTCTTGTTGGTGTAATTGATGGAGTAACAGTTACTGTAGGCGTAACAGTTGAACTTGGAGTTACTGTAGGTGAAGCAGTTATAGATGGAGTAATGGTTACTGATGGTGTGATTGTTCTAGTTGGAGTAATACTTGGGGTAACTGTAACTGAAGGTGTTATTGTTGCTGTTGGTGTTATTGTAGCTGATGGAGTGATAGTTCTTGTAGGGGTAATACTTGGTGTAATTGTAACACTAGGTGTAATTGTAGATGTTGGTGTTATTGTTACACTTGGTGTTATTGTTGCTGTTGGAGTAATACTTGGAGTAATAGTAGCACTTGGAGTTATAGTTCTTGTTGGTGTTATACTAGGAGTTACAGTTACACTAGGCGTAATTGTGCTTGTTGGTGTGATAGTAGCTGTTGGTGTAATTGTAGGTGTAACAGTTACAGATGGAGTTACAGTCCGAGTAGGTGTAATTGAAGGAGTAATTGTAGCACTAGGAGTTATAGTTGCTGTTGGTGTTATGGTAGCTGTTGGAGTAATTGATGGTGTTATAGTAACACTTGGAGTAATAGTTCTAGTAGGTGTAATTGACGGAGTTATAGTTACACTAGGAGTAACTGTGCTTGAAGGAGTTATAGTTGGTGATGCTGTTATTGATGGTGTAATTGTAACGGAAGGGGTAACAGTAGAACTAGGAGTTATAGTTGGTGATGCTGTTATACTCGGAGTTACTGTTACAGAAGGAGTTACAGTACTAGAAGGTGTAATTGTTCTAGTAGGAGTAATACTCGGAGTTACTGTTACTGATGGTGTTATAGTTGAGCTTGGAGTAACAGTAGGAGAAGCCGTTATACTAGGTGTTACAGTTACACTAGGTGTAATTGTAGATGATGGAGTAATAGTTGGAGAAGCAGTAATTGAAGGTGTGATTGTAACTGTAGGAGTTACAGTTGCACTTGGAGTTACTGTTCTAGTAGGTGTTATTGATGGTGTTATAGTTGCAGATGGAGTAATCGTTACACTAGGTGTGATTGTAACAGAAGGAGTTATAGTCGATGTAGGTGTAATACTTGGAGTAACAGTTACAGATGGAGTAATTGTTACTGTTGGAGTAATAGTTGCACTAGGTGTAATTGTTCTAGTAGGTGTGATTGAAGGAGTAATAGTTACAGAAGGTGTAATAGTAACAGTTGGAGTAACAGTTACAGAAGGAGTTATGGTACTTGAAGGTGTAATAGAAGGAGTTATTGTAACAGAAGGAGTAACAGTACTAGATGGTGTAACGGTTCTAGTTGGTGTTATTGATGGAGTTATTGTAACAGATGGAGTAACAGTAGAACTAGGAGTAACAGTTCTTGTTGGTGTAATAGAAGGAGTTATTGTAACAGAAGGAGTAACAGTTCTTGAAGGAGTAACAGTTACAGAAGGTGTAATTGTTACAGATGGAGTAACTGTACGAGTTGGTGTGATAGTTGGAGTAATAGATGGAGTTACAGTTACAGAAGGAGTAACAGTTCTTGAAGGTGTTGGTGGAGGTGTAAATTGGTCATACCCATACCAGCTACTCAATCTAAAAGGAGCGCTAGAATCGGGTTGATAAGGTGAATATGGATTTAAAGGTACATATTCACCTAAAGATGCACTAGTTAGTGAAAATGGTGCTTGGGCGGGTACACCCAATTCATTTCTAACATCGTCAAGTGATATAGATCCTGTTAACTGTAACGGCATTACTGATTTAAACGTTTAATCAGTAATAAATATTTGTTATCTAGTTATTTAAGCCATTTGTTTTCAGGACATGACTCTTTATCTTCCGCAAATATTTTTTTATTTAGTGGACATCCACATAAATTACAGTAATAAAAATCAATAAGTGTAGTATTTTGCTTACGATGCTCACAACCATTACATATTTCGGCTCTATGTTTAGCTTTTTCAAGAGCCTCAGGACTAGGATTAGCTGCTGTTATCCAAGCATTTGCTATTTCTTTGAATTTTTTAAACATAATTTAATATAATAACTTTTTGTAAAATAACCAAATTTTTTACAGATTTCCTGCTCTTATATTGTTAATATTTTTAACTACTTCGTTTGTAATAGAAACAGTAGATTTAGAAAAGAATTGACGTTTACCATTTGTAGCTAAATCTTTATTCATATTATCAGGAATAATATAACCATATAAAGTTATACTCATATTTGTTCTTGCAACACGTTGTTCATTTACAGAATATTCAGCTGTTGAATCAAATCTGTCTATGTATGTTCTAAATTGAAATCTATTTTTATCTCCCCAATATGAATCAGAAGCAAATTCTATTGATTCAATTATCTTATTATTTTCCTGCATGTAATTTGTAAATACAATACAATCATATGTCAAGTTAATATAATCAGGGACTGGGGTTAGATAGAATTTATCAGAGGGAATCCAGTTATTTAGTATATCAAAAGGAGTATATTGATTTTGTTGGTTATATCTTGCTTTGGAAACAGCAAAATTATTTACATTATTACCATCTAATTTATTAGCTAATGTTCTATTTTTTTCAAATCCTGTTCTCCTTATCATAATGATAGGATACATGATCTTACCGTTTTTATCCCTCCAATATCCATCTTGTTGAACAGAAACCCAACGTTCTTGAGAACCATAACTTACAGGAACATTAAATTTATTACCATTTTGAATTACAGTAGGTTTAATTACATTATTAAAATAATAAAATACAGCTTCATCTATGTCTTGTAACCCAATAGTAAATGGTTTAATATCATTTTCGATATCAACCGAAATTTGATTTGCACGAGTGATTTTTTCCTCAGGCAAAAAAGGTTGAGTTCCAGGAATATAAGGATCAATTTGATCTCTTACTCTTTCAGCTGGTGTATTTGGTAGTATGGGTAGTTGTCTTGGCATTATCTAGATTGAGTTATACCTAATAGTTCAGGAGAAACATAATGAGCAAAGCATATAATAGAAAAACTAGCACCAAAATTATCTAGGTATTCACCTCCATAATTGTATTGAGGTACTTTACCTACTATATCTTGATTTTCGTTTACTAAATTTACTTCATAATAATCATTATTCCATAATATAATATCACCTATTTGAGGTACTACATTTTGTAATACTAAATCACTACGCAAAAATCTAAATCCAAAATTTCTTGTAATATCAGGACCTAAACTATCATAATTACCTTCATAATCTCCTCTATCAATTAAACATTGAATCAATACAGGAGGAAGATACATTTTAGTACCGTTAGCAGCTTCACCATAAACATTTTGAGGAGTTTCTTGTAGTGATATTTGATAATATCCTACATTTTGCTCAATAATGTTATGTATCAACTCAGTGTTGATAACATGAAAAAATGAAATATCGCGAGCGCTACCGTATAAAGCCATTATTAGTAATTTCTGATTTTTAATAATGTTTTTGTTCTAACATAAAACTTTAATAGTCCTGGTATTTTTAAAGCTTCATGTTTGATCATTTTGATAGTATTTATAGCATTACCTTCAGAAATAAATTTTATTTCTAATAAGGTATATTTGTAATCATCCGTTGAAGTAGCATCTAATTTTTCAGTATCAATTACTTTAACTACAACTACATCTCTAATACCACGAATTTGATTATATATTTCTGTAAAGTTAAAGTCGGTTCTCATTTTGATAACTACTTGTACAAAGTATGTTTCAAATGTCGCTTCGTTTAATATAGTTTGTAATGATATCATTTTAAAATATGTAAAAACCCATTGGTACGTTAGCTAATGTTTTATTTAAATTATCAGCATTTGCTGCTTGTTTTTCAAGTTGTTTTTGCCTTCCAGTTTCTGATAGTGTTTCTCTTAATTGTAGTAATAATGCTTCTTTTGTTGATCTAGCATCTGTAAGTAAGTCTTGTTGGTTAAGAGTAACTTCAGATCCAGGAATAGGTACTGTTGAATATTTACCTCTTACATATCCTAAAATTTCACGACACAATGCTAGTGTATATTGATAAATCCACATTCTACCTATTGAATTAATATAATTGTAATTTGGATTACAATAAGGTACATTTGATGGATTTGTAATAAGATTTGTTTGAGCAGATCCACTTGCATTTCTTCCTCCAACAACACTATCTCTTTCACTTCCTTTGACATATTGAATCCATAAATTATATTCAATTAAAGGAATAGGGAATATTTTAAGTTGATTATTTATAATTTCAAAAGAAAATGCTGCTTTTCTAATTTGATCATTTAATTCAATTGCTTGAATCCTTTGTAGGTCAAAAAACAAAGGCATCAATAAAAATGTGATAGCAGGTGAATAAGCACCAAATCCAAAGCTATTAAGTAAACCTTCATAGCTATATCCTATACCAACATATGGATCAAAATATCTTAAAGCCGCTGGAGGAGCTTCAAAAAATACTCTTTTTACTTCAATATAATCTCCAGGAGCTAATGAGGCTGATTGTTGTGCCCATTTATTTAAATCATATGATTGGGTTCCAGGCATCATTTTAACAGCGCCACTATACCATGTAACATCACCACCAACACCTGCTTCTTCACCATAATCAGATGCAATTCTAACCATTCCTCCAAGTGAAGGAGTCATTAGTAATTGATTAAATGGACCTGAACCTGTCGGGTTACCTTCCATAGAGAGCATATTCTCTCTAACTTGAAATTGATAAATTTCATTACCATATACAGTAACAGCTTCTTCAAAAGCAGTATATATTTGAACTGGTTGTAATTCTACAACTTCAATAGGCCATCCTAGTCGCCTTGTAACAAAAGTTACAACAGCGTCGGCATCTACTTGAAAATCATATTGATAATCGTAGAAACCAAAGGCAGTATCCCCAGGAAAAAACGAGGAACTACCAGCATATACAGGAATATTGGCCATCTATTTGTATTTTGATATAAATATTAAATTACTCTGGTTTATTTTTTGGTTTGGTTTTGCGAGTTTTTTTAGGTTTTTCAATACCTTTAAGCTCATTTATTTCGTCTTTAAGTTCCTTAATACATTGTATGAGGAAAGGAACTAATTTTTCATATTTTACTGCTTTATATCCACTATCTCTAGTTGTTACTACTTCAGGTAATATTTCTTCAATTTCTTGAGCTATAACTCCTATATCACGACCTCTAAATCCATGTACTGCTACTAAATTATCATCATCTTTCCAATTAAAGGTATAGCCGTGTATATTATCTAATTTGTATAAAGCATTAGTAATAGGTTTAAGATTTTCTTTAAGCGCCTTATCAGAAGTAGAGAATGCTACAACATCATTTGAGGCATCAATTCTACCTACAACAGCAGATCCTGTTGTGCCTACACCTAATGAACCTGTAATTGTTACACTTTGACTTAATGTAGTGACATAAGAAGCACTAGTAGCAAAGCTAGCAGTTCCAAATAATGAACTTGTTATAGAAGTAGCGGAAATATTATCTACATTATACAAATCATTCCCTCCAAGACCTAAATCTCCAGACATTTCTCTTCCACCATCAACTAACAAATATTGAGGATGATCATCTGCTTCTAATCCTAATAAATTGCCGTGCAAAGTAACAACACCAGTTCTTGATGGTGATGCAAAACCAAGTCTAGGTCTTTCATCAACTATTATTTGTAAACTTGCACTATCTGGAGTTACAACTATTGAAGAAAATAATGCAAATTGATCTATTAGAAAAGAAGGAGGAGTAGGTAATTCACCTGATTCAGCAGCTTCAGCATTATCATATAATGTTTGTCCATAAACTAAAACATATTTAGTTTCTGGAGCTCCCATCATATATAGGGAATGCTTTGTATATGAGCCTGAAGGGATAATTTGTAGTACACCTGAGCTAGCACTGTCATAATATATATTACTAGCTGTAACCTGGTTAGATACTCTAGCAAATCCAGATCCTCCTGTTCCTGTTCCTGCTGATCCACTTCTGTAGTATGCATCAAAAGTTATTGGAGTTGCTCCTGTTGTTGTAATTCTATGTTCAGAGTAAAAATAAGTTGCTGATGTTACATTTAATGTTCTAGGAGTGGTACCTTCTGTGGTTATGCCACCATTTTGGAATATAGGACCTAAGGCATCTCTAAACATTCTATCTATAAAGTTAGAATAATGGTGAGCATCTAAAGGTGTCCTATCTATGTAAATAATAGAAGAACTATCAGTTATTATTCTTCCTAAAGGTACATTAAATCTAGAGTTTGGTTCAGTTGCTGATGATGTTAAAACGCCAGAACTGTTATAATATATGTATCTGTCAGAGTTGGTAGGTAAAGTTATTTGTCTAGAAACATCACTTGTTCCTCTAGTGTTTATTTTTAATAAATTGTGGTTAGGATAATTTCCTGTAGTCATTACATATCCAACAGATTCTGCTACTTGAATAGTTAATGCACTAGCAGTTGTTAGAGTTCCCCCGTCTATTATACCCATAGTACCACCAAACGAAATAAGATCTCCTATTTCTGTTTGTGCTGCTGTTGGTGTTCTAACCCAATCTATACCTCCATATAATACAACAGAAGCCGTACCTATACCAGCACCTCCACTAGGATATAATAATATATTACCTCCAGGATTTGCTATCATACTTGATGTTACAGATCCTGATACGCTTAATGAAAATGAAGATGTTGATGCAAACGAAGCACTTAAAGCTTGTGTTGCATAAGAAGAACTTATTGCATTTAAAACATACGATGCTGTGCTAGCATTTAATGCTTGAGTAGCATAAGAAGCAGTTCCAAACAATGAGCCTGTAATAGATCCTGTAACTATTAGTTTACCAGGTATAGAAACGGTTGTACCATCATCAGATATTTGAGAATCTCCAATATGTTCTCCACTGGCTTCTGAATATCCTTTTGTAAGCCTATTAAATGTTATTTGAGTTTCATTACCTTGATTATTATAGGTTTCAGGACCCATAATACCAATAGAACTAGTTAATGCTGATCCTACTGTTTGTTGGTGGAGAAATATCCATCTATTTTGTTGAGAATCAAATAACCAAGAACCAGAAACTTGAGGTGATGATCCTGAGTCTATAACTGCTAAACCACCAAAACGAACTGATGGAGTATTAGAGTTTACTGTTATAAGATTAGTTCCTATATTAAGTGTAGATTCACTTACATATGTAATAGAGGCAGATCCAAATACAGTTAAATTTTGATATATAGTTAAACTACCAGAAATGATAGCATTATTTTGTACATAAAAACTATCAGCATATGATGATGTAGCACCATATGATGAGCTTAAAGCTTGAGAAGCATATGATGAACTTAAAGCTTGTGTTGCATAAGATGCTGTTCCAAATAATGAACCAGTAAATCCACCATTAATAGATGTTAATGAACCTGTTAATCCATAAGAACCAGTTAATTGTTTGGAGTTAATCCAAACACTACCACTTTTAACTAATAAATCACCGTATGAAGAACTAGTTGTATTATCAATTACGTCATGTAATTCACCTAATTCATATCCATTATCTATTTTTACATAAATAGACCCTACAGTAGTACTTACTCTTTCTACATAACCTAATCTTACCCCATGGGCTGGGGCTGTAGGAGGTGTTTGAGTATATGTACCAGGAGTTGTACCTAAAAATACTAATTGACCTCCTACTAATCCATTCGTATTTAATCCTCTTAAAGTACCTTCAGTCATTACCCAACCTTCAGCACCCTGAGCTATTGTTTCAGCTACAAATCCTAATGTATTAGCTGAACCTTGTTCAGCAGTAGCTGAAGCTAATTTAACAGCTATTCTATTACCTTGTGATCCTGAAACATATACTGTTTGGCCTTTAGATAAAGATGATGTTGTGGCATTATAAACATATTGATAAAGATCGGTACCAATTTTTAAATTAATATTTCCACCTGCTAATCCAAATGTTAATGTTCCTTCACCACTATCATAACCTAATCTAGCAACAGCATTAGCAAATGAAGCGCTAGTATCAAAATCAATATAATTAACGTCTTCAATTGCTCCTGATACTATAATGTTTATAGCATATGATGCTGTTTGAGCATATGATGCACTTAAAATACTATTTGATCCATAAGGACCAAACACATTAGAACCCGTTATAAACGATGAAGTTATTGCGTGAGAAGCAGATACAGCAAATGATGCTGTACCAAATAAACTGCCTGTAAATCCTTGAGTTGCAGTTACAGAACCTGTTATTGTTAATCCATTTGTGTATCTACCTGATCCACTAACATCGAAGTTAAATTCTGGATTTGGTTGGTTAATACCAACTTTACCATTTACTGATCCTGAATAAGGGTCAGATACTATGTTAGAATATGAACCTGTTGCAAATATAATACCTCCTAAATTTATAGAATCACGTCTACTATCTTCTAATGTAATATTTGTACCAATAATAATATTATTAGAACCTATACCATTAGGATCTGAAGCTATATTGCCTACATTATAACCTAATAATGTAGAATAAGATGCATTGTATGCACCATAACCCGCAAATGATCCTAAAAAATTAGAATATACAGCATCGATTGCTCCGTAACCTGCTAAGTTACCTATAAAGTTTGATTGTGAAGCATTTGTAGCACTGAAACCTGCTAAAGTTCCTATAAAGTTTGATTTCTTTGCATTGATAGCTCCATATCCTACAGAGTTTCCTATAAAGTTTGCGTCACTAGCACTGTACGCTGTGTTACCTGCATAGTAACCAATAAAGTTAGAACTTGTTGCTTCATTAGCACCTTCACCAGCTTGACGACCTATAAAGTTAGACCAGTATGCATTTGTTGCATTAAAACCAGCATAGTAACCTATAAAGTTAGAAGCATCTGCATTTGTTGCAATGTATCCAGCAAAATTACCTAAGAATATAGATCTGTTTGCATTAGTAGAATTATATCCTGCATCAACACCTAATATAATACTACTGTCGTTATTATATCCTGTATTCTCAGGTGAGATAGCAGAGTAGATAGTACTTCCGGTTATTGCTATAGGATAGGAAGAACTGACTGTATTAGATGCCCAACTGGCTGTGCCAAATAAAGAACCGGTTATACCATTAGCTACAGTAAGAGAGTTTAGGCTAGCGTTCGAGCCTGATACAATGACTTTTTTCCAGTTTGGCATATCAATTATTTTATTTGAATTGCGGTTAGATACATACACTTATGCCGTGTATATGCCTACTTCCCCTAGGGGCCAGCAATATTCTATAATAAATATGCTAAATTATTTCCTGGCTTGTTGTCTTTCTTTGTCGAGGGCGATTGCTTTTTCTAATTCTGCGGTTTTTTTTTCACTCATCATGTTATTAATTTCTGTAATTTCATGCTCTAATTTATTTTGTAAATTAGCTAGAAATTTTGCATCTTTACCTGTAATATTTACAACATCAGATGCTTGACGCATAAAAATTAATTCATTAAGAGTAAAATCTACTGAGAATAAATCCATAACTATTGTTTTAATTTAGCGTACTGATTTTGTAATTTAATAGCAGTATTATAAATTAATTCTACTGATTCTCCTTTAAATGTTGTTTGTTTTAACAATACAAGTAAAAATTCTAGTTCCTGAGCATTTAATTGGTCAGAAGCTAAAGGAGAAGTGTTCTGTGGCTGTATGCCTTTTTGTTGGTTAATTTTATCTAATAATCCCATAACTGATTTTAAAAACATATTATGAATAAATCCAAATTTCTTGATCTGTACCAATAAATATATTACCTCCAACTTGATATCTAGAAGCAACAGCTGTAGGATCTGTACCTGCACCTATTAAAGCAGCAGCTACAAATGCATCTGGGGTGAATGAGCTACTTGCTGCGTTAAATGAACCTGTAAATGCCCATCTTGTAGTACCACTATCAAAAGCAAATAATTCACCTACATTTTGAGTACCTTGTTGTACTACAAGACCACCATCGCCTGCTGAGTTAGAACCAGAAGCTAATAAAATAAATCTATCTGCTACTTCTAAGTTAACTGTATTTTGAAAAGAAGCGGTACCTAGTACTGTTAAGTCATTATTAACAACTAAATCACCTGCTATAGTTACATCATTAGGTAAACCAATAGTTACTGTTTGACCAGCTACTGATGTTTCAATTTCATTAACAGTGCCAGCAATAGTTAATGCTTGGGTCTTTAAATTTACTGTACCATCACCTGTAGAACCAGACACAGCTAATACTGTAGCAATACCTGTTAAATTGCTACCATCACCAGCAAATGAACCTGTAAATGAACCTGTTAGTACTGATGAAGCTCCAGTTAATTGGATTGATGAAGCACCACTAAGTACAGAGCCATTATCTGTTATACTAGAATTTACAAATTTACCATCTGCAGAATTCCATTTAACGATAAGATTATTAGTTAATTGAGCAGCACCACTAACAGCTACAGTCCGAGCTGCCGTGCCATCAAAATTAAAAGGAACAATACCTGAACCTTGTGATAATGCATTTGCTAAAAATGAAGCAGAAATACCATTTAATCCACTACCATCACCTTGGAAAGAACCACTAAAAGAACCAGAAATAGATACACTAGTAGCACCGGTAGTTGCTAGAATATTGCCAGTACCATTAATGGGGGTTGAAGATAGATTACTAGCGTTTCCTCCACCTATTACTACTTGACCGGAAACTAAATTATCTACTTGTAGTGCGGTAAATTCGGGAGAACTACCAGAGACTACGACTTTTTTCCATTGTGCCATGTTATCTTAATGTTTTATTTAGTGTTGTTCCATTATAAATATTAAATTATTCCAATCCCACATACATTGACGATGAAGTAAACCATATACTTCCTGCATCTGTTGTTCCTGTTGGGTCAAAAGCTTGTGGAGCTATGCGAACTATACTTTGACTTACTGTAAATACTTCCTCTCTAGTTGTGTAATTTCTTATAAGAAAATAATTAGTATAAAATTCAGTTTCTGAATCTTCTCGTATGTTAAGATACTTATTTTCTGGTGCTCCGTATGTTAGTATAAATAAATTTCCATCTACATTTACTTTAGCTTCTACCACACTACCTTCACTACCTGTAACTAATTTTGAAATAGAAGCATCTAAAGCAAATGATGAGGTACCGTATAAAGAACCGGTTATTCCTATATCAACAATTAATGATCCACTTATATTTAAAGAACCAGACATTATATGTTGGTCATCGGATTTTAATATTAATTTTTGATAATTTTCAACTAATCCACCACCAACAAAGAATATAACAGATTCACCAGGAACAGTATTACCTATAACTAAATTTTTACCTGTAGAAAACAAATAAGCATCATTTGGTCCACCAACAGATCCAGTAAAATTACTGCTGTTGATACCCATGTTAACAAAGTTAATAAATTCGTCCCCATTATTTGCTGTAGCTACAATATCTGAAGATGCTGTTTCTCCATCACTTTCATTTCTAATATTAATTTGGGAGTAATTATCAACATTACTTTCAAAAGTAGCAATATTAAATGATTCTGTATTTGGTTGGAATACAAATAGAGCTTCTGGGGCATTAGCTGTACCAAATTCTCTATTAATTATAATGCTATACGAATTTGACTGGTGTATGGCACTAGATGATAAGCTATTTTCAGTATCAAATAATGCTATATATTTAGTAAGACCATTTATATTGTTTGAATAACTAGAGGTAGTAGCAAAAGAGGCACTATCAGCAAAAGAAGTACTTACAGCGTAAGAAGCACTATCAGCAAAAGAAGTACTTACAGCGTAAGAGGCACTATCAGCAAAAGAGGCACTATCAGCAAAAGAAGTATTTACAGCGTAAGAGGCACTATCAGCAAAAGAGGCACTAGCTATATTAAATAACCCACTTCCATCTCCTGAAAATGAACCTGTTATACCTTCAGTTACTATTAAACTACCTGAAAATATAGCAGGGCCTATGTTAGTAAGAGTGGAAGAACCAGATATAATTAAACTACCTGTTATTATCTGGTTACCATTAAACTGATTTGATCCTGTAGTAGCAAAAGAACCAGTATCAATAGAACCTGAAGGTCCCGGAGGACCTTGTTCTCCTTGAGGACCTTGGGGTCCAGGAGTTATTACCTCAACAATAGTACTATTTTGGTCAGGGATTACATTTACAGTATTGTATACTGTATTTACTGTAACTGAATTTCCTGATTGGTTGTCAACACATACTGCCATTTTATACTACGGTTACTTCTTTACTTAATTTAACTTTACCTTCTAATATTCTATTAACTATAGGGCAATCACTTCCTGAAATGACATCTAAATCATAAACAGCCTCGTTAAATGTAAATTGTGATGATGTGCAAGAAGCAATAAATATACCTATAGCTCCTGAAATGGCATTAGACATGTTTAAACCGGTTCCATCATCGTTTAAGCTACTACTTAAAGTAGCTATAACATCATTAGAACCAACATATGGCCTAATTTGCATTTTTGCACTATAATATTGTAAATCTATTGGATTTCCATTAGAATCTTTATAAATTATAGTGAAATCTGTAGTAGACCCTTGTTCTATAACAAATGAATATTTACCTGCTGCCATACTTTGTAGAAATTACTGGCTATAAATATTGTTTTATTTGTTATTTACCGTATTCGTATTCGAGTATTTTCCCGACTAGATCCGATCTGTGGTTTTCTTTTAATTTAATCCACTTAATTTCGTCGATTTTTTTAGATAGTTCAATAGCATATTGTAAACCGTTTGCTTCACCTGTTGGTATTCTAATATCAGTTTGTTCATTATCGCCGTTTATGACAATTTTACCTGTTTTACCTAAACGGGTTAATATAGCTAGCATTTCACCTCTAGTTAGGTTTTGTGCTTCTTCTACAATTAAAATATCGTCAATTGTTTTACCACGAATAAATTGTACTGGTAGTGCTTTAACTTTACCTTCCTCAATTAATGCTGGTACTTCATTTTTATTAGTACAACATTTGTTAAGATTTTCAATAAGTGCTTCCATGTATGGATCAAACTTTTCACTTAATGCTCCTGGAAGATATCCCAGTGATTTACCTACTTCAATAGCGGCTCTTGTATTATAAATGCAGTTAATTTGTTTTTTCTTAAGAAAATCTAATGCGGCTTGAGCACATACTAATGATTTACCGGAACCTGCTCTACCTGTTATAACTACTATTTGGTTTTCTACTATTAACCTTTTTGCTTCTTTTTGCTCTTCATTTAATTGAAGAGCATTAATAGACTTAATATCGTTTTTTCTTTCACGATTTGGTTCCCTCATGCAACAATGTTTGCTATAAATATTAAATATCAAGCAATTTTAGATTACCCTCTTTATCATATCCCATATTACCTGGATTGATATCTAGGAATTGTTTTGTATTTATTTGTTGTGTTTTATAAAAAAAGTCTAGCCATCTGTTAAGTAGCTCTAATTTTTCTGGAGCTTTTTGTTTTAATTCTTCTACAGCGTTTTTTTTCTCTTTAGAATTTAAAGATATTGATTCTAACCACCCTGTAACATCTGATGGGTAATTAAAATCAAAAATATCAGCTAATTCATCTAATTCTTTTCCTACTCTATCAGTGTCTAATTTTTCTTGAGCCATCCATCTTTTATCCCAGTTTATTTTTACTATTTTAGCATATAATTCAGGATATTTAAGTGATGTCTCATACTCTTTTTTTACCATTGAATTTGAGGCAGGGCCCCAAATTTTAATTATATATTGAGGAAGAGCATCAAAACTAAATACAGATTTAAAAGCACCATATTTGTTTAGTTTATCTTTACGATATCTTATTTTAGCTTCTTGCATTATTGTTAATTATATCGATAAATATAAAAAAAGAGTCGAGCTTTCGCTCGACTCTCTTATTATCATCATTCTAATGATTAAGCAATACCAAGGGCGTTTAAGCCATTAACAAACACTTTACCATAGAATTCAGGACGTACCATTTTCTTAGCGTAACGAGTCATGATACCTTTTCTTGGTACGAAAGTTTCTGGATCGTACACAAGAGGGGTCATCAACAATGGTACATAAGGAGCATAAACAGCACCTGATTCAAGGAACTGAGCACCTTTGTAACCCATTAAGATCACGTTATTGCTGAAGTAAGGGTTAACATATACTTTGAAACGAGAGTTCAAAGAACCGATCTTTTGGCTACCGAAGTTAAACACTTTCTCAAGATCAGCACCTGCATCAGAAGCATATCCTGGGATAGACTGCATGATAGTAGCGATCTGAGGAGAGATAACTAAGAAGTTAGCTTGACCACGAAGAGTCTTTTGTAAGATCTTGTTAGATACAGATTGTAATACAGTACCCAATGTTGCAAACCAACCACCTTGTGTGTTATAGAAACCACCAGTTGTAGTAGAAGTTTGAACGAAAGTTGAACCATTCCACAATTTGTTGTTTTCAGCTGACCAGTAACCAATAGTAGCTGCTTCTTCAGTTAACATAGAAAGGATTTCTAAGTCGATTTCCATTGCAATGTACTGAGAAAGAAGACCTGTTAATTCCGCTTCAGCGTCGATGTTCTGATAAGCGTTAAGGTCTTGAGCTAATTCTGGTGTCCATTGAGCCTTTAATTTACGAGTCTTAGCAACAATAGCATCAGATTTTAACTGGATATTGATTGTTGGGATGTCGATTTGAGCAGGATCAGCGGCATTCGGAATAGCGATGTTAGTATTGTCAGCTTCGAAATCACCACGTAAAGCAGGAGTTGTTTGCTTATTGTAGTACAATTCGATTGAACCAGAAGAGGTTGAACCAGTTAATGGGAAATTAACTACGAATTGTAATGCAGTAGCACCACTACCACTCTGATAGTTAGTGAACTGTTGTAATACTACAGGAGCAGCAACTACAGAGCTACTTGGAATCCAAGCTTGTACTGACAAGAAGTCAGGTAAAGCTAAGTTAGAAGCTAATTGAGCATCAGATACATTGATTACATATAATGAACCAGTAGAAGACTCATAACGAGAATCCCAATCAACATCAGCTAAAGAATTAACTAAAGATGCAGAATAAGTAACAGATGCAGAGAATTGGTTAATTGAATAACCATATCTACCTTGACCATAAAGACCACCTGTTGGATCTACGTTAGTGATGTCATAATCAGTTGCCTGAACATCAGCTAATGAACCATAAAGTGATTTACCTTGCTGGAAAGGAGTTTTGTTATTACCATACTGGAAATCCAAGTAGAATACGAGGCCAGAAGGCATAGACATTGGTTGAACTGAAACGAAGTCTTTAGCTACGATTTCAGCAAATACACGGCGAACGAGTGGTAATGCGATACCAGCCCAGTTTTCACCAGTTCCACCAAGCATAGAGTTGGTACCAGCAGTAATGTTGGTAGACTCAACTACTAATTGCTTAGCTTGGTTCTCAAGGATCACAGCCATATTGTTTTTTTCAATTTCGCTGCCAATGCCCTCAAGAAGACCGCTCTTACTCCATTTGGTAGCAACCTTAGCAGCTTCTGCTTGTTGGCTCTTCCATGGATTAGCGCTTTCTAAAAGCATGTTTAAATTTTCCATTCTAAGAAATTTTGTTTTTAAATTATTTAATGTTTGCTAACTTTTTCATCCTAGCAATGAAGTCGTTACTTTCAACAATTGCTTGTTTTTGTGGAGCAACGCCTGCTGCTTTAGATGCAAATCCTAAAGATTCTTTGATATGAGCTTTTCCAGATTTAGTAGCAAATGTTTCGTTTAATGATTCATAAACAAGTTTTGCTTCTTTAGCTGATTCAGCTTTATCAAATGCTTGTACAACCTTAATTTTTTGTGATTCAGTTAAGTTTTTAGACTTAAAGATTTTGTTAACATAAAGTAACTTAGCGTTTAACAAGTTAACTTCTTGAAGTTCTTGACGAAGAGTATTTACAGTTTCAAGAGCTAAATTTAGATCTTCCTGCATTTTTTTCTTCTTCTTGTAATCTTCAACTCCTTCTTCTTCAGCAGTGTCTTTTTTATCACCACGTTTAGAAGCAGGAACGTCACCTTTGTTACCACCGTACTTTTTGTGTTTTTTACCTTCAGTAAGCTCGGTTTCTTCATCTAACAATTCAGCTAGAATTTCATCGAGGTTTACTTCTTCAATGTCTACAACTTCATCATCGGCTGTGTCAGGTAACTCATCAGACATTTTCATATCCGCAGATACGTCTATGTTTGCGTTACCATCACCACCCATTTCTTGAGAAACTATGTCGCGGATCATAGCTTCTAATTCATCTATGGAAAGTTCAGATACTTCTTTTTCTTCCTCTTCTGATTCTTCTTCGTCGTCTTCTACATCTTCAACGTCTTCTTCGGCTTCGATTTCTTCTTCATCTTCAGCCTTTTTAGCTTCGTTTAATTCTGCATCAAGTTCGGCGAGAATTTCATCAAGGTCGATTTCGGCGATTGAATTATCGTCGTCATCATAATTCATACCTGACATTCCTTCCATTTTTTCTTTAGCCATTTCAGCTTCGATGTCATCAGTCATCTTGTCATCTAATTCATCGATCATGTCATCTTCTGTCAAGTCGTCCATCTTTTCTTGCAATCTTGCATTGAACATAGATGTTAAACGTGGCATAAAAGCTTCTTCAAGAGCGAGTTTAGCTTGAGCAAGAGCAGTTTCGCGAACAGCTTTAGCGTCAGCAATGGCCTCCTTTAAAAGGTCTTTTGTGTTCATTTTTCCTTAAATTTAGTTTGCGGAAATAAGCTTAATGTAAAAAGCTTAATAGGTTGTTATTGATATTGACAGAGCTATAAAGAGTAGAGTAGGATAGCTCATTAGTCGTAAATAAATATATGTGGAAATACAAAAACCGCGTTTCGATGCGATTTTTATTCAAAAGCTCTTTGGTAAGATTTAGCTGCTTCTTTTAAAGAGCTAGCGGCCCATTTAAGTTGATATGCTGTTTCACTTAGATTATCTAATTTATTACTAATTTTTTCTAATTCACGTACATTATCAGGAATATCAAATATATCATATGGTTCATATATATCAAAATATTCTTCAAATAATTTTTTTAAAACGTTTTCTGTATTTTCTAGATTTTGTTTAAGAGTTTCTAGTTGAGATGGATTGTTGATAACATCACTTATACTTAAACTAGATAATTGATCCGCATAAGATTGAACTTTATCTGAAAAGAAATTTTCTTCTTTTTGAGCTTTAGCTACTAAATCATCTATGCTTTTTCTAGGAGGTGTTACTCTAGCTTCTTTTAGTATGTCATGAAGTTTAATCATCTTCCTTGTCCTCTATAGTTTTTTTCTGAACGATCGTGTTTATTAAATGACTTTTGTGATTTGCCTTTTTTGCGTTTGCCAAAAGTAATTTTAGTTGAACCGCTTGAACCTTTTGCTTTTGCCATGACTTTTATTATTGTAAGTTAACTAATTTATATTTGGTTGAATATAATAAATTTACTACGTTATCTATTTCGTTTTGAATAAAACTATCTGCTAAATTTGGTGCTTGTCTTAAAGCACATACAATTTGAATTAACTTATCAAAATAAGCTACAATATTTGCACCGTCACAATTATTATCTAAGTTAACTACCGGTTTAAATTTAATTAAACCATATTTTCCTTGATATGATTCTACTAAACCATCAATTAAATCAACTATATCTTCATAATATTTTTGAAGTGCTTTGTGAGCAGCATAAGCACCAGGACCACTTACACCTAAATGAAATACGTGTGCTTGAGTTCTAGAGTGCATTAATATCGATGCTAATTCTTCCATGTTGTTTTATTTTGTCTCTTTTAATCCATAAGGTATACCTAATACTCCATGAACTGCTCTTCTAAATGCTTTTTGAGTTTCCATTTGAATTGCTTTCATTACAAGTTCTTGTAAAGCAGGATTATTAATTAATAAAGGTATTTTTCCATTTGAAGGATCATGATAAAATGCACTTAGTTTTATTCTCATCATTCCATGATCATTAATGTAAAGTTTAACAGATGGAACATCGTCCATTAATTCTCGATCTGGAAGGTAATTGTGTTCTTCTTCATCAACAATTCCTGCTAATTCTTGCATTCTTTTAGATTCTGTAATGAATTGTTTTGACATTTTAATTATTTGTATGGGTTTTCCTTTGCTTTATTCCAATAAATTAAACTATCTTCACCAATAGAAAATTCATTAGAATGATTTTTTATATAATCTTCAGCATATCTCTTTAAAACATCAGCAGCTTCTGCTCCTGTCATGTCGCTAGAACCGAATGCAAATTTTTTAGTTCTATCATTTATTGAACTTCCTAAATCTAATTTTTTTTCATCACTCATTTTATTAAGAACGGGTCTGATGTTTTTTTCATAGAATGCTATTTGAGCTTTTCTATCAGCTTGTTGTTTTTGATCTAGTTGATGCACTTTAACTCCACCTAATATAGTAGCAGCTGTTAGTCCTAATCCAATAAGCCAATCTTTAAAACCTTCGTCTATTGTTTCTTCTTGATTTTCAGCAATAATGCCTGCTAGTTTTTGCATTCTTTTTGCTTCGGTAATAAATTGCTTTGACATTCTAGTTTAATTTTAATATCCAGGTAATTCACAAGTACAGAAACCAGCGCGATTGCAAAGGATTTCTGTTACTAGTTCGTTAATTTTATCTAATTTCTTTTGTTCTTGTTTATTATATTGATTATATTGTTTAGATTCACTAACAATTTCCATAAACGCACCTTGTGTTGATGGAGTTGATACGAAATCCCAACATAATAATTCAAAATCGGGTTGTACTTCAACAGTCTCACCGATTTGTTTTACAGAACCCATACCACGAGATGAAATACCAATAGTAATACCTGCAATTAACAATGCTTTTAAAATATTACCTGATGGTGTTGGTAGTACTTCAATTTTTCCCATTACATCATCTTTATCCCACCATAAATCTTTAATGTTATGACATACATTTTTTAAGTTGATGATTGGAGATTCTGGGTGGTCTAATTCACCTAGTGCTCTATTTTCTTTAATGTATGTGTCTTTATATTTTTGTACTTCTCTTTCAAGAGTATCTTTAGGATATACACGACCATTACCATTTTTTGCTTCAGCACGTTGTACCAAACCTTGAACAATAAGACGTCCACCGTTGTTTTTAATAGATTCCTCCAACATTGATGGAGTAATATTAAAAGTAGTAATACGCTCTATTAATAGTTCTTTCATTAGTTAAGATTATATCCTTTTTCTCTCAATTTATAAATAACTTCACTCCAAACAGCATCATTATATCTTTTTCCTACACTATCTTCAAACATAGAAAATACATTATCTAAATCAGATAATCTAGGATTTTCAATATCATTTGTATTGATGTGGTCCATAAAATTATCTATTATCATAGAAACAGCATCTCTTCCAGATGGAGGTGCATCAAGATCTCCTTCGTAATCATCATAATCGTCAGAATTTCTTCTAACTATTAATGCACTTCTCATTTCTCTTTCAGCTTCAGGATCACCCGCAGCTTCCATTCCAGCAGGACCCATTTCATCTAATAGTTCGTTAACCATTTTTTTAATGGTTTCTTTTAATCCAGGTTTATAACTATTGCTAGACTTTCCAAGATCACTAGCGCCAGGTGAGATAGTATTAGGAAGTGCACGTCGAGCAGCATCTACAGGATTTGTAGACTGTGATGGTTTTTTCTTTTCAACTGCATCAGATGTAAAATTAGAACCTTTATCATCAGGATCAGCATCTAATGCTTTCCTTACAGCTGATATTATTTGTTGTTTTGAAACTCCATCAAGTCCTGTATAGTTAAATATAAGTTCAAGTAGTCCATCTAATTCACCAGCCATATTTATAAGCTTAAGAGCTTGAAGTAGAGATGGTGCTTGTTGTAATCTTCTTAAAAAGGTTTGTTCATCAGGAGTGTTACTTAAAGTATTTTCTTTAATGTTTGATTCATTAAAAGCATTAGTGTCTCTTATTTTTTCAGGAGTCATTCTTGATAAAGCAGTAATGACACTATCTACATATCTACTATCAACTTGAGCTGATCTCATTGCTTTGTTTAGATATCCAACAATGTCATCTTTATATTCCTTCCATGAGCCTTGTATTCTATCTGTTACACTTATTTTTTTAACAGGATTATTTTTGTTATCTTTATAAAAAGTAATAGCAATATATTCATCCCTATTTCCTGGGCGCTCAAAGGCCATATCAAATCCAAAAGTACCATCTTGATTATTGTACCATCTTATATCAGTTAATTTAAGAGGAGACTCTTTATTTCCTGAAAAAGAGGTAGGTTGGATAGATAATGGGTGGTTAGATAAATAGTCTTTTTGAATATTTTTTAAAGAATTAAATTCACTACTTTGAATTTCTTTATCACTAACTGAGGTTAGTTCAGTTAAACTTTTTTTAGATTCCTTAACGATACGAATTTTCTTCATTTCGTTTTTCTTATCCTTATCTTTAGCAGATTCTAAACCATCAGGTCTATTTTTGCTTTTGATTGGCTTGCTAACTTCTTCCTTAGGAATATCTGTTACAGTAGTAGCAGGATAAATACCATCTTGCTCGTCAACTTCCGGCTCTTGTACTACTTTTTTGTACTTAGCTGGTTGGGTTGGGTAGTCATATGATGGAGCTTTGTCAGGAGTGCCTTTAACAGCGTTACCTTCGTTTAATAATCCTTTAGATTTAAGGATCTTAACTGAGTCATCAAATGAGTTATGGTTAGTTACAAAGTTAGGAAATAACATTCTTGCATTACGCAAAAATTGATGTTGGGTCATTCTTCCCTCTTTTAACTCTTGGTATTGTACGCTAATACTTTTCATTATTCTTCGGTTTTTTCTTCTTTTCCTGTAAGTTTTTCTAAAATATCTGCTAAATTTTCTTTGATATCATCAGTAGCAAACACGATAGCATATGATTTTGGATTCTTTTTGTAATATACTTCGGTTTGTTTTTTAGCTTTTGGTAAAGCAGATTTAATGCTACCAACTAAGTCCATAAGCTCATCAAAAGCTTTAACCCTATCTTCATGAAGTTTTTCTCTTTCTTCAAGTTTCTTTGGATCTTCTTCTTTTTCCTCAGCTAAAGACGCTAAAATATCTTCAAGTTGTAATGATTCTTGTTCAGTTTTTAGCATTTTGTTGTAAGCTTCTTTCATGCTACGATAACCTTTCATTAATTCACTAATGTCAGTTTTGTGAGCATTAGCTACACTATCGTCAGATTTTTTAGCTTCCGCAACGCGATACTTAATTTCTTCACCTAAGTCGTCAAGTTTTTTCTTGAGTTCTTCTTTGCTTAAGATTTTTTTGCTATCGTCTTTCATATATTAATTATTGTGATAAATTTCTAATTTTATTTGATAAATCATTTAACCTTTCAGACAGAGCACTTAATTGTTCTGTTTTAGAAGTCCAAAATGATTCTTTTTTTATAGTATTTTCAGTCTTTAATCTATGAGAATATTCAATTACTTGCTCAATCTCTCTAATACGCTTTCTAACTTCATTTAATGCACGAGTAATTTTACGCTCAGAAGAAACTTTAGATACATTTTCACTAAAACGACGATATGAAATCTCGTTTAATTGTTCTTGATTTTCTTTATACAACTTAATCTTTTTAGGTTCTGGTTTTGCAGGAAATTGTTTGTAATCAAACATTCTTGAATCAGATGGCATCCCCTCAGGTACTTTTTTAAATCCATCTTTAGTATATGAACTAATATTAGCTTTACCTGCAGCTAAAGTAGGAGTTTTTTCTTCTAGTTTCTTTGGTTTTTTAAGAAAATACTTACTATTATATTCTCCACCAGCACTAGCAGTAGTAGACGTAGCTCCATCCATTTCTTCTAACATTTCATGGATAAGTTCGTCAATATATTTTTTTACTTTATCAGGAATCATAATGTTTTGATTTCATGGATTAACTCATGGAATTGGAGAAGATTAAGAATATCTTCGTCTTTAACAGATTCATTTTTATCAAGTGGTTTGATAATTGATGATAATTCTTTAAGCTTAATCTGTGTTCTTTGATCAGTTACTTTAGTTTGTAACTCCATCAAAGATTTTTTTATATTTTCAAAACTATTATTAATGTATTCGCGCAAAGAAACAGTATTAGAAATCTTATTAATATAAGTTTTTAATACCTCACGCTGTTCAGGTAACAAGTTTGCATATTTTTCATTAAACTTGTCAATCATTATTTTAGAAATCAATTCACGAGTTGCCTTATCTTGAGAAGCATATTCAAGCATTACTTGATCTTCAACTTTATTTTTATTTACATCTTGTTGTGTTAAAAATTCAAGTAAAGTTACTTTATTTTCAACAATAAATGATGGTTCTATAAATTCTAATGAAGTATGAGCTTCAATTAAGTTATAAACAGCAGCGTATGCTTTGTAATTATGGATTTTTGCTTTAAAGAACTCCTCTAAATCATAATGTTCTTTAATTTCCTTAATTAAGTTATATTTTTCCTTACGTAATGCCGTACGATTCAAACGTTCTGATAGTTTAATCGTAGAAGACATAATAGTCTCTGCTTTAACTTCACTGAGTGATACTGCTTTTGTTAGTGTTTGATATAGCTTATATTCTTTAGCTAATTCTCCGCGTGAAAAGTATTTTTTTACGATGTCTACAGCAGCAGATTCCTTATTAGACATAATGTCTGCTGTGATCTGCCTGGTAAGGAGCTCAAATAAAATACCAGTATTTTTAAATTTGTTATGTTTTAGTTTCACACTGTAAGTTTACTAATTATAAATATGTATTTTATTATATATCTTTGATATTTGATTCGTCGAGCAATGAAGAATTGTTACCCTTTTGATCAAATACATTAGACTTTTTAAACATTTCCTCAAGCATCTTTTTATTTTGAGCATATACCGCTTTAGTATTTTCTAAAGCTAGTGGTGAACCACCTTTAGGTTCAGGAGCTCTAGCAGAATCCGGGTGAAGATCTACTTCTTTACCTAATGGATCCTTACCTAACACGCGCTTTTGAGTGTTATAAACAGATGTTTTCTCTTGAGGACGCCCAATAGGGTTAGTCTCATCATAGGCAGGCGGTACTCCGACCCCGTTACGACCTTTACCATACAATGAGGCTAAATCATGTGGCGTTCCATATGATTGTCCACTAGTTAACGGGTCATTTCCTTCGTTTTCAATTTGTGATAGACGGAACATGCGTTTTTTATCTTCAACTACTAAATCACGCATTTCCTCATATTTGTCATCACTCATATGGAATAGATAATCATAAATGTAGTCAGTTGGGAACAAACTAGCATCCATAATATTTTTAGCTAAGTCAACCTTTTCTTTCATCAACGCAATTCTTTCTTGATCGTAAACGATAGAAGGAGTCGTTAATTCTAATTCAAAGTTTGTTAAATTCTCATCAGTATAACCTTGAGAATATAAATGTACTAACGCGATTTTAGTTAATTCACTAACAACAATACGTTGTATACGCTCAATTGTACGAGCAAAACGAATATCTTGTTGTGCTAGTGTAGATTTACCTTCAACATCAGCTTCATATCCTAAGAATGCCTTAGGAACTTTCATAGCAGCTAACATTTTATCTCTTAAATAAACAACATCTTCAATTGCATTATACTCAAGACCAGGTAATGTATCAATTTTAGTATTTGTATTTCCACCTCTAACTGGTATGTAGAAATCTTCATTTACATTCATCATGTTATAACGAAGGTTATATTCACCAGTTTTAGGATCAGTAAATGGAGTACGTTGAGTTTGTGTTTTCAACTTTTCCATAAACTGAGGGATTTCGTTTGGTGGAATGTTTCCGGTATCAACGTAGTAAACACGGCGTTGAGGTGCTCTCAAAATACGGTGAATTAACATTGCATCTTCCATCAATGCTAATTGCTTAAATATTTTACGAGCAGGTTCAATATATGAACGACCATAAGGAAGGAAATTATAATCTCCTAATAGTCTAAAGTTTGCTATTTCAAAGTTTTGGAATACAACATCGTTATCTGATGATGGGCTTATAATTCCAGAGTATGCAGCGTTTGGTGACACTTTAAATTGCACATATGCTGGATTTTTAGGGTCAAGTCCTTCTTCTCTAATTACATTATACACATTGAGAGGAATTACTTGATAAACACCATATTTTTCTGCAATGTGGAGGTGTAGATATAAGTCACCGTATTTACACATTGAGCGAACCCAACCCCAAAGATTAAATTCAATATTTAATACATCATAGAATAGATTGTATAATATTCTTTGAATATTTTCGTCAGGTGATTTGATAGCTAATACTTCACCAGCACCATTTTTAAGTGTAGATTCATCAGCTACAATATCTAATACAGAAGCTACGATTGGATCACCATCCATTACTTCGTAGTCATTATATAATTGAGGTCTTAATACAGTATAATTAGAATAAGGAGCATTACCAACATAAGTACCTAAACCACCAGTATATATGCGTTGGTACCTGTCAGGGTACATGTTTGTTTGTACAACTCCTGTTGATTGTATATGGTCGGTATCAATTACTGTTACTTGACTACCTCCAACATTGCGTATAATTACGTCAGTTGAAAATAATCGTTTGAGTCTACCAAATAAAGATGTGTCTATCATGTGTATAAATATTTTTATCCTAATAACCAACTAATATCTTCAGATCCATGGTCAGTAGGTATTTTATAAGGATTTGGTCGTCCACCACCAAAAGCATTATATGAATTCATATGTCCCCTGTCAACTGAAAAACCAGACATTATTGCTCTGTCTTGTTCTATATTACTTTTTCTAAATCTTAATGCAGTATCGCGCAAATATAGTCCCATAGAAAATGACATTACTAAATCATCATTGTATCCATCTTGAGCTTGTGCTTTACTATTTTTCCAAATGAAAACCTTCATTTCTTCTATTAATCGTTTTGAGCGTATCACACATGATTTTTCATGAGCGTATTCTCTAAATTTTTCAATCATTAATGGTCTAGTTTTTACAGATGTTGTAAAACCAGCTACTAGATTATTATTATTCTCATATCGTCTAGCCCATTGGTCAGATGTCATTGCATCTTGTTTTGGAGAGTAATACAAATTTCTATATCCTCTATCAATAGCTGTTTGTACTGTATCCCAACCTACGTTAGCATTTTCTATTGATAATAAAGCATCATTATATTCTGCTGCTAAACCTACTAACATATGTCCATAATCACGAGTACCAATTTGGCCTCTATATTCTGCTACTTGAGTTGCTGATTCGACATCAAAAACATGACATGCAGAATAATCTTTTCCATCTCCTCTAGCTACGTCGGCTACTACTAAGTAACTTTTATTATAATCTGGTTGTTCCCATATCCATAAGTTACCATCTACTCCTCTTTTTTCAAGAGGATCCATCATATTAGCTTCAAACCAACCTATAATTTCAGGCTCAAATACTGTATCACCTGATGTTGCAAAGTCACAATCACACTCTTGAGCAGCTAATCTAATTCCTAAATCATTATCTTGTCTATCTCTCCAAATTTGATCTCTTTCGGGGTGTACACTCCAAGGTAATCTAATAGGTACAAATGAATTATCTCCAATTTCTGATTTTTGCCATGTTTGGTGAAACCAGTTACCTGTGCCATTGGGGGTAGATAATGCTATACAACCACCACCCGTAGCTAATGTTTGTTGAGCAGAAGCAAATATTTCATCAATGTTTTCAATGAACGCAGCCTCATCTATTATAAGTAAAGATACAGCTTCAGATCTACCAGCATCACCTGCTGCTGAAACTGCTTTTACTTGAGACCCATTTGCCAATTTAAGTAAAAGTTTATTGTTCTCCAAAGGTTTTTCAACCCCCTTTAGCCATGAAGGTAGATTATCGTACATAAATCGTACTTTAGTAACCATGTTTTTAGCTGTGTCTTGTTTAGTTGCGATACACAACACGTTTTTATCTTTATGGAATAACATCATCCATAAAGAGAAACCAGCTACAAGAGTAGAGATACCTAACTGGCGAGATTTAAGTACTATATTATAGTTATTTTTCTGGAATTGGTATAATACTTTTTCTTGGAAAGGATATAAGTTAAATTGTATGCGACCCCTAGTTGGGTGTTGAATCATACAATATTTCTTCATGAAATGGGCAGGATCAGTCATACATTTAATGTATTCCTGCTTGATTATGTCTTTAATATTTTGATCGCTCATTAGCGCGTTTATATATAAATATATAATTAAAAAAAAAGCTCAACCTTTGTTGATTGAGCCTATCGTATGGGCATGCAAGAGATGTTAATTTTAATCTTCATAATAAGGTTCTTCCTCATAATCTTCAGGAGGTTGTTCTTCATTATTTATTCTATCCATTTCTTTAATAGCATATGCTTTAGCATCTTCTATACTATCAAACATTTCTGAGTCTTTAACTTTAGCATTTACTTCATCAGAACGCACCATGTATTTTTTATTAGGAAATTTAAATATAATAACAAGATGGTAATCATTTTGCCATGCTATATTATATGAATAAGGGCGTTCATAATATCCTATAACAACTCCATCTACTGGGTCGTAATATTCTTCCCCAATATCTGTGCTATCTGCTTTCCAACTATCTGGGAGTGAAATATTAAGAAGATTTTCTGGTTTAGCTATAGATGTAGTAGGTACAATTTTAGATTCATTGGTACCAGCATATTCTTGAGCAGCATCTGCTAAAGAGTCTGATACTGCTTCTCTATCACTAGTATCATAATCTATGCCCCAAAAAGTATAAATAATTCCATATGATGTTGCTATTTTATCATCATACTCTTCTTTATCTATATCACTTAGATTATTATATCTATCATCAGGTATAGTCCACTCATCTTCAGTCTTATTATAAGTAAATCCAGCATCTAATAAATTTTTAACTAATTGAGGAGCAAAGTTATCCATTACTCTAAAGTGAGTAATTATGTTAGTATAATCTGTAATAGTGTCTACAATGTTTTCTTCATCATTACTAGAATCCTCCTCAATTATATCTATTAAAGAATCTGCTATATCGTTGTTTACTTGAGGACTATCAACTGTTTCTTTAAATCCTCGATAAAGAATATCATTACTATCTATTTCATTAAAATATTCTTGTTTAGTATCTGCAATAATATTTATTATATTTTGAATATCATTTCCTGTAAATCCATATTTTTTTAGAGTAAACAGTTTATTATTACCAGGTACAACTCTAGCCTCATTAATACCTGCTAATTTTTGCAAACGTTGAGCTTCTACTATGAATTGTTTTTTCATTTTATTTAACTAGTAAAAATGTTAATCCGCCTATTGCTAAACCTGCTCCTATTTTAGTTAATTGCATTTTAAGCTTTAATTTTTTATTTTGTGTTTGAAGTTGATCATATTGTTCTTGCCAATCTTTAATTTGTTTTTCACGTACAGCAATCATAATTTTATTATTAGAATCTTTTTCTTCAAATTTCATTATAATACTGTCTTTAACAAATATTCTTTCTTCGTTTAAAGCAATAACACTATCTTTTATTACTAGTGTTTGTTTAGCTCCATCTAATTCAACTAAATCTTTAGCAGCAGCTACAAGTACTGGTTGTGCTACTGGGAGTGGATTTGTAATTGTATCTTCTGGGTAGCGATTATTGAATGAAGTAATGAGTTCAGTTTCAGAATATGTGTCAATTTTGCCTTTAGATGAATCAACCCATTTAGTAACAACAATAACTTTGGCTTTAACTTTACTTAATTGATTTTGTAAATCATATTCAAGATGTTCTAAAGCACCTATTTGTAATTCTTTTTGATGATTGTCTTCTTTTAAAGAATCAACAACATAATTTAAACTATCTTGTGTATTTTTAAATTCAACAAATAAACTGTTATCGTTACATTTGTTTACAAAAATCCAAGCTAATAAAACTACAACAACTAATGGTAAAACTAATTTTTTCATATATTATCCTTTATAATTTACAAGTTTAATCATACGCTCGTATACATTCTCATAATCTTTAAATGTAGGTTCATAACTAACATCTTCAACACCAGTATCTTCCATAATCTCTTCATCATCTGTGTCTATAATTTCTTCATCAGATTTTTCTTCAGGTGGAAGTGTAGGTTCAATAGATTTTCCTAACTTTTTAGCAATTATATTATATAATTTATTAGCATTTACAGAATCAAATTTAAAACCTAAAATTTCAAGTACTTTATCTTGTACTTCCGGTTCTAGTTGTTTGATTTTTATTACTAATTCTTCAAGTTTTTTATTTAAAATTTGTATAGATGATTCTTTACTTTGTTGTAGTGCTCTTTTATAATCAGCAGCACTTAATTCGTCTCCATTATCTTCACGAAGTTCAGTAATACGAGCTCTAGAGTTTTTATATAATGAAACAATACTTTGAATTAAATCTCCATTATCAACTGTAAACACAGTTGCTGATTGTGTTACAGGGTCAAAAGTAGTTTGAGATTTTTCTAAAGAACCCATATCAGGTTCTGTTTCTGGTTCAAAATCAGGAACATCTGTTACTTCAGTGTCATCTATTTCTGCTCCTCCTTCAAAATCCTCTTCATCATCTGCTTCATATCCACCTTCAATTTCTTCTTCGTCACCTCCAGGAGTAGTAGTTGATGTAAAAACACCAGCATCACGTAATGCAGCGAGAACAGGATATAGTCGACGCATTTCTAAGCCATATTCTTGGGCTATTTTAGAAAAAGTAGTAGTATTATTACCATCAGCAAGCATAGCATCAAGAATATCTAAAATACCGTTTAATTTAGTAGGACTTATTGGACCTCCTGTTTGTACATTTTCTGCTTTACTTCTAAAATCAGTAGCAATAGTAAATTCTTCAGCAGGACGTGCTAATTCAGTTACATTTAATTCTTCTAGTTCAACAGAACCACCAGCTCTAAGAGTTTTTTCAATATCTGTTCTTTCATCAGGTTTTAAAGTATTCCAATCTGGATCCCTTTTAGCAGGGTTAACAGCATTTTTTCCTGCATATCTTAGTTCACTTAATTTTGTACGGATTCGATCTTTAATATATTCTTTTAATTCGCTTTTTTTCATTGTTTGTAGTTTGTGTCTGCTATAAATATTTATTTACTGTTTCTAATATGGTTTTGATACGTTCTTCTGTGGTTCCTTCAATTTCTATTAGACGATGTGGTGGATATTCGTTAAGCAGTTCGCGTATAGTATTATCAATTTTAACTCTATATGCTAAATCTGTTGTTCTTACACCATTATCTTCAACAGGTACACCACGAGGACTGACATAAAATACAAAATCATATTGATCTTTTAACAACATAGCAGCATCTACTAGTATTGTTTTATTAAGTTCACTTATTGATAATGCGTTTTTAGTAAAAGCACATACATCCCATATAGTACGATCAGTTAATACATTTTCACGTAATACCTCACTAGCTCTCTCGGCCAAAAATATAATTTGGCCGGGAGTAGTAGAGTCAGTATTTAATGGAATTCCTAGATCACTTAAATATTTGCTACGTTCAGTAGCTATATAATAATCTTTAAATTGAGGTAATTCACTTAGTGCTTTTACTAACGTAGTTTTACCTACACTCATTGTTCCTGCAAATCCTATTTTCATTATAAACGAGTTTTAAATAATGGGTTTTTAGCTGGTGGTAATCCTGTGTGGTGGCGTTTTAGGTCTTTAAGTACTTCTGAATTATTACCTTGATATATTCCAAAGAAATAATATTCCTTTTTATTGTTTGGAGTAATCAATGCTGGTCCTTCAGTGCTATGAAGTACCCAGATTTTTTCATTTGCTTTAGGATCGTTTTTGTCCATAACATCATGACCTAAGCGTGTTGTTTGAAATAAAAATAAAGTGTGTCCATCAGTTGTTTTTACTACTTTTTCCATTTTGTCTTTCGTTTATTTTTTTCATTTGTTTTGCTATCTTCTTTTGCTGTCTAACTTCTTTAGCTTGTTGTTTTAGCTTTTTTTCAGCACCTGCTTTATATTTGATATCTACTTCGATAGGTCCTTTATTGAATTTATCCAAATCAAATTTCCACGTTTCAATAGTAGTTTCATCTTCGTATACACGAGTAAATTTACGTGGAGCAGGTCCTTGTACTATTTCTTTTGGTCTACCTCTTCTTTCTTCCATATTATAAAGGTATAATTATAAGTTTGGTATCCAAAATTTAAATGTTCATATTCATTAGATCAATAAGTATTTCTTTTCTAATTAAACTCTCAGCTACATAAATTCCTTGTGCACCGGATACAGTAATACCACGAGCGCTTAAGGCATCACCTACAAAGTGTACATCAGGAAATGATGTTAATGATAGATCATGGTAATTAACTAAAGGCTCAGGTGATAGATATTTTACTTCAGGCATATAAATACCCCAATCATCTCCCATTTCAGGAAATACTAATTGCATATCATCAATAAACTTCTTAATATGTTGAGCATATTCTTCACCAAAAGCTTCAAACAAAGGATCTAATGTATCTACAGGAACAGCAGATACTATACTACCTTCAGATGTAATTCCAGGTTGACGAGTATTATTAGGTGAATAATAAGTTCCAGTACCATTAATTTGAAGTTTTTTAACTGCCTCTCTACTCCATTCAAATGGATTTTCAATACCCTTAATTTCCATCAATATACCAAAATTGGTCATATCGTTCCTGAATTCCTCTCCTTTTTTTGCGTGGCCATTATAACTAATATTGCCATAAGTTTTTTCAACAGCCACATAAGCAGCGTTATTGTTAGTACAAAAACTACGAAGAGAAACGTTATCAAATTTCTGATAAAGCTTAAAATCATAGGATACATCAATTAATTTTTGAAAATATTTTTGTGGTGCTTCAAAACGAACTCCAATTTGTACTGATTTAGGTTCAGTAGGTAATTGATAGTCATTAGATAATTTTTGTGCAAAGTCAATACCTGATTTTCCTACAGCAAATATTAGTGTATCATAAGATACTCCTACTAGGTGAGAATGAAGTTTACGAAGCTGTATAATATTTTCTTTAAAATTGATTTTATAAACATCTGTATTCCAATGAAATGTAATACCTTTATCTAGTAAATATTGGTACCATGCTTTAGCAATTTCATGTAAATAATTAGAACCAATATGCCATACAGGAAACATTCTTAAACCAAAATATGGTTTAATAAATTCAGGTTCTTCCTCAGGATTAGACATGAATATTTCTTCTGGTTTAGGGTGGAATCGTCTGAAATTAGATATTACCTGGTCCATTAATTCCATTGCTTTTTCTTCACCACAATATTTTGACAATTGACCTCCAATTGCTGTGTGGTAAGTTAATTTACCATCAGACCAACCGCCAGCACCTAACATACCTGTCATTACTTCTTCAGGTCTACGGTGATGTGGGTCATTACCTTTGTCAATAATAGTAATTAAATTACCAGGGTATCCCTTATCTACAAGTTTAGTTGCCGCGTTGATACCAGCTACGCCGGCTCCTACAATTACAATTCTTTTATCCATATCGGTTTATTGTTTAATTTATTCCAAGTTAAATTTTTAATTTTTACTTTATCTTCAATATAATAAGTTTTATATGCTTTGATAGTATCTTCGTTTTTATATTCCTCAGGCATTGCTTGTGGTGGTGGTGTAAATCCATTATCAGGAATATTTGGTTCATTATCACGACACCATTCAATTACATCTTGTGTTTTGTGATGTTTACCATAACGTTTAGTAAATTCATAACATACTTCAAGACCATGTTGTACAAGCCAACGATAATGTTGAATTGATTCACGTACCCATTTAGTTGATGGGTGATTAAAATGAGCACGTTTATAAGGTGCTTCACCACCAACAGCCCAATGAGTAGTACATAACATTTGTGCTGATTCAATTTGCATTTTGCGAATGTGGTCATCACAAAGTTCTTGTGCAGCAATTATTGGATTGTCATTAATGTAAAATATATTCATAATTTTAAATATATTAATTTTTATTCGGTTTCCAAATTAAAGAAGCCCACCATTATGGTGGGCCACTACTCCAAATTATTTTATCTCTTGCGAGCGAACAGGCAATGAATCTGTTCTATATGTTATTATTCCCAATCTTTTTTTAATTCTTCCATCAATTCAACAGCACGTTTTTGAGCTCCATAGAATGAATTATATTCTCCTTCACTAATAAAATCACCAAAGGCATAATTCCCCATTACATTAAACTTGCCATTTATTTTTTTAAAAATATAAATAACATCTGAGTGGGTTTTATCCCACCCTTCCATAGGAGCTTCGTATGCTTCTATAAGTTCTCCATATGGATCATATGGGTCATATCCAAATTCTTCAGCATCTTCATCATAATTATTTTCATTATATTCATCTATACTACTTTTATCCCATTTAGACCACCCATCAGGAGTTTTTATTGGGCTAGCAGGGACCACACGTGCTTCATCTAGATTATTTTTAAATGGAAATCCATCTGGTTTAGATGTTAGCCAATAACTCATTTCTTGTCTAGCCCAATCTTCTACTTCTTGATCTGTAACCTTTGCTGCATCCTCAAATCTGTTAAATCCATCAAAGAAATAAGTAGAGGATTCATCATATCCTTCTGAGTCATCCATAAATGAATCAACAGATTCAATTTCTTCAGGATCAATTACTGATTTAAGGTAATTAGCAATAGCTTCAGAGTTTATTTCTAGGTTTTTACTTCCATTTTTATTATAACTTAATGTAATATATTTAGGTTTCATTCCAACAGGCATAACACGTGCTTCACTTATTTCATCTAATTTTATATCAGTAAATCTAGTAACATAATCTACAAACTCTTCAGTACAATCTTCACCATCAACATATATTTTTTTATATTTTTTATAGTAGTCTACCAATATATCACCTTCTCCTACAGTTACTGTGTTAACTACTAAACTTTCATTAGAAAACTTAGGGGTATTTATTTCATCTTTAGACATTATATCAAAACTATGAAAAAATTCAGGATCAACATCATAATAATCTTGAAGTTTTTTTACTAAATCTGCTCGTTTAAGTGATGCCATTGGAGCTGGGACTATACGTGCTTCAAGTAGATTTTTTTGCAATTCTCTTTGTGCATAATCTACAAATTCATTACTGGCAAAATAAGATTCAGAATCAGGAAATGAATCTGTGCCATAATATTCATTCTCTAATTTGTAATATATTAAATCTTCTATATCTTTATATGAAAATTGTCCTTTGCTATCAACATATTCATTTTCATAATCACTACCATAGTACTTAGACACTAATTTTCTTATATCACCAATATCAATAGAATCTAAGTAAGATCTCCAAAATAATCTAGCTAAATATAATTGTACTTCTTTATTATCTTCGACAAATTCAAGTAGTTCCTTATCAGTTAATAAACTAACATTAGCTCTAGTAACAATATCCGATTCACCTCCTCTTACAATTTCTGCGTTGGTTTCTATCATTTTAGATTTGATATACTTTTCAACTAAAGGACCCAATACTCTATCCTCAAACATTGCTTCAACTACTCCCATATTATTTCGATAATAATTGTTATCGGAAATAATATTAGCTATTGCCTTAGATATTATAGAATTAATCTGGTTGAAATGATCAGGACTTCCTCCGGAAAATGAAATACCTTTAGGTACAATACGTGCTTCTTTTAATATATCGTATAATTTTTTCATTCCTATCTTACAATATATTCTTGACCACCTACTTTAGCTGAGAGTATACTGCGTAGATCAATCATTCTATAACCGTTTTTTTGTGCATCAAATACAGGTAGTAGGTCTTTAGAAGCAGCATCATAAGGTAAATCACCACCTTTTAGATGTCGTCTAACACCTAAACGACCGTTTAGTGTTCTTGTAGAGCCATCAGTTCTTTTAACAAATGTTACAGTAAAAAATTCACCTTTACCTGAATTGCGAGGGTCTGTGGCTTTAATTTTATCAATTAATTCTTCACGACTAATAGGAACTGCTTGTTCTTTAATAAGTCTTTTTACTTCAGTAAGAAGTTGTTGTTTAAATTGGCTAAGTTTCATACTAATATTAATTAAACAGGAATATAAAGCATCATATCACCATTACCATATTCTATAATTTCTAAATCATATCCGGCAACAGTAAGTTGTTTTTTTAATTCATATACATCGTCTACAACCCAATCGTCAAATTCACCAGGATCATAATCATCTCTTTGAAGTTCACATGAAAGTTTAGAGGTTCCTGGGTCCATAGAAAAATGAAATCCTTGAGGAGTAGCATAAATAGTACCACCCCATTCATCAGTAGTAAATTCAGGGCCTATTGCTTCCCATTCTTCTGCAGATATTGAACCCTTAAGAGGGCGTTTCATCCTTTGAGGCACAATTCTAGCTTCGGTAATACCTGCTAGTTTTTGCAAACGTTGAGCTTCTGTAATATACTGCTTCATGGATATAAATATCACTCAGCAACACTGTCCTCGTACGTTTTATTTGAAACTGTGTGGTATTTATGGCAACTGTTGCATTGTAGTTGAATTCTTGCAAGTCCAGTTGCTGTGTAACGTCTTTGTGAGAATCTTAAATCGGTTGAACCACATTCAGGGCATGAGCATTTATCACCATTTAATAAAGCTCCGTAATGTGTTTTATGTGGAATATAATTAGAAAGTTCTTGATATACCTTTTCAAGTATTGCAACATCATTTTTGCAATACTCTATCATTTTCTTTAAAGCAGTCTTATCGTTTTTTAATACGATATCTTTCCATAAATCAAATCCAGTTTCTGTTTTGCCGCCAACGCCTAAATAATTAGCAATATAATCTAAACGATTACTATTAAATTTAAATTTAGAACGTGCTTGTTTTAATGTGTCTATTGTAGTATAACTAGGGAATGTAGGTATTCTGTGGAATAAACAGCGTGTTCTAATCCAAGGTAAATCAAATCTATCACCATTGTGTCCTACCATTTCATGAGCTTCATTAGCAATGCTCATAAATGTTTCTAGCATTGCTTTATCATCTTGGTTTTCGTCCCAATTTAAAGAATATACTTTATTTTCACCTTCCCATTTGTAGCAAATGCAGATGATAGCTCTTTCTTTAATAATATTACTATACGGTACGCTTAGTTTATATCCAGACTGCCAGAAAAAACCAATATTAGGGCTAGTTTCTATGTCAAAAAATAGCCTTTTCTTTTTAATTTTACTCATAATGAGATTGTTTAACAATAACTATACGAACAATATTTTGGTTACCCAAATTTATTTTAGACTAATTTAACGTCGTCACTTCTATCTAATATAATAAAATCTTTAACTCCGTTTTGATTTTCTAAATTTATTTGAATGTCATTACCATAAACAGTAATGCTTTTAACTTCTACAATATCTTTTTCGTTTAATTTCCCCATTGGTGTTCCAAGAATATACTTAACCCCTACTTTAAGACTAGAGGCTTTTATTTCACTTGCTTTAAAATTCATATTCCTTTTTATTGGATAAATTTACGCTGAAGGGCTTGGTTCCTCTTCAGGAGGAGCTGGTGGTTCACCTAATGGTTCTCCTTTAGCTGGGGTTAAATTTTGTTGGGCTAAGTCTTCAGGAGATAGATTAGCGTTTATAGGTCCATATTGCAATAGATTAGATAATGCTTTAGTAGCTCTTTCACGCTCTTTAAGCACTAGCATATCGTATCTTTTTCCTAATATTTTTGCAATAAAATCTTCAGTATTCCATATCATATTAAAAAATTGTCCATTAGGGAGAACAATTTTAAATGTAGTAGGTTTAGGAGCTACCCATTGAATATCATCAATGAATATTCTGTATTGCATTGATAGTAATTTTTCTAATGCTTGGCGTAATTCAGGAAATTTAGCTAATATCACGTTCATAGGAGAATTAGGATCACCTTGATAAGCATCTTCACGTTGCTTTCCCATTATTTGGCGTATTCTGCCTCTAATATATCCTTCTAAATCTTCTCTTGAATTAAATTCCATAATTATTTCTTTTTAGCTATTTGTGCTTTAATAGCAATATCTCTTCCTATTTTCCAATCTTCACCATCTACATCACCATCGCCGTCTTGATCTTTACCTTTCTTTTCAACTACTGTAGGCATTGGGATATTATCGTTTTTAGAAATTTTTTCGTATTTTGATATTTCTGTTTCAGCATCTTCCCAATCTCCGTAATTAATATTTTTTAAAATCTGTAAATATTTTTCTTTGGTTTCTATTTTATCTTTAACATTTCTTAATCGTCTGCTTAATTTAAAAATAGTAGGAACATCATATTCTTCTTCATCTTGCCATCTATTTTCATTTAATTCATGAAATCCTTGAGCAGCTTGTTCAATATAATTTTCTGCTTTAGCAATGTGATCTTGAATCCATCCTGGGATATTGCGTTCTTGGTTGCCTAATTTTTGTTTTAATTCAAGAACTGATTTTGCAATAGCTTCTAAACTAGATATGGCCATTGATACTTCATGATCTTCACCTTCTTTTAATTTTTTGGCTCTACTAGTAGCAATAGCGTACATGTCAGATTCATCGCCTTTAAAGGATTTTTTCATTCCTTTAACGATTTGTTCTTTTTTGCGTTCTTCAGCGCCAGTAAGAGCTCTTTCTTTTACTACGCGGCGAATCATTTCTTGTAGTTCTGTGTATTTCATGGTAATAAATATTAGTCTAGATCTTCTAATCCAGTGTCATCTTTTTTAAGATCTGTTTCAATATCGCGCATTGTGTCCGCGGCCCATTTCTTTTGAGACGATGTTAACTCATCATTAACCGCATTTTCAATAAATGATAAAAACTCATCCTCTTCTAATTTGTATACTTCAGTAAAAAATAATTCACGAACACGAGCATCGTCTATATTGCTTTCATTATATAATTTAGAAAGGGCATCATATATAAATTTACCAAAACGTAAATCATTAGGTTCATTTGATAATGCATCTACAGCGCCAATAATAGCTTTATTTTTTTCTGCATCCATTCCAAATCCTTGTGTTCCAACAATTTCATACAATCCTTTTACAATTTCATGTACTAACATTGGAAAGCAAATTGCTTTAGCTTTAATTACAAATTGATCGTTTTCCTCATCATATACCATATCACTTTCACCACCTTGCATTTTTTGATCTTGTGCAAGTCTTGATAACAGCAAAGCAATTGCATTTTCATCATCATAAATACCAAATGCTAGTTTTAATACATCTGAATATTTGTTTACTAATTCGGGGTTAAGTTGATCAAGGTATTCTCTAAATAGCATAAAACCAAAAGAACCTCTAATAGAGGCACCTTGAGTAATACCGTTAATAATGCGACGTTTTGCCTTTAATTTTTCAGGATCGTCTTGGCCAAAATCAGGAGAACTTACTTCTTCTTCACTATTAGCATTAACGGGTGTTTTAATTTTTAAAGAGCTCATAGGAACTATTTCAGCATCAATTTTGATGTTTGCATAGTCAATGATTGGATAAGCATCAGTTACCATTTGGGCAGCTACCATTTCTAGTTCATCACGATATCCATCTTCAGCTTGGATAATTTCATCTAACAAACCTTGAGTTTTTATCATGGTTTGTTTTAAAGTTTTATTACCAAGCATTTGGCGTAATTCTTCACCTGATTTGCCTTTCAAGACAGCCATTGTTTTAGGTGAAAATATATCTTTGTAGTCTACTTCTAATAATTTTTTCATTATTATTTAGATTTTTTACTTCTAAAACGTTTTACAATATCATCTACTATTTTTTTCTCATTTTCATTCATTTTACCCTTAGCTTTTGGGTTAGGATTAGCACCTGGTTTAGGTTCAAATGGACGACGAGGTTTTGGTTTACCTGGTGATTTTACTGGTGGTTCTTTTACTCCAGGTTTTGTAGCTGGTTTGCTTGGAGCTGTAGCAGGTTGGTTTTCTTTTATAGCTTTTTTAAGTTCTTCCTTAATAAGAGCTCTTAGTTCGTTTAACTTCATTTTGTTTCTTTTTTTCTGTTATATATTCATTAAATAGTTGTTTAAATTCATCTAAATGTTGAGGATTACGTCCAAAATATTCTCTTACAATATAATGACGAATTTCTGCCAAATTACGTTGTTGTAATACTTGAAGTAATGCCCTTGGTGAACTTAATTGATAAGCAGTACTATCAGTAACAAGATAATGAATATTACCAGGTTGTGCTACTATAGATGCTACTTGTGTATTGTTTGCTAGTCTTATAATGTATATATCACTAGGTCCAAATTCATAAACGGTTGTTACTCGTCCTGCATTTCCTAACATGTTATTACGAGCAGAAGCACCTCTATTACCTACTACAGGTACTTGTCTTCCATTTACTCTAAATTTTCTAGCCGCATTACGAGATATGGCATTAAATCCTTGAGTTAAATTATATTGATTTGCTACATTAGATAAAGATAAATCGCCTTCAGCTGCTGGTTGTGCCTGTTGTTGTGGGCGAGGGGTATTTGGTACTCCTGCTGGTCTACCTCTTCTGCGTATATTAGCGTTGTCAGCAGCCGGAGCATTTGCATCAGGAGCAGCGGCTGGTTGGCCACCTAATAATTGTCTTGCTACTGCTGAAGGTATATTTGCTTTAATTAATTTGCCAGTATCAGATACTTTACGGCTATTTCTTGGATCAGCTCTATTAATAAGTAAAGCAGTTTCACCATTCATAACTGGTTTAAAATTACCATCATTATTAACAGGAGGGTTATTAGCTATAAATGCTTTTTTAGAATCACCACCCATTCCAGTATAATTTAACATCCTTAATAAAACATCATCAGAATATGATTGATTTGTTGCTCTTAAATAATTAAAATAAGAGATCCATTCTTCAGGTCCTAATTGATCATTCAAATCTGCTCTTCTCCAATCATTTTCATCATATCCATAATCTAAAAGTGTTGAATATACTTCAGGATTGATAGTAGAAGGCATTGCAAAAAATGGAAATCTACCATTTGATGATAATATTACTGATGGTGTGTTTCTTACTGTTATTAGTCTTTGGTTATAAGGAATAGCATTAACAATACTGGTTAGGCCTTCTTTATCTACTGTAGGTGGTATGTTTTGTCCAAATAAATTAATAATATTTTGTTGAAAAGCCTCGTTATCTCTAGAGTCATTAAACATTTGTTGAACTTCTTCACTATTAAATGGTATTTTTCTTATATTACCATTTTCTAATATTTCGTATGAAGCAAATGTATTCGAATCTAATATTATTTCTTTACCATTTATATTTTTAACTATAATAGCTGAGTTAGGATCATTTTTAGCTTTATTTAATACTCTTGTAACTACTTCTTTATCAATTACATCATCCTCAGATAATTTAACTAAAACAGGTAAAGGAATTTTATCTAATTCTGGGTAATCCAGTAGATATTTTGATGTGCGTTTATTTAATTTAATGTTAGGATATATATCTTCTTCTCGGTATAAATCAATTTTAGGTTTATCCCCCAATGTTAATTTAACAATTGTAGATTTATCTTTAGTAAGATATATACGTTCATTATTGTCTAAGTCCCATTTATTTATTTTAGTTAATATTTTTTTAACACCAAAAGGAAATTCTAAATCTCTTAAATATGATAAATCTACTTCATTTCTCATATTAGTCGTAATAGACGTCCTGTCTCCATCAGAAAATTTATCTAAATTTGCTAATAAAATTTCATCTTGTATTACTCCTGGTGTTTTTGCTACTAAAGTAGCTATTTCAGGGTATCGAGAAATATATTTTTCTAAAAAAGTATTATTAGTTATATCTGAAAATATATTTTGTCTGATATTCTCCCATGCTCGGGCATTAATATATAATCGTTTAGTTGCAAAAGGCTCTTTTGCCCATTCTTGAAAACTTAAAGGTTTAGATTTAAAAACTTTTGCTCCTTTTTCTGCCCCTGATAGTGGGATATATTTTAGAGTATTTTTAAGATTTGGAATATCTCTTAACCAGGGAACTTGTTGAAGTAATCCATCCCAATTAAAAGGACCTTCTACTTGAGGGCTGTTTGCTCTATTAGTAAATTTATAATTACCATCTTGCAATACCTGGATAGCTACAAAACTTAATATGTCACTATCAGATAAATTATTATTTTTAGCTAAATAAAATGTTGGATAACCATATGAACTTCCATATCTGTATCTTCCCCACCAATCACCTCCAGGTTGGGTAATACACCATTTAAGTCCTCCGGGCATTTGTTGAGAAGCTCCATACACAATACAATTACCTTGTTTAGCTCCATTCCAAATAGTAATACCATTATCTTGATATACTACATCAGGTGTTCTATCTTCATCTTCTTCTTCTCTTTCATCTTCAAATCGAGAAGTACGTACAAGTTTTATTAATTCACCAACAGTATATTTGTCTAGATCTTTTTCTTTAATCTTAGGTGAATTTTTAATAGTATCAAAACGCTTAATAAATTGTCTTAATTCATCTTCAGTAACTCTAACGTTAAAATCTTCAGCTTCTTCGCTAAATTTTTTAATAAATCGGTTTATAGTACCTTCACTGTATTCTTCATTCAGTTCATTTACCCAATTATGTACAACGTGTAATATAAATCTATTTATAGGAGTCATTTCTAATATAATCTATATATAAATATTTTAATATTT